TTATTGGAAATGTCAATAAATTTCCATTTGTCATTTGTGCGCTATCTGCACCGGCAGTAAATTGACCACGAAGATGTCCCAGTACAGCATAAGGGAAGTTGTTGCCAGTTGTTATGCTTGAACTTTGACTGGAATAACTGCTGGTGCCTGCATAGTTGGCCGCTGCCACTCTGAACACATATGATGTCTTTATGGCTAGATCAAAAAGTTCTATTTTTCCTGCTGATATGGGCTTGCTCACAGATGTCCAGGTAGAACCACCATTGGTCGAAAACTGCGCCAAATAATTTGTTATTGGTCCACTGGGTGCGGTGAAATCTAAAGAAACATATTTGCTCCCTGAAAGCCCCAAAATAGACGGAACAACATTTGATGGAGCCGAAGGGGCTGTAAAGTCTGCTGAATTTATAGAGTTTACAGCAACATTCAAATAAGCGGCGCCAATGTCGCATCTTGGTTTTAACCCCTGAGCCAAATAGTTGACATAAGCCGCCCCCACATGATATTCGTTCCTAGATATATTTAAATTAGAGTCGGGCCACTTATTGTTATTTATATGGTTGTTGATCTCGTTCAGGTTCCACAAGCCATCTAGGTTGGTGGTTCGTGTTGGGTCTTTTGGATAAACAAAATTTTTGCCTGCTCTGTTCATTAGCTGATCCTCTCATAGCTAACAAACCCGCTCAGATCACCAGCGGCACTTGCTGTTAGTCTTATGCTTTGACCTTCTGTTATGTACACTGGCGAGCCTGCCGTTATAATATTGATCGACCCACCAGCGCCAACAACGGTGTTTTTTACCAAGTATGATAATACGCTGGTGCCGTTGTGCAGATCGGCAGTTATATTGGCGCTGTTCGTTCCATCAATATTGCTCACGTAAAGACTATTTATTTTCAGCACTTGATTGCTATTACAAGTCACTATAGCCCCAGCACTTGTAGAGATGTCGGCGATGCTGGCATTTTCGCCCAATACCGTTGTGAGACTTTTAAGATTAACATTAGCCATAATTTTCTCCTTTATGTGTAATAATATAGTCCATAAATGCTATTGTTTATTGATCCTATGTAGTTTAAATTCATCACATTGTATGCGTATCCAACACTGATCGGTGTTATTGCTCCGGTTTGAGTTGAGTAAGAACCGATTCCGGCAAAGTTAACGGCGGCCACCCTAAAAACATAACTCGTTCCAGTCGTCAGGTCCGTAACCGTTGCGGAAGTCGTTGTAGAGACGCCATCAGAGAAAGTGATCCATGTTGCGCCGCCGTCAGAGCTGTACTGTACGACATAGTCCGTTATTGCGCTTCCGCCGTTGTCGCTCGGTGCAGACCAAGACAATGATATCTGTGCGTTTCCGCTGACGCCGGCCACTTCCGTGGGCGCCTTTGGTGTCAAGATGGTTTTTTTCAGGAATGAAAATCTTGCTGAAAGCATAGGTCAACTGAAATTCTGGGAGGCCGCGCCATACCAATAAGTCCCGTCAGACACGAACGTCAAGATATCGATCTTGCCCGCGCCTGTCGTGATCGTGGGTGCCGTTCCGCCAGCCCATTTGACGCTGGTGAATGTCGCCGTGAACGAACCGTTTTGCGTCAAGAACAAGGTGAGCGACGCACCAGCCGACGCGCTGGGCATGGCGAATGTGCAACTGGCAGACAGCGTGACGGTTTGAACTGAACCACTGGAGAGCGACAGCGTGAGAGCAGACCCGCTGTTGCCGACGCTCACTGCTTTCTCGACAATAACCGGCAATCGCGCAATGTTTAACGTGCCGCTGCTAATGTTCGACGCGTTGGTCGTATCAGTTGTGGCGCTGGTCGCCAGACCGCTGACCGCACCCGCTGATATTGCAATGGCCGTCGTGCCTGCGGAAGTCACCCTGCCGTCCGACCCGACAGTGAACGTGGCGACAGACGAGGCCGAGCCGTAGGAGGCGGCAGTAACGCCCGACGCGGCAATCGACGGATTCGGGTACGTCCCGGCGAGCGAGCCGCCAGCCGAGCCGGTCGGGGTCCGCGAGTCCGAGAGCCGCGAATCATTGCCCTGACAAAATGTGTTTGCAGTTGTACCGAACGCGCCGGTTGTAAGCACACCAGAAGTGGTCGTAATGACTGGGAGATTTGCGGTACTCCCAATAGCGCCGGCATTGGTAATGTTGCCGTGCGTGTGCGACGATGCCGCTCCAGCAGTTGTTTGAGTTGTGTTGTCCGAAAATGTTATGCCAGCATTAGAATCTACTATTTTTAGCGAATTAACATAGGTTTTGTTTGGCGAGTTAGCCGTGATGCCGGAGCCGATAATGTGGGCGTTAGATTGATTGTTGGTGTTGTTGTTGTGGCCGCCAAGGACTGAAGAGTAGTCGCCGCTCGCGGTGTTGAGCCTGCCGCCGCCGACGGTGCTGCGGTTGCCGCTGGCGGTATTAACTTTGCCGCCGCCTACGGTGCTGATGTATGCACTTGCGGTGTTGCCCACGCCGCCGCCGACAAAACTCCCGTACCCGCTTGCGGTGTTGTTGAAGCCGCCGCCGATAGTGCTGTAGTCGCCGCTCGCGGTGTTGACCCTGCCTCCGGCGACGGTGGCACAGCCGTAGTAGCCGCTAGCGGTGTTGCCGCGGCCGCCGCCTACGGTGGAGTCGCCGTAGCCTGCGCCCACGCCGACGGTGGCGGTGTTGTACCTTCCGCCGCCTACGGTGCCGTAGTTGCCACTGACGGTGTTGTTTCGGCCGCCGCCGACGGTGCTGCGGTCGCCGCTGGCGGTGTTCTGCTCGCCGCCGACGACGGTGCAACTTATGCCGCTGGCGGTGTTTTCAAAGCCGCCGCCGATGATAGACGTGTGATTACTGACAGTGTTGCCATAGCCTCCGCTGATAACACTGCTTCCACAACCATCGGCCACAGTGTTGTTAAAACCACCTCCGATAAACGCACCAACACCGTTTGCACTGTTATGCGAACCACCGCCGACGGTGCTGTAGGTGTTGCTGGCGCTGTTGCTTCTGCCGCCGGATACGGTGCTGTAGTTGCCGCCGGCGGTGTTGCTTAAGCCGCCGCCGATGATGGCAGCAGAGCCGCTGGCTCCGTTAGTAAAACCACCGCCGACAAATGCACCAAACCCGCTTGCGGTGTTGCCTTGGCCGCCAGCGACAGTACTGCCAAACAGCCCGCTTGCCGTATTATGCTGGCCGCCGCCAACCGTACCAAAGTCCGTATTAGCGGTGTTCTGCTCGCCTCCGCTAATGGTGCTGTAGTTGTTGCTGGCGGTGTTTTGTTTGCCGCCGCTAATGGTGCTGTAGTTGTTGCTGGCGTTGTTGCCAATACCGCCGCCGACGGTGCTGCGGTCGCCGCTGGCGGTGTTGTCTCGCCCGCCGCTGACGGTGCTGAAGTTGCCGTTGGCGGTGTTGAGCCTGCCGCCGCTGACGGTGCTGATGTAGCCGCTGGCGGTGTTGCTATAGCCGCCGCCGACGGTGCTGATGTAATTGCTGGCTGTGTTGTTTCTACCGCCGCCGATGACGCTGCGTTCGCCGCTGGCGGTGTTGTTGAAGCCGCCGCCAACAGTGCTGCGGTTGCCGCTTGCCGTGTTGTTTCTGCCGCCGCCTACGGTGCTGTAGTAGGCGCTGGCGGTGTTGCTCTGTCCGCCGCCGATGGTGCTGCGGGGGCCGCTGGCGGTGTTGAATCTGCCGCCGCCGACAAAACTAAAATCACCGCTGGCGGTGGCTTGGTAGCCGCCGCTGACGGTGCTGACGCCGCCGCTGGCGGTGTTGAATCTGCCGCCGCCGACAAAACTAAAATCACCGCTGGCGGTGGCTTGGTAGCCGCCGCTGACGGTGCTGTTGTAGCCGGCGCTGTTAAAAATGCCGCCGCCGATGGTGCCGTAGTCGTTTTGAGCGTGGTTGTTCCAGCCACCGCTGACGGTGCTTCGGGCGCCGCTGGCGGTGTTGAGCACGCCGCCGCTGACGGTGCTGACATAGGCGCTGGCGGTGTTGAGCACGCCTCCGCCGACGGTGCTGGCGTAGCCGCTAGCGTTGTTACGATCGCCGCTGACGGTGCTGTAAGTTCCGCTGGCGGTGTTTTCTCTGCCGCCGCCGACGGTGCTGAGGTCGCCGCTGGCGGTGTTGTTGCCGTTGACAGGTTGGATGCTGTTTGTGCCGGAACCGGTTGTGTACGGGCTAGATCCGCCACCACCGCCGGTGACAGAAGAGTCCAGTGTCGCGTTCTTGAGCGTCTTGCCGCCAAAATTGATTTCGTTTGCCATGTTGTAAAACCCCGTTCCGAGAATGCCGTATCATTTTTGGGCGGGTTCGAGCCCTCTCTTCTAGACTCGCCCGCCGATGACGCCAGCGTCGCCGATATATAGAAACTTCGGCAGTATTTAAAAAGAAACTGGGCGGGGGTGCCATTCCCTTGAATCGGCGGACACGGTCGCCCGCACTGCTGGACTATCTCTTCCGAGCGGAGGAGCTGTACTTCCTCCATATCTCAAGGTCGAACTCGGCAACGGACTTGCCGGAGCGGTCGGCCATCTGCAGGAAAATCTCCTCGAGCTCAAGGTACCTCCTGCCGGACGGGGTGGACTTGGGCACCTCCACACCGTTGGCCCTCATGTGCTTGAGGATGTGCGTGTCGAGGCCGGCGTGCCTGACGCCCCGGCGACTGTGCATGAGGAAGCACCTGGCGGTCTTGGGGCCGATTCCCCTCACGGCCTCCAGGTCGGAGACGGCGCATCGCCGCAGATCGATCCCGCTCGAGGCCAACTCCAGCATGCAACGGGACTTGTTGTTGTAGCACCCTATCCCGTGGGAGCGGAGGGCCTCCGCGAGGCCGGAGCCGAAGCAGAGGACCATAGAGAACGGCGATTCGACCCCGAACCTGCGGCCGCCTTCCTCGAGCAGCCGACAGAGGTTGGCGGCGGCGATCTGCGCCTTCTTGCCGGCCGCACACACCCAGAACAGGAGGACGAGTTCCAGGCCGTCGTCGGATAGACTGAAGTCCGTTATGTTGTCGGGGTCTACCAGATATCTCATGAGAATGGGCCGGAACCTCAGGACTGGCCGCGGACGATATCGCCCACGCGGTCGTCCCTGCTCCTGAGCACGATGTCCGTGTTCAGCTTGTCCATCTCCTTGCGGACCATGTGGCCGCGGCTCATGGCGTTCTCGTGCGCCTTGTCCCAGGCCTTGAGGTGCTGCTTCAGGAGCGTCACCTTGTGCTTGGCCCCTATGATCTCCTTCTTGGCCTCGCACACGTTGGAGTCCTTCTTGGCGTTGGCCTCGGCGAGCTTGTCGGTGCATCCACCCTCCTTGCTCCTCTCGTAAGCCGCGGAGAAGAGGACGTCGTACTCGTACTCCTTGTAGGCGAGTATGGCCTCGGCCTCGGCGAGCTTCTGGCTGAAGTAGTCGTACCAGAGGGCGAGGTTCTCCATGAAGGCGTTGAGGCTTGTCTCGTTGAACGAGAGCCTGGAGTTGTCCAGCACCACCTCCTGTCCGCCGATCTTTATCACGGTCTGGGCGTGCGGGGACAGGCGGTCGATGTCCGCCTTCGGTATGAGATCGGAAACTTCCATATCAGCTGTTCTCCTCGAGTGGCGGACGCTCGTCGGGCTGGTCGGGATCCTCGTACCCCGATTCGGACGAGAAGCCCTTGATCTTGCCCTTGCCCACTATGGTCTTGACCTGGTTGTCCATGTCGGCCGCGCGTTCGGTCTTCTTGAAAGAGTATTCCTTCCAGATTTCGTTGTACCTGCTCTCGCTGATCTGCCTGATCTGGAGGGTCTTCTTGTCGAACTGGGCGTGGCAGGTGAAGCGGCTCCTGCCGTGGCGGTGCTTGATGACGAATATCCTGGCTATGCCTGCCTCCTTCTCGGCCTGCATCTGGTTTATGCTCCAGCATCCGTCCAGGGGCCTGATCTGGCCGTAGGAGTCCGCGAGGTTCGTGTCGTCGATGACGCCGTCGCCGAGGGCGGAGTCCTTCTTCTGGGCTTCCCTCGCGTCCTTGTTGGGCTGCATCGCCGTGAATATGCAGATGCCCTCCTCGGTGGCGAGACCCCTGAGGTCCCTCACGATCCTGTAGCGCGACTCCCATGTGGGCATGCCGGGCAGGTCCTTCATCTCGCCGATGTAGTCGATGACCAGCAGGTCGGGGACGAAGCCCACCATCTGGAGCTGCTGCATGTAGGCCCGCAGGGAGGCGACGCTCATGGAGCCGGCGGGGAACTGCTTTATCACCAGCATCCGCTTGTCCTCCTGCTCCTTGTTGAACTCGTCGAACGCGGTTTTGACCTTGTCCTTCATCTCCTGGAGCTGGTTGATGTCGACGTCGGCGAGCTGGGCGTCGAACCTCTCCGCGATCGCGTCCTCACCCATCTCCAGCGAGATATACAAGACCTTCTTCCCGAGCTGGACGACGTTCTTTAGGGCGGCCCCGACGAGCGCGAGGCTCTTGCCGCTGCCGCTTAGGCCTATCCACGAGTATATCTCGCCCCTGTGGCACCCCCCGCCGAGCAGGGCGTCGTCGATCATCTCGAACCCGCTCGTGAATATCTCCCTCGACTCCTCCTCCTTCGCCATCCTGGCGTACCGCTCCTCGAAGGTCTCGAAGTAGTTCAGTCCCTCCTCGAAGTTGCGTTCGACGATCAGGGCCTTCTGCAGCTCCTCGCGGATGCCGTTCCAGGTCTCCTCGCTCTCGGGGGCCCTCTTGACCATGGCTATCGACTTGTCGAACGCCAGCTTGAGGCTCATCAGCTTCGCGAAGTTCACGATCTTGTCGAGCAGGGACTCCCTCGTCTCCAGTCCCGGAACGAACTTCTTGTAGATTATCTCCGTCTCCGCCAGGTACTGGAGTCGCACCCCCTCGTCCCTGTTCGCGGTCTTCTGCTTGACCTCCTGAACCACCAGTATCTTCGGCGGGACGGACTTGTAGGCGTCGACGTAATCGAAGAGGATCCCGCAGAGAGCCTGGTGCCGCTCGTCCGAGAAATACGACGGACTCATCAGGTCGCGGCACTGGTTCACGAACCAGCGGTCGTTCAGGAGGAGGCCGAGTATCAGCCTCTGGAAGTCCTCGTCCCAAAGGTACCGCTCGTCCTTCCTCGCGTCGGGGTTGGTCAGCCCCTCGAGCTCCGCGGCCTCGGCCGCGGTGAGTCCCGCGTTTTCTTCCTGCGTGCCGTCGTTCAATTGGCTCCCCGTTCGAAAACAGTGTTGTGGGTCCTGTTCACCCTCACGAACTTGCAGCACCTGCTCAGGTCCTTGAGGTTCTCCGTGCCGACATATGTGCACGTGCTCCGAAGGCCCCCGAGTATCTCCTGCACAGTGTGCTCCACCGGGCCCCTGTACGGCACCTTCACGCTCCTGCCCTCGGAAGCCCTGTAGGGCGCCACTCCGCCGTTGAACCTGTCCATCGCCTCGCGGCTGCTCATTCCGTAGAAACTCATGGCCACCCTGCTCCCCTCCGCGTCGAGCTCCCACTCGGACTCGCACTCGTCGTGCCCGGCCAGCATGCCGCCGAGCATGACGAAGTCGGCGCCCGCGGCGAACGCCTTGGCGACGCATCCCGGCGTAGTACAGCCGCCGTCGGCCACGATGTGTCCCTTCAGCCCGTGGGCGGCGTCAGCGCACTCTATCGTGGCCGACAGCTGAGGATATCCCACGCCGGCCACGACTCGGGTGGTACACGCGGAGCCGGGACCTATGCCTATCTTAACTATGTCCACGCCCCCGGAGAGCAGGAGTTCCTGTACCATCTCGGGGGTGCAGACGTTCCCCGCCATGATCGCCGACCCCGGGCACATCTCCCTCAGGACCCGGCACCTCTCGACGAAGAAGCGAGTGTAGCCGTTCGCGACGTCGAGGCACAGGAACTTGGGAGGGCCGCCGAAGAGGGAACAGAAGGAGCGGAGCCTTTCGAAGTCTTCGTCCTTTATGCCCAGCGTGTAGAACGCCGGGGTTCTGGAGAAGAATTCGACCAGTCCGCCGAGTTCGTAGTGCTTGTGAATGCAGGCCATCATGCCATGCCCGTACAGGGCCTCCGCCATGGCGAAGGTCCCGACGGTGTTCATGTTGGCGGCAAGTATTGGGACGCCCTCCCACTCCAAATGGGAATTGAGGAAGCGATACCTCCTCACGAGGTTCACGTTGCTTCGGCTGGGCGATTCGGAGCGCTTCGGGCAGATGAGAACATCGGCGTAATCGAGCTTGACCTCGGACTCTATCCTCACTTCTTGGCTCCTTGAGGCACAAATTTAACACCCCGCGAACTTTTAGTCAATGCTTTCGCTAGAATAACACGTGCCAAGGAAGAAGAAACTGGTCGACAAGGCCGCCAAGAAGAAGTCGGACGGCAGGTGCAAGTTCTGCGGGGAGGACAACTACTGCGTCCTCGACGTCCACAGGATCATGCCGGGCGAGAAGGGGGGCGAGTACGTGCCGCTCAACGTGGTCACCTGCTGTGCCAACTGCCACCGCAAGGTCCACGAGGGAAAGATCGGCGTCGACAGGATGTACTACTCGACCATGGGCTGGGTTCTCCACTGGTTCGACGAGTCCGGGACGGAGCACTGGGATTGAGTCAGTCCTTGCCGCCGAGGTAGTCGTACTCGGAAAGCGAGACCATTCCCGTCCTGATGCTCTTCTCCCTCGTGATCTTCTTCCCGAGCGACTTCTGCGCGTTCCAGGTGATCGCCTTGCAATAGGTGATGAACTTGGCGTCCATGCGGAGGGCGGCGCGCCTGTCCGGCCTCTGCTTGTTGGGAACCAGCGACCTCACCAACTTCTCGAGCATCTTCTCCTGGTGCGGGCCGAACTTCTGCTTGTTGGCCCCGTGCCGGGTCTTGTTCTTCCACAGCCCCGCGAGCTGTTTCACGACGGACTTGATCACCTCGTCCTTGGCGCTCTTCTTGCAGAGCTCGAGGCAGTCCTCTATGTAGCACTGGCGCTTGTAGTACGACGCCGCGCGCAGCAGGGCTATCCGCATGTCCTGGGCTATGTCCTCCTGGCTGTCGGTGTGGTTGTTCCTCGTGTTCTTCTTGATTAGCTGCCACGCCTGGTACTCGCACAGCTCGCCGAACTTGTCGTTGAGGATGGCGTACTCCTCCTCCGTGACCGGGAACGAATCGTGTATGTGTTTCATTCTTCAACTCCTGTTCTAAGTGGTTTCATGTCGTCCAGGCGGGCGCCGTGGACGCACGAGGTCCTCAGCCCGAGGCCGGGGAACATCGGATCCTCCTCCTCGAGAACCCTCGTGCCGACCTCGAAAACTTCGCCGACCTTGTTCTTGGCGCATACAACGCAGTATCCGTCGTGAACGTGGAAGCACGACCTCGCGAGCCCCGACAAGGAGCCGTGGAGGCGTACGAGCTTCCTGAGACATATCATGCTGGCAGGGGACTGCACGGAGAAGTTGCGTATCTTGTAGAGCTCTCGCTCCTCGAACCGACGCCGCCTCCCGAAGAAGTCCACGGCCATGTTGTCGCCATCGGGCGACTGGGAGGTTACCCAGTCAAAGGCGACAGGAAAGGCATCAACCAGCGTATCTATGATTCTGGAAGCAATTTCTTCCTTGATCCCCGTGCGGGACGCCAGCGACCGCGGGCCCTGGCCGAAAACCACGGGCAGGAACACGTCCTTGCAGGTCTTCCTGTTGCCCTCCGTCGCCTCGGAGCGGATGACCCGCGACCATATGGCCCTGTACGGGTCGTCCCCCGACTCCAATATCGACCCCAGGGCGGGGTCGCCGGAGAGCCACTGGAGGACGTTCACCTCCATGTTCCTGTAGTCGAAGTACACGAAAACCTCGTCGTACCCCGGGGGGCGCAGGTTGGCCTTCTGCTCCGCACCCATGGAATGCGGGTTGTAGTGGCCATCCGTCGGGACGACGGCCTTGAGGCGACCGTTGGCCTGGCCCTCCACCACGTAGGACGGGTACACGCATCGGCGCTTCGAGTTGTCCACCAGGCAGCAGGTCTCCATGTCGGGGAGGACGGAGGACACCAGCGGGAGGTAGACCTCCGTGTAGAAGGGCTTGAACGCGCCCCAGCCCGGGTGCCCGACGAGCCTCTTGAGGAGCCTCACGGCCTCGGGGAACGAAGAGGGAACCTCGCAATCCACGGACAGGTAGGAGGAGATCACGGAAAGGTCGTAAAGGAAACCGCCCATCTCCATGGCCATCTCGGTGCGGGACTTCAGGAACGAGAAGACATCCTTCGCCGACCAGGAGATCAGGAACCTGTCGTTGTCCAGAAAGTGCTGTATGGACGCCGCCAGGTACGAGAGGGAAAGGTTGTCGGAGCAGGGGACCACCGCCCTCCCGCCTCCGAAATGGAAACGGAGCTCGGAGTCGGAGGCCCTCCCGGGATCGAACATGTAGAAATATATGTCATGTCCCCTGAGGCGGGACATCACGTCAGCCACTTCTGCCATCGCCACGATCATAACCGGCGCGTGGCGATATTGAAATGCGTCCGGCCTTGGTGTTCTTGTGGAGCGAGTAGAGGAGACTCCTGTTGATCTCTCCAAGTTCCTTGCCGTAGAAGAGACTCACGGCCTCCCGATACTCCATGCCCTTCCTCTCCGCGAGCCTTCTGATGTGCCTTCTTGTTTTTTTCTTGCTGCTCATTAGAAAATACTTGTGTAAGATTTGACAAACCACCCCTGTTTCACCCTAGAGAAGGGGCCTTCCCTCTGGGTACCCACTTAAAGAAACATAATACCTATTGGCTCATGTCTCCCCAGTCTGGTGTACTTTGAGGTACGCCGACATTCCGATTGCCCGAACCCCTCCACCTGTATTATGGCGATCTTTTGATCTGGTACCCTTTTTCGGACCGTGACCCAGGCCCACGACGCATCGACTAGCGTCGGGTTACACGGCAAAGCACGGATCTCTCCGCGCCAAAAGACCTTTCTACAGGCGACTCAGCCTCCTCCGTCATTGGCTATGCGAGTTTCAACGCAAAGGCTTAGGGACCGGGGAAGTATGATCCCCGTGGCTCCGCGATCTCTCGAACGCGGACTCGAAAATGTTCTCCATTCGAATCTAGTTCAGGTTGAAGTTTTTTGCTTTTCGTTATAGGTTATTGCAGGTTTTCCGCAGACGCAAAACATAACTAGATTCATCCGGAGGGGCAATACCGAAATCATGAGAGAGCTCGAGCCCATCATCGAATACAGCATGGACGCCAACGAGGCCAAGGCCTACAAGATAGCGCTCATGTGGCAGGACGAGTGCCGAAGGGAGATACCGAATGAGCCTTACGCGAGACTGAAGGCGGGATCGGACCCGAGGAGGTGCCTGCTCTTCAAGCACTGCTTCAAGCTGGCGAGGGAGATGAAAGGGATACTGGAGGACTCGGAGATATCCCTGTACATCAGGGCCCAGATACAGATGCTGAAGGCCATCAACGACGGTCTCGTGCACGCCCTGATAGAACCCCACTGCCTCACGGGCGACAAGGCCTGGAGAAGGTGGAAGCTCTGGAAGCACCGATACGAGAAGATGATATCCCGCCCGCGTTCGCCTTCGGACGCGTCCATACGCCCGAGCGACAGGAAGGCGAGGTCGGAGATATCCGCCTCGCTGGCATTCCTCGAAGAGGCCGGATGCACGGACGCCTCCGCCTTCCGCGACAGGGCCGAGGACGTACGCAGGTGGGTCAAGAGCGGCAGGCTGTCAGGATTCTACGCGACGCTCTCGCCTTGGGTGCGGAAATTCGTCGGAGACCCGTCCGAAATGGGCTTCGACCACGGCTACTACAGGGCCGCCGCCACACCGGAGATAGAGAGGTTCTTCAGGGAGTCCTTCCCCCACGAGTTCGACCCCGGGAGGGAACCGTGCCTAGAAGCCTAGTCACAGGCGGGGCCGGGTTCATAGGCTCCAACCTCGTGGACGCGCTCGTCGGGGTCGGACACGACGTGGTCTGCGTCGACAACGAATCCTCCGAGTCCAACGAAAGGTTCCACTGGAACGGGATGGCGGAGAACCACAAGGTGGACATCTGCGACAAGGACTCCATGATGAGGCTCATGGCCGGGGCGGACTACGTCTTCCACCTGGCGGCGGCGGCGAGGATAGGGATAACCATGTCCGACCCCGTGGGAACCTTCAGGACGAACGCTCTCGGCACCGCCACCGTGCTAGAATGCGCCAGGGCAAACGGCGTCAGGAGGCTGGTTTTCTCGTCCACGAGCTCCGTGTACGGCAGGAACCCAGTTCCCAACAGGGAATCCCAGAGGCCCGACCCGCTCAACCCCTATTCGGCGTCGAAGGCCGCAGGCGAGATCGCGTGCAGGATGTACTGGGATGCGTTCGGCCTCCCCACCATCACGCTTCGCTACTTCAACGTCTACGGGCCGAGGGAGCCGCAGAGGGGCATTTACGCCCCGGTCGTGGGGATATTCAGGAGGCAGATTGAATCGGGCGACCACCTGACCGTGGTGGGCGACGGGCTCCAGCGCAGGGACTTCACGCACGTGTACGACGTCGCGAGGGCGAACATAATGGCGGCGGAGGCGGACCTGCCCGAAGGATGCCTGGGCGAGCCCTTCAACATAGGCTCGGGGAAAAACCTCTCGGTGCTGGAGATAGCGGACATGATGTCCGAAAGGCGGGTCCATGTCCCGGCCCGCAAGGGCGAGATGAGGGAGACCCTGGCGGACAACTCCAGGGCCATGGATTCATTCGGCTGGCGGCCCGCGTTCAGGATCGAGGACTACATCCGATCCGCCGTACGCGACTGAAGTTTCGATCTCCTCGCCGTTCATGCACGCCCTTATCCACGGCACGAACAGGCTGATCCTGGTGTGGGCGCACTCGTCGCCGTAGTCGGAGTTGGACTTGCCGTCCACGGCCGAAACGAACGAGTTGATGCCCGCCAGCTTCTGGTCGATGAACATCCCGCCTCCGCTGTCGCCCGGGGCTATCACGAACTCCAGCTCCGTCTTCGCGCCGCTGCCGGTCGAGCACACTAGAACGTGCCTCTCGGCGCGGTCCACCTTGTTCGACCCGGCCCGCTTCCTGCCGTCCGACCTCACCGCGCCGCTTGAGAAAGTGCCGGTCGATCCGTACCCGCATATGCTCGCAACCTTGCCGCTCTCGTCCAAACCCTCGTACAGACCGGGGTAGAAGTCCAGCGCCATGTCGTCCTCGGACTCGCACAGAGCTATGTCGTACCTGCCGAGGTTCTCCTCCTTGAACATTCGGTTCACTATCACCCTCTTCATCGCGTGTTCGGCCCCCCTGACCCGCACGCGCACCCCCGAAGTCTTGCTGACGACGTGGGCGGCCGTGACCACCCATCTCCTGCCTATCACCACCGCGCTGGCGGAGAACTGGTGGGGCTTACCGTCCTGCATGCCGCACTCGCAGTTGCCGTATATCGGGACCACGCACTCGTGGAGCTCGCCGTAGGCCAGGTACCTCTCGTCGGGAACCGAAGGGTCCGTCGTGCCCGCGAAGCAGAGCGAGGAAAGGGCGACAAACAGAAGAAACGACCTGACGATCATGATTCCCTCCCGAAGATGAGTCCTTTGTGCCAACCCCTATCTATGCCGCCGTTGGGACCATTTTTTTCCCGAGGCATCGCGGATCGAGGCGCATAGGCGGTAAATACATCGGATTTCGCAAGAGAAAAACAGCGCAGGAGGCGCGATGAGACTAGGGGCATCAGCAAGGAAGGAGAGGGTTATGGTCGTCATGCCGACCTACCACTCGGCTCTCGAGTGGATAGACAGGGCCGTCACATCCGTGGCGTCGCAGACCTACGAGGACTTCGACTGCATGATCGTGAAGGACGGATGCAGGCACGCCGAAGGGGTCCGTTCCTGCATGGAATGCGAGATATGCAGGGACACGGTCGCGTTCTGCAGGTCGGTATCGGACCCGAGGTTCAGCTTCCACTCGCTGCCGGTGAACTGCGGCGCGGCGGGATGGGGGCCGAGGAACTTCGCCATAATGAACTCCAGGCACGACCTGATCTGCTACCTGGACGACGACAACTGGTACGAACCCGACCACATAGAGAGGCTCTACGAGGCCATCTCCGAAAGGGAGTCCGACATGGCATACACGGGGACCCGCCTGTGGAGCCACGACATGAGGGCGGTCGGCGAGCGCGTCCACCCCGACGCCCCGAAGCAGGGCTACGTGGACACGAGCGAGATAATGCACAGGAGGAGCCTCATAGATAGGCACGGTGGTTGGCGGAAGGTTCCCAAGGGGAACGACTGGGACCTGGTGTCAAGGTGGGACGGCATACGGTGGTCCCACACGAACCGCATCACCCTGAACTTCTATTTGAGGGAAGGATGCGGAATACACAGGACCTGAAGGACTTCATGGAGAGGTGGGCCGACGCCTGCCTCCCCAGCAGGGACATGCTCCTGGAATACCTCCCCATATGCGGCGGACTGCTCTACGAGGACGAGTCCACGGTCAGGGAGGTTTCTTCCCTCCTGCGCAGGAACATGGAGTCGTGGGCCATGTCCAACAGCCCCGCGTACAGGGACATGGGCGAGGGATTTGTCACGCGCGACGAACTTGTCCACACCTCCATGTGGCATGTCGGATCGGCACTGGGCGAATCCGCCAGGATGGCCACCAGCGGCAGCACTACGGGGCGACCCTTCGGCTACCTGCGGTGGGACCCATCGCTTCGCGCGATCGAGGCCGACAACCACTACGACCTCGTCATGGACGAGTTCGGCATGCCGGAGACGCCCCACGTACTGAACATGTTCAACAGCGTCATGTACGAGCCGTCGCTCGACGTGACGGTGCGTACGGACTCCGAAAACTTCATGGACCACCACGGCCTGAAGAGGAGGGCCGTCGTCCACTACGTCAACTTCAAGGCCATGGAGAGGGACAGGAACTCCTACATGAGGCACATACTAGGGTACCTGGGGAGGCGGAGGGTGGACGTCATATTCGCCCCGGGGTCTACCATAAACGCCCTCTGCGATATCATGAGGAAGCACAAGAGAAGGGACAGGCTCTGCTCCCTAGTCAGCAACACCAACGAGAGGCTGCTGCCGTCCGACAGGGAGTTCCTCCTGGAAGGCAGGGCGGACTATGTCTGCGACCACATGCGGTCGTGGGACGGCGGGGCCACCTTCTTCACCTGCCGCCACGGAACCTACCACCTGATGGACAACATCTCCTGGGCGGAGGAGATGGAGGGCAGGCTGGTGTGCACGGACTACTTCAACATCGCCAGCCCCTTCGTCAGGTACTGGAACGGAGACTACTGCCGCATAGCCCCGGAATACGTCAGGTGCGAGTGCGGAAGGCTCTTCCGACCCTTCGAATTCATGGAAAGCAGGCCTTTCTCGCTCAAGGGGCTGTGCATCTTGGACATCAGGAAAAAGATCGAATCGCTGTCCCTTTGCGGCATCAAACGGGTGCTCTGCGGCCTAAATACGATAGACGTCGTGTCTTCGGAAGAAATTTCCGACGAAAACATGAGGGCCATCGAGGCTGTCGCCGGGAATTTCAAGTTCCGATTCTTGGTCGAATAGCCTTCGACCAATATGCACAAAACAAACCCCGAAATACTGTTCAGCCTCACGGACAAGCCTTGCATGTGCCCTGCCGGGAGCAACGATTTTGATTCTTGGCCCGAGTATGTCGGAATTTGTGGCGTGCCGTGTCTTGCCTACGTATGCTATAATAGGGACACCATAGATGCAAAGTGCCTGCCATTCCCAAATATTGGCTTTGGTTTTCCGACGATAGGGGAATGCGAACAATATTGCGGTTTGAGTAAAAGTTCTTCGAGCTCCGGCGGAGGCCCATCCAGCAGCAGCTCCGGAGGAGGCCCATCCAGCAGTTCCGGAGGAGGCCCATCCAGCAGTTCCGGCGGAGGCCCATCCAGCAGTTCCGGCGGAGGCCCATCCAGCAGTTCCGGCGATCGCTGCCCTATCGGCTTCTACGAAGCCGCCACCGATCCGTCGGGATCGCCCATTTGCTGTCCCGATGGATACTGCTACGACGGTTCGTGCAAGCCGCCAGGACAGTGTGGAGGCAGTAGCTCCAGTACGGAGTGCCCCGAAGGCGAGACCTGCGGGGAACCGTACACCAAATGCGAACCAAAGACAGAGGGAAGTGGCTGCGAGGAGCGGGGCTATATAAGAATTTGCCAAAGCGGACAATGCAATGATGTGTTCGCTGGAGTGGTCACATCCGAGTGCGACTGCCCATCCAGCAGCAGCTCGGCACCCTCCAGCAGCAGCTCCAGAGGTGGTAAGTGGTCCTGCGTGACCGCTAACAGGTGCGAGGAGGGGTCGACAGGCCCGTACGACGACGAGACCGCGTGCCTCGATGGTGCCAACCAAGACTGCGGTTGTGTCACGATTTCCTGCCCTCCGGACGAGCCGGGGCCGTGCGACCCCGATTACTGCACCAGGACTGTTACCACCCATCCATGCGTCATCGACAACGACGGCAATCCCTACTGTACAGGGGATCTGCAGATCGTCCCGTGTTCCGAATGCTGCCCGGAGGGTGAGGGGAACGAGTGCGCCGAGCCGTACTTTGGCGAATGCGTCCCGTCGAACCGCTGGGCAGGATGTGAGCAAGTATGGCTTCACTACAACTGTAGGGATGGAAGTTGCCAAGAAATTAACGACATCATCAGCTGCGACTGTCCGGCCAGCAGCAGCTCCTCAATTCCTTGTGATCCTCCGTGTGCCAGCTGCCAGAAGTGCGTCAGCGGCACATGTGTTCCCCACAACGAGGGAGCGATGTGCGAGAACAACCCTTGCAGGTACTGTCAAGGAGGATCATGCGTTGATGTTCCTAAAAACACGCTTTGCGGCGACGCATGTCACAAGTGTAAGGACGGAGACTGCATATTCCTGTGCCAAAACCCCGACGATGTATGTTGCGACAACGGACAATGCTGTGACAAAAACCATGTATGTTGCCCAGACGGTTGCTGCGATCCATGTACCAAATGCGCCGACGGAGGAGGGTGCGAGTCCATACTGAACGACTGCCAGGAGTGCAAGGACGGCAAACCCAAGTCAAAGTGCGGGGAATGCGAGGACTGTACGGACGGCAAATGTGTGGCGAACGGCAAGGTAAAGACGACAGGCGGAAAATGCGCATGCCCGCAGAATACAGTCGAAGTGGACGGAGTTTGCACGCCTTTCGGATTCGACTGCGGACCGTCAGGGTGCACGAAGGTAATAGGGGGTGGAACATACGACAACCTGACGGAGTGCAACAGGTGGTGCACCGGAAACTGCAAGCCCATCCCGACCCCCCCTTCGGGCGAGCCTCTTCTTTGTCCTGACGGAAGTCAGTACGGCATCATAATTTACCCGAACTTCAACCTCACAAGCTGCTCGTGGACCGGACAGCCCCTTTTGTTCAGGTCGTGCGACGATGGCGGAGGCGGAGGAAGCAGCAGCGATTCCGGCACACCTCCGTCTTCAAGTGCTTGCTGCGACATTGCCGACTCCAAGTCCGATGCCGTTTACGAATTCTTGTGCGACTATGCCGTTCTCAAGACCTTGGGCTACGGAAGCCCCAGCACATGCTTCGGATTCTATGTTGAATACGAGTGGTGCAAGTCCTGTGCGGACGGAGCGCCCTCTGTCAGACAGACCACCGTGCATATTTTCGACAAAAATTCTTGTGAATTTAAAACCATTTCCGTGTCTCAAGCGCTCCCATGCCCCGAGGCATCTTCAAGTTCGGGAGGAAGCAGTTCGAGCGAGTCCAGCAGTTCGAGCGAGTCCAGCAGTTCGAGCGAGTCCAGCAGTTCGAGCGAGTCCAGCAGCTCAAGTAGCTCAAGCAGTTCGTCGTCCAGCAGTTCGTCGTCCAGCAGTTCGTCCATAACCTCCAGCAGTTCGTCCAGCAGTTCGAGCGATTCCAGCAGTTCAAGCAGCAGTTCGAGCAGTCTATGCAGTATAGGCGGACTTACAGACTTCAATTCTGTAAAGTGTTGTTTGTACATAGATTCAAATTTAACTTGGCCTGAAAATTGTCAAACAATAACTCTTGGATCAATATGCGAAGAATGTCCACCAGGATCTGGAAGTTATAATTTCACTGACTCTCAAATTTCCGACATAAGCACTCCTTGTTTTGAATGGGAACTTTGCGGACAAGCAAGCAGCTCAAGCAGCTCTGAATGCACGTGCGACCCTTCAACCGGCTCCAATCCCCCAGGATGCTCCCCCGACTGCGTAGAAAGATTCAAATGCAATAGCAATGGAAACTGCGACAGCCTAGGCTATTACACTGATTCCAACGCTCCATCGGGAAGCACAACAGATTGCGCAAATTGCTCCATTTGGTGCTGTATTTCTGGAAAATGCGTGGAAGTTTTTGGAGACTCCCCATCCGACGCAACTGCTATATGCTATAACGTCCTTGGGGGTTACGCCGGGTGGATCGCAGAAGATGGGTCGTCGGCCAATGACCAAGAGCATTGCGAGAAACAGTGCCATCCAACCTCGAGCAATAGCTCTGAATGCACGTGCGACCCTGCAACCGGCTCCAATCCCCCGGGGTGTTCCCCCGACTGCGTAGAAAGATTTGCCTGCAAACAAAATTTCCAATGGCCTTTGCCGGAAAATGGAATTTGTGAATCTGTGGGTTACTACACCGACCTTGGTCAGGAACAATACCGGCTTGCGGCCGGCTATTACGACTCATGTATGGATAGAACCACATGTGAAACAAATTGCATATTGAGAAATGATGGTTGTTACGACAGTGCCGGATGCGGTATGGTGTACACCGCATATTCGGGAGCGTCGGCTTTGTGGCCTTACGAAGGGCCTTGCGATCCAACATGTGCGCCAAGATTCAACTGCAACGGCGATGGAAACTGCGATAGCATAAACTATTGGACTGATTCCAACGCCCCAGAGGGAAGCATAAAAGATTGCGTCACATGCATATTGAGAAACACCGGTTGCGACAACTCTACGGGATGTTCTGAATCACACTCTACCGATTCAACAACATATCCATATGAAGGAGGTTGCGACTCAACATGTGTAGAAAGATATTCGTGCAACGCCAGCAACGGAAGCTGCGATCCTTTGGGTTACTACACTGACTCAAGTGGATATATGGATCAAACCACATGTGGAACAAATTGCATATTGAGAAACGACGGTTGTAATGGATATGGACCGTGCTCTTCATTGTACACTACGAATTCAGTGCAGTATCCTTACGAAGGAGCGTGTGATCCAACATGCGCAGAAAGATTCAACTGTAATAGCAATGGAAGCTGCGACAGCCTAGACTATCACACTGATTCCAACGCCCCATCGGGAAGTATAAAAGATTGCTCAAATTGCACATGTTCCCTCAGTCCTGAATTGCCCATCAAAGTCTATCGCACGGGTGGGACTTCCGGGGTCATAGAGGGCGGAGCGGTCGGAGGAACAAATCCCGGCGGCAATTTCTGGCAAAACGGCTGCGGTTATGATCTTGTTGGCACGATCAACAACCTACAGGACACAGTGGCCGTAGTTGCAGAAGGGCCGGCAACTGTCTATTCCGCCATAGAGGCTCAGGCGGTGGACGCCTGCGGACGCAATGTGTTTAGCGGACACGACATTACAAACGGAAGCCCGGCCGCTCAGGTGACTGTGTCTTATGCAGATTGTGCGGTAGGCTTCCCGTTTGCAAACAAGACCGAAGATGGCTGGTGTGGCAATCCGATCACCGGCAGTTCCACATCCGTTGGATTCGCGAATGTAGAGATCAAACATGCCGCTCGAGAGAAAAGAAGAGCGTGGGACAAGTGCATATGCGACTACTTCGCCGGTCCCGTCGAGAGCCAGAGGGGAAACTACGACTGTGGCAAATGCGTCCAGTCATGGGAATGCGATCACTCGGAGGGCCCGAGATTCGCCGGGTTCTACTCCGTTCACGGCCCGTCCGAGTCCGAAGTCAGGTCGAAGTGCCACCCACTGGGGTACGAGTGCGACAAGGAAATCGGGCCTGTGCCCTTCTACGCGGACTACGACGCCAACGCCCACAGGGTCATGCGGAGGGAGGAGGCCTGCCTGCCGAGGTACGGATGCTGCGAACGCGAGGGGTGCGTGAGCATCGGATACGGCACCATGGGATACCTCAAGGAGGAGTGCGATCTTGTGTGCGTCGAGCGATTCCAGATGAATGACGGGGAGTGCGTACCGACGGGGCGGGGGACATTCGGGATGACGGAAGAGGAGTGCGGGCCGGCGACAGGACGGTGATCATTCCCAGGATATGGGACTGCCGTCTTTCTTCCTTCTCTTGCCCTTCGCATTGCAGGCCGAAAGAGTAGGCCTGCAGGCCGGGTACTTCCTGCCCGCACCGCGGCCGGCCTTCTTCCTGCCACAGGGGACAAGGTGTCCCTTGCGGCTCGCCTTGCAGTCAATCCACCCCTTTCCGTGGTTGCGGTCGAACCACCCCTTCAGCCCCCGCTCCTTCTCCAGTCCGAAGGTAGACTCGCTCACTTCCGATTCGCCCCAGTTGTCGGCCCCGACCTTGCGGCACTTGACAAGAGCCCCCGAGGCGTACGCGCTCGGCCATTTCTTGTACCTCGACTTCACCTTGTGGTAGCACGCGTCTCTCGCCGCCCTCTGCTCCATCCAGTCAGAAAACCTCATGCGAACCCCCAGAACCTGTTTGCATTATGTATGCACGATTGCATGTTCTTGGCACCGACCGGGTTGGCGGAATGCACGCGAACCTCCATCGGACGCAGGGCTCCCCTGAACGCCATCTCCTCGATGAACTTCGCCACCTCGTACCCGGTTCCGTTGGAGGCGTCCCCCAGGTCGTGATCGAGCGAGACCAATCCTACCGTGCCGTCGCCTATCGCCCTGATCACGTCAGCGGCGGTGCGGAAGTGCAGGTCGAAGCCCTCCGGCATAGGCCGCTCGTCGTCCAGCCAGACCCTCAGCGGTCTTTCTGGTTCGCCAGTCTCCCAAACGGGGAAACCGTCAGGCCGGGGTCCTTGAGGATCCTCGCCATCTCCTTCTCCCCGTCCTTTGCGGTTATCTTCTCCCACGCCTTGGTCCTCGTCTGCCTCGTGTACTTCTTGAACACCGTCTCAAGGCTTCTCGCCATGTCCATTATAGCGTTTTTTAGGCTGCTCTTATTGTCCGACATCTTTTTCGCCCCCCTTGCGACAGATCCAGTCCTTGAAGCTCATCGTGAGGAGCCTTCCCTTCCTCTTTTTCCTGCACTTCAGGTCCGAACGCGCCCCCCAGACCTGGAAGTTCGGGTTGTCCTCGCACCCCACCACGGCGAATGTCCCCGCCATCTCCTTCAGTGTTCCGTTCCTGTCCATCAGTATGTGCTGAGGGCCGCGGCGATGCACTCCGCGATCTCGCTCTCCTTCTGTCCGGATGAAAAGTACTCGTCCCATTCCGAAGGCTGGGGCGTCCACCTGTGCCCCCTCGCGGGAGACTGTATGTCGTTGCCGAAGCTCCTTATCATCCCGGTCTTCGGGTCGTACGTGAATGTTATGGCGAACTGCTCCACCCTCGCGCTCCCCGGGGCCGCGACACCCTGCCCCCTGAGCTCGAAGAAAACCAGGTAGTTCCTGTCCTTCTCCACCTCCTTGACGCCCCTGAACAGGAATATCTCGGGTATCACGTCCCTCCTCTGGGCGAGCCTCGCGGTCTTGGTCACGAGGCTTCGGAGGCCCTTGTAGTCGTGCGAAGGCGCCTCCAGCTCCTCCTTGTGTATGCTCTCCATGCTCTCGAATATGTAGTTCGCGAGGTTCTCGTCGAACTGCTCCGTGGCGAAGGCGAGGTCCTTGTACAGGAACATCCGCTTGCAGGTCCACACCTCGCGGCCCTCCAGGTCGAGCTGGAGCCTCCTCACTATGCTCTTGTACGATCCGAGCGGGGTGATCGTCATCATTATCGCACCCGGCTTGTCCCCCCACCTTATCTGGTTGGAGAACTCCATGATCGGCTCGGATCCTCCTATGCGGTTCGAGAGCATGAACTCCACCACGAGGTCGGAGTTTATGTCCTTTATGGGCATGTCCGATCGGGCGGTCGGGGCGGACCTCTCCTCGCGCTTCCTCTCGAACCCGAATATGTCCCGGCCCTCGCCGAGGAGCCAACGCCTAAATGTGGTCATGGATCGTATATACGTCATGCGAACGCCGTTTGGACATGCATTCTCAAGATGGATGGAATCTAGGATGGCCAAGGACGCCGTCGTGGGGGTGGTTGCGGGGGGAGCCCGTGTCGGCAGGGAGGAGGAAGACCACCTTCTCTCGAGGAAGACCACGGACTTCTCCTCGGAGATCAGGAGCAGGCTCAAGGGACTCGGGGTGGTCAAGTCGGCCCCCTCCGGGGGGTCTATAATGAGGGCCATAGACGACGGGATACAGGTCTCCGACCTCGTGGACAGGGTGTCCAAGCCGTTCCTCAAGGAGGACGTGTACGAGTCCGAGGCGGACGGCATGGAGAGGAACGCGAACGTCAGGGCCGCGATGGCCGCGCAGACCCCAGACTACCTCCGCTCCAGAAGGTCGCTGGTCCGGCACCTGATGGCCAAGGGGCTCACGGAGGAGGAGGCCCAGAAAAGGGCGGACGCCCAATTCGGACCGGGCCGAGGCTCCTAGAAGTCCACCTCGTCCTTGACGAAAATCTCGTGCCCCTCCTTGGACAGTATCTTGATGCGCTTCTTGCTGTGCTCCAGGAGGTACTCGTTGTTGTGGAACACGAAGTCGTAGTAGTTGAGGATTTCCTTGTCCTCGGCCGTCCTGAGCCCTCTGCCGACCCTCTGGATGATGTGGTGGTCGGCCTGCCCGCCAGCCGCGTTGATGACGTTGTGAACCATCACGTTGATGCCGGCGTTGAATATCTGCTGGGTGGCTATGCCGACGACCTTCTCCCTAGAGGTCTTGAGCTTGTCGATGACCATCTTGCGGGTCTCGAGGTCGTCCTTGCCCTGCACCCACAGGGCGCCGGGGATCAACGAGGCTAGGCTGTCTCCGTGGGCGATCCTGTCGACGAGTATGAGCGTGCGGCCCCCCAGCCCCCCGGTCAGTCTCGTCACCATCTCGTGGAAGTGCCAGTTCTCGGCTATGCCGCGGGTGACCGCGTCGATGTAAACCTCGTACTTCAGCTCGGGCTCCCGCACGGGGTAGAAAGTGCACCTGCTCTTGGCCAGCATGCCGCGTTCCTGGAGGTGGCTCGTGGTGAGCACGCCCCCGGCGCTCTTGGACTTCAGAGCCGGGCCGAAGTATCCCTTTACGAGCCACTTCTGGCACAGATCCTTGCCCCCGAACTTGAACGGCGTGGCGCTCACGGCGGCCCGTACGGAGCAGGCCTTCATCTTGTTGAAGTACTTCTTCGGCTCCTTGCTCATGTTCTCGTGTATCTCGTCCACCACGAGGGCCTTCACCTTGTCGAGGAGGGGTTCCATCTTGTGGAGGCTCTGAACCGTGGCGCATGTGATCACGCCGGGGTCGTTGTACTTTCCGTATAGCCTCCCCACGTTCTGGAAGCCCCACTTGACGATCTCCTCGTAGTTCTGCTCCACGAGGCTCTTCTTGTTGGCGAGCACGAGGGTCGGGCAGTTTTTGGGCAGGGCCTTGAGGATGGACACCATCACAAACGTCTTTCCTGCTGCAGTGGGCGCGCATATGACTCCCCTCCTGTTCCTGATCAGGGCGTTTGTCAGGTCGACCTGGTAGTCGTGCAGATTCACTCCGTCCCCGAGGAAACCATCGTCTATCTCCGGGAAGGCGAAATCGAACTCTCCACGCTCGTCGAGGGTCTCGTACTCGACGCCGAGGTGCTTCAGGGCGGCCTTGACTTCGGGGAGCAGGCCTGTGAGGAACCTGCCCGTCTTCTTGCTGAAGAACTCCGTGTAGCCGTCCCAGAGCTTCTGCTTGTAGAGCCTGCTGTGGAAATAGCCCCTCTCCCTGAACCTCATGCTCTCGTGCAGTACGGACAGTATGTCCATCCGCTCGCAGTAGAGCCAGGAGTAGCAGTTCTGGATGCGTAGGACGGTCTCTTTCATGCCATTATTCTAGCGGAAATGGCCGTATTTATCAACCACGGACTATTATTATTCCATGGGAGAGGTTCTGGTTTCGTGGCGTGGCGGCCGGCTTTCAATGACCAACAGGAACTGCTGGTGCGACCGCGGCAACAGCATGGAGAGGCTCATCTCCCAGGCGTTCTCCTCCATGACCGAAGACGAGAAGTCCTTGATCGCCCCCTTCGACCTGGTCTTCAGGGTCGACGACCACGGCAACGGAGACTACACAATATGCTCCGACAGGTACACGGACAAAACCCTGCCGTGCTACATCTTCGACCACTGGCGCGAGGCGAAGATAGACGACTACGCGGAGATGTGCGAACGCATCAAGGAAAGAGCCCTTCTTCCCTACAAACACGACAAGCTCTTCTGGGCCGGCCAGATGAGCCATCCGACGAGAAGGAAGTTTGTCGAACAGTTCTCGTCGCACCCCAAAATGCACATCGTCAGCCACAGAGACCACTGGGGGCACGCAGGGCAAGTTCCGTCGGGCTACATCTCTCTCCCAGACCACTGCGACTACAAGTACATGCTAGACCTGCAGGGCAACGGATACAGCGGTCGAACCAAGCTGCTGCTACACACGAAAAGAACCCTGTTCTACCAGACCAGAAAGTTCCATGAATACTGGTTCTGGAGGATGGAGCCGTTCGTTCACTACATACCTGTCGCGGAAGACCTGTCGGATATGGGTGAAAAGTTCGAATGGGCAGAGTGCCACCCGGAAGACTGCACAAGAATAGCCGAAGATGGATACAAGTTCGCCTTGGAAAATTTGAAGAGGTCTGACGCCGTGGACAGGCTGAAGAGGATATTCGTCAATGTCGGAGGAGGCAAGAAAGTGTATCCGTCGATAACTCTTTGCGTATTGGCCTGCGCCAAGAACGACAAGTACAAGAAGAGGCTCCGCGATTTCGTAGACAGCTACGGCTTCAAGAAGTCCAACCCGGAAGTTTCCGCCAAGGTGGTGTTCCTCGTGGAAGACGAGGAAAGGCCGGAGTTCCTGGACGACTCCTACGGCTGGCATAATTCCCCTGGTCTGCCTTTGAGCATGAGATTCATGCAGTACCTCTCCGAAGAGGGATGCGATTCGGATTGGATAATGCAGGTGGACGACGACTCCAGCACCGACATAGACAAAACGATCGAACTCTTAGAGCAGTACTATGACCCGAGAGATTCGCTGATTCTCATGGGAGGCAGAAACACCGACCTTGAGATGGGACTGCAAAATATAATCAGAATAATGAACGTCCCCAACTTCCTGTTCGCCAGCGCAGATATAAGCAAGTTTGATACCACGCCTTACTTTATACACGCTTGGGAGCCGTCGATAATATCAAGGCCTGCCGTGGAAAGAATGCAGAATTGGGAGGGTTTCCGCGAGTTCATGGAATTGTGCAAAAGCAGACGTCCGACATTCAGCGACCAAGCCCCCTATGTCGCCGCCCGACTCGCTAAAGTTCCGATAGTGGAGTGCCTTTTCATTTCGCCTTTCTGCAAGAATCAAGACTACTCCGCAATCAACCCCCACGGAAGATTCTCCCACATCCACTATGTCACAGAAAAATGGGGAGAGTACGAGCAGTTCAAAAGGAATATGCTTGAAGTCAAGAGCAATCAGCCGATCAGCAAAGACCCCAACGCGGGAGAACTATGGGATTTTTATGCCGATGAGAATGGACGACGCAGAAACATAGGAATATTAAGGCTAGACACAGACGGCAAAATAGGCATCTACAACAATTTCAATGAAAGATTCTGGAAACACGAGGGGGATTCTATAGTCATAATGGACGAGAACAAATCCATCACATGCGTCATGTCCAAAATTTCGGAAGACAAGTATTCAGGACTATTTGTAAGAAACGCAAATGTCACGCACAATATTGAAAAAATAAAAGTTTTAAATCACTCGTAATAAGATCTTATCAAAGACCTTGTTGAATCTTCATATATTCTTGGCACCCTTTTCAGTGAATATATGAAATAAGAATCGCACCAATTTTCATGGTTAGGACAGTACAAAGAAGGTGGAATGTGCGGAGAGCAAAGGCAGACCGGATTTGTACGATCGTCAAAGTGTATTTTTTCGTTGTTTTTTATTTTCTCTATTAATTCCTTGTTGTAGGCAATGTGTTGAGAGTAGTTCTGTAAAGTTATCGGTGCCGTTTGCTTCTCCCCCCTCTTTTTTAATATGCTTTTTGCAACCATCATAGGAATAAACTCTTCGGTTTCGTATCCTACAACTTGTTCTTCGCCCCATATTCTCTCGTAGTTGTCGGCAATTTCTTCAAACACCTCATGTTCGTAAAACTGACCTTCTGTTTGTCCGCCTATCAGTTCGCTCCACCCCAGTTCCCTCATGAGAGTTGAAACTCTTTTGTCTGGACACTTTTCTGGACAGTCGCTCTCCCACACTATGTATTCCGGATTTTTTACGAAGTCAAAGTCATGAGGCCCTTGATCGCCCCATCTGTGGCCAGGCAACTGAAATCTGTTGAACAAGTGCCATGTCGGTCTTTGATGCCTAAACACTGCCTGAAATCCATTTTTGTGCTTTTTAACATGATCCGCAACGCCCGGCTTCACAAGCATCTCGTTAGAAGACATTACTATGAAGTTGCTGAACTGAACCTTATTTTGTATGAACCTGAAGTTTGATACATGGTGGACAAGAAGACCCATCCCAGTCAAGTTTCTTTTTGGGTTTACAAAAACATTTTCGTATTGATTCAATCTTTCATGATCAAAAGAATCAAAAATTCTAGAGGCATGCAGTACAATGCAGCAATTAGGTTCGTAGTGGTTTATGTTCCTCACTAAATCTACCACGCAGTCCATATTTTCATGAACCGGAATTGATATGGCTATCATTTTTTCATCATTCCGATAGATGTGGCGGGCTGGCGTCTTCCCGTCTTTTCTTGCCAAATGCCTACGAGTGATTCGCACGGATAAATCGCAGAAAAATCAGACCTCTCTCCAAAATACTCTTCTATGAGCCTTTCAATGTGAGGACAACATGTGTCTTTGTAGTCATCTACGACGATCACGCCGCCCTTGGACAAACGGGGCCAGAACAAATCTAGGCCGTCTTTCATGGACTGATAGTAGTCCATATCCAAATGGACAAATGCAAACATCTGATCTTCAGAAACAAAATGGGCAGACTCTGGAATCCAACCTTTTGTAAAAATGCAATTTTTTCTGTTTACATTTTTTTTGACTACTTCTAGTTCTGTTTTTAGATCGCCTTTTTTGAAATAACAATCTTTCGTATCATCTTTGATGAAACCGTCAAAACTGTCAAAAAGATAAACTTTTTTGTCGCGAAAAATTGTGGCAAGCAACCTCGCACACCCCCCAGTGTAGACGCCGGCCTCCGCAACATCCCCTTTGATATTGCCTTCAAGTACCATCTGTCCGAGCTGCTCTATAAACAAAAGCTTGGGGCCCAACAAGGAAATTGAGTCCAAGGACTCCACCCCGCCGGCTTCGTCAATGAATCTACCCATTTTTGTCCTTGATTGATTCAATAGCATCTTCCATGAACTTATTTACTTTTTTTATAGATGCTGTCTTGATATCTAATTTCATTCTGTCAATTTTTTTCATTATGGAGTCCGGCACGGTTATAATGTGACATCCTGATTCTCTTGCCTGGACGATGTGTAGATTCGTCTGGCACCCCGCCCACAGCACTTCCACATTTTTGTGCGGCTTGTATTGAGCCACCGCGTGTCTGACCAACGGCACGGGATCAACCCCGCAATCAGTGACCCCGCCCGCAAATACGGAAACTATCACGCTGTTTGTCCGTGGCAAAATTTTCAGAACCGAATCTATCTGCTCCTCCGTATGAACCGCAGTCACATTTACATTGATTCCGTTATCCAGTACCGCACATATGGCGTTCAAATTATATTCCCCATTGCATTTTATTATGGGAATTTTAACGAAAATGTTTTGGCCCATTGAATTGATTCTTGAAGATTGTCGTACTATTTCCTCATCCAAGTCGGACCAAATCTGAAATGAGCAGGGTCTTCCCCTTGCGACATCAAGGTAGTCTGATATGTATTTTTCGTAGTCTTGGCATCCACTTTGACTGAAGAACGAGGTGTTGGTTGTAAAACCCTTTGATGAATGCTCGTACTCTCTAGGATTATTTCCATCGTAGTATATTTTCAAGACGCCCCTCCAAGTAATTTATTGAGCCAAATAACACTCATTATCAATGCAAAATAGCCGTGTTCTTTACTTACCTTCATTCTAAATGGAACAAACCGTATGAAGTAGCAACACATGTAGAATATCGCGTTTTCTTTTGTCGATCCCTTGTCCAGAACAGCCCCCCAGCAATCAGATATTGAATCAAAAACCCCGTCCGAAGGCTTTTCAAAAAAATCACTTATGCACTCAAATCTGCCGCCCCCCAGTGATTTGGCAGGAGCCACAATGTCTTTCCATCTCTTGTATCCCCCCAATGTTGACTGCGCTATTTTTCCAATGTCTTGTTCGGGAGCGTCAAAGAAATCAGACCCGTCCATGTCTATCAATCGCCAGTCCATACCGTTGAAAAGGATGTTCTCAAGGCTCATGTCTCCGTGTATGGGCGAAATGTGTTTTGGAAAAAAAACCGAACTGTCTAGGTTTTTAAGGATTTTTTTAATACCCATGTATTTCTTTCCATTTATTTCCACATGTCCGTCCGATACTAGGCTGCAGAAACCTTCGTCTATTTTTTCATACAAATTTAATTTTAAATTTAATTTTGATTCTATAAAATTTTTAAACCATTCTTTTCCATTTAATTTTTTTCGCAAAGAATAGACATCCTTCTGCATTTTGTCTGCGATATCGCAGAGAATTTTTATCTGGCTGTCATTTTCAAAGGAAGATAAAGTAGAGTATCCTTCCATGTATTCAATGTCATAGAAATAATCAAATTTGCAATCATTTTCGGCCAAAGGTTTTGGCACTATCATTTCGCTTAAAAACTTAAACCTTTTTATGTCTTCAAACTGCCTTTTCAGTCTTCTGTAGTGCATTTCGTTTTGGGGAGATTTTAATATGTGCTTTCTTATTGCTTTATTTCCTGATTTCTCAATCAGATATGTGTCAGCAAAACTATTGCCTTCCATTTTTCCAAGTATCTTCGTAGAAAATTCACACGAATACGAATTGATGTCAAACTCTCCAAGACCGCAGTCGCGCTGCAACTCAAAAGATATGGCTTGGGGCTGAAAAGGCTTGGACGGCTTTCTATCGTTAATCAGTATGCGATGTCCCGGCCGGCAGTCCATTATGAGGTCGTCATAAACTATGCCCCTTGATCCCAGCAGCTCAACCAAATCACTCTTTCTTTTTCCATTTCTTGCCGTCGTGAGAATTATTTTGTGTCCGCTCTCACGAATTTCCTTTAGTATCTCACACCCCGGCAGCATTATATTTGATCCCTCTTCGTAATCAGAATGGGGATTGTGCTTGATAATTACGCCGTCTATATCACAAAACACCGTGCATTTTGACCTGAGCTCATTCAAAGTCTTTTCATACATCTCCACATCGCCATAGAACAGACATCCAGTTGCGGGTACGCACGACAAATGCCTTCCGAGAAGCACCATGTGATTTATGTATTCGGAAACAAAATTGAAGACCGGAGCGGATTTCAACTCCTCTATTTTCCTAAACCCAAAACAGCCCACTATTCCCTTGAAATCAACAGAATCCACAAATTCCTTCTCCACGGCTCTGACGACCTTGCCATTTTCCAATATGATTTTAGACCAATTTTTATACTCTTCTGGTTTTATTTCGTAAGTCGGAATCACCAGGTCAAAATCGCCACTGCCTGTTTTTTGCATGATGGGCAATGCATCAAGACGATGGTCGCAATCGCAAACTATAGACATTCCCGTTAAATTGCGGATTTTAAGTGCCTCTAGGATTGTTTCAAATGGTCCATTGGTGTCTTTTTCTATTGCGATTACTTCAAAATTTATCTGGTCGCCAATTATGCTCTTCATGCGACGAGCAACTTCGTATTTTTCGTCTTGTTCCCGCGTGCATATAAAGAACGCTCGATGCGCGGAAAGATCGCCGAAACTTTCCAAAGTCTTTTCTATGAATGTTATGTCTCCTATTTTCAGGAACGGCTTAAAGACACCTCCGAACCTTTCCCCTTTTCCTGCAACCGGAAATATCAGATTCATGCCCGTGGCGACACTCACAAGACCCATCTCCAAATAAAATTCAATATCGTGCAGATTCCCGAAAGAAAACACACGCAATAGAAGATCGTCAAAAGACACCCGGTCACCACGAATTGGGCACGGACTCCCTCCGAAGCCTTTTTTCTCGCATAAAAGATGTAACCGCCAGAAACAAGAAACACGACCAGCCACGCCCACCAGAAATTGCCCACGAACTGCATTTTTCACCTCCGTATACGGTATATATGCCCATGATGGGATTTAAAGACTGGCTAGAAAGCACCGTGGGAACCGAGGAAGTCGAGAGCAGGATAGACCAGCTCTACGACAAGGCGAAGTATGCAATCAAGCTTGTTCAGCTATACGGCCGCTCCACAAACCAGAAGATTCTAAACAACATCAGCACGATAGCCCCATTGAACAGCGGGGTTTACGGTTTGTACACTTCGGCCGAAAATAGGAAGGTCATAGGCTCCTCGGTGACAAACAAAATAAAGTTCAAATTCGGTCAAGACGTCATCCAGCAGAACGCACTGAACAAGGTTCCGAACGTCGTCATAAAACAGCACATCCCCGACATAGACGAGAGGCAGATCGTTCCTTCGGATGTCATCCATGTCAATGTCCAGAGGATCGTGAGGGAGCTCGGCGACACGAAGGAAGCCGTCGTGGAGATCGCCAGCACGATCGTCCACGAGGCCACACACGAGATCGAGTTCCAGACCTCGGGCAAGACCGACGAAAGCGGGCCGAAGAGGGCAGAGGCGGAATTCCACAGGTGGGTTTCCGCCAACTGGCCCCTCGTCCTCTCCAAGATACCCCAGCTCCGATTCTAGTCTTTGAGAACCACGTAGAGCCCGTGGACGAGCCCCGCGATGTAGAAGCCGAATACCGTGAGCGCCAGGTTCAGAAGGAACTGAACTCCTATGCCCCTCTTGATTGCCACTCCGAGCGGGGGCAGGAACACCGTGGCGATGACCGTGATAAGATCCTTTGCGTCCATGTCTGACATTTGAGAACCTCCTTGCTTATTTTATCTACCCCAGCCAACTACATAAAACGATGATCACCTTTCACCAATTCCTAGTCAGCGAAGCCGGTCCTCCAACGGGAGGTCCGCCACCCGGCCCACCCGGGGGCCCTCCGGGTCCGCCACCAGGACCCCCGGGAGGCCCGCCCGCTCCCCTAGGAGGTCCTCCGGGAATGCCATCGGGTCCGCCCGGCGGCGGCCCGCCACCCGGCCCACCGGGCATGGGAGGGCCGCCTGGAATGGGAGTTCCTCCGGGCGACGCCGGGGCCCCGGCGCCAAACAAAGTTCAGAAGGTCAAGTCTACCGACGTGTGGACGGCCCTGGAGAAATCTCTGAAATCCGGCAAGGGTGGACAAGAAAAAGTCGAAGAGGTATAGTGTTTTCTAGCAGACATGAAAATACTAATCTTCAGCGATCTCCACATCCATCCCCACAAGAAGTCCTCCGCGCGGCTGGACGACTGCCTTAAGGCGCTCGACTGGGCCTTCAGAACCGCAGAGGAGAGGGAAATCTGCAACCTCGTCTTCCTCGGCGACCTGTTCCACGACAGGCAGAAGATCGACGTGCTGGCCTACCAGAGGACTTTCGAAATCATGGAGGGCCATCTCTCCAAGGGGCGCCTCAAACTCCACCTGCTGCTGGGCAACCACGACCTCTGGCACTACGAGAGGCTTGACGTATCAAGCGTGAACCCCCTTCGGACCCTCCCGGGCGTCACGGTGGTGTCCGAGCCGTCGGTGCAGCGAATATCCGACGGCCGCGACTCTTTCCACATGGGCTTCCTGCCCTACACGCACTCCCCGACCGATGACATCAAGAAGGTCGAGGAAAAATGGGATTCGGAGGTCTCCAAGCACGAGCCGAGGATCCTCGGGGGCCACATAGCGGTGGACGGAGCCGTCTGGAACGCCCGTTACAAGACGATCTCGGAGGTGACGGTCGAGCACGAGGGGGACATGGTCAGGGTCGGCCCCGAGGTGTTCCGCAGATGGGACCGCGTGTTCCTGGGCCACTACCACGCCGCCCAGCAGATGGACGACAGGGTGGAGTACGTCGGATCGCCCCTCCAACTCAGCTTCGGCGAGGCCGACCAGGAAAAGCACCTGCTCGTGTACGACACCGCGGAGGACAAGTCGGAGTACATAAAGAACGACTTCAGCCCGACCCATTTGATCATAGGCGAGGACCAGGTCGACTCCTCCGGCCTTGCCGGGAACTTCGTGCGGCTCGAGGTCGACAACATCGCGGACAAGCGCATGTCCGAGCTGCGCCAGAAACTAGTCGAGTCGTGCGGCGTCGCGACGCTGGAGATCAAGCAGTCTTCCAAGGACGAGTCCCACGTCGTGGACGACGCCAAGTCCATTCTTCAGAACGAAGACCAGATGATAGAGAGGTACGTCGAGCAGGTCGCTCCCGAGGGTCTGGAGAGGGACGCTCTAGTCCGTATAGGAAAGGGGATCTGCGCCAGAGTCTGCGAGTCATGAGAAGCCTAGACATAAAATACGCCAAGGCCCAGAACTTCCTCTGCTTCGGCCCCGACGAAGTGGAGATAGACTTTACCGACAAGGGCAAAGTGGTCCTCGTAAGGGGGATCAACCTAGACGTCCAGGACGGGGAGTCCTCCGCGGCGAGCAACGGCGCCGGCAAGAGCTCCATACCGGAGATAATCGTCTACACGCTATTCGGCAAGACGATCAAGCACCCCAAGAAGATCGGCCACAAGGACGTCATCAACAACTCCGTCGGCAAGGGGCTCCGCACAGAGGTCAGGTGGGGCGACTACCGAGTCGTCAGGACGCGCAAGCCCGACGGGCTGCGGCTGTGGGAGAGCAAGGACGGGGTGTGGGACGACTCCACCGAGATAACTCTCGGCGGCCAGCCTGCCACGCAGAAGCTCATAGAGGAAAAGATCGGACTGAACTACGAGACCTTCGTGAACGTCGTGGTTTTCACCGACAACAACGCGGGGAGCTTCCTGGAGTGCGACGCGACCAGCAAGAGGGAGATAGTCGAGAACCTCCTGTCGCTCGAGAAGTACAAGGGCTTCGCGGAGACGGCCAAGTCCCTCAAGAAGGAGAAGAAGGACCAGGCGAAGCTGGTCGAGTCGGAGGCCGCCGCGATATCCAGGCAGGTCGCGCAGTCCGAATCTAGGATGAAGATAGCGAAGGACGAGGAGGCCTCCTGGAGGTCGAAGGCCGAGTCCGAAATATCTCATATCAAATCCAAGATGGAGGTTCTGAAGTCCTCCCTTTCCGCACCTGCGGGCGACGAGGACGCCAGCAAGTACAGCGAGGCCGTCTCCCGCATCTCGGAGATAAACTCCGAACTTCCTTCCTTGGAGGCCAAGCGCCAAAAGTTGGAGGAGATGCTGGAGAAGGCCCAAGAAAAGCTGGCCGAGGCAAAGCGCTCCAAGGACGAAATCGACATGGAGGCTAAATCGGCCTATTCGGAGGCCCGAAGACTCGCATCCCTCGCCGAAGACCACGAATCGGAGGTCAGAAGGCTTGAGAAGAGCGAGGGAGGAACCTGCAAGTACTGCTTCGGCAAGGTGTCCAAGGAGAACTTCAAGAAATACGCAGACCAGATGGCGGAGAAGGCGGCCGGCATACGATCCGAGGCGGAGGCGATCCTTGCCAAGAAGGCCTCCGCCGAAGAAAAGGCCGTCGCCGCGGAGGCCAAGATCAAGTCCATGTCAGAGGCCGTCTCCACCGCCAAATCCTCGATCGCATCAGCCTCTTCGTCCATAAAAGATATGAGGCTAGAACTCGCAGAGCTCGGAAAGGTCGAGAAGCCTAGGGCCGAAGGAGACCGAACCGGGGTCGTCGAGGGACAGATCAAGGCCCTCACCGAGCAACTTTCTGAAAGAATGAAGCAGCTCGAGGGGGACTCCCCGTTCAAGTCCATGATCGACTCGCTATCCGAGGACGCGACGGCCAGGCGAGAAGAGCTGTCCTTGAAGGAGTCCGAACTGAAGTCCATAGAGGGAGAGATGCCCTACTATGACTTCTGGTGCGTAGGGTTCGGCGACGCCGGCATAAGGAAGTTCGTCATAGACGGGATCATCCCCGCCCTCAACGCCAGGATCGCCCACTGGTTGCAGTTCCTCATCGACGGTCGAATATCCCTTGAGTTCAACAACGAACTAGAGGAGAAGATCGAGCGCCGTCCGTCCGACGGCGACCCGTTCGTCTACCACGCGATGAGCGGCGGCGAGCGACGCAGGCTCAACCTCGCGGTGTCGCAGGCGTTTGCACACGTAATGATGCTGAACTCCGGGACCCACCCAAGCATCGTTTTCCTGGACGAGGTGACCACCAACATTGACCAAATGGGCGTGGTTGGTGTATATAACATGATTATGGAACTTGCGAAGGACAGGCAGGTTTTCATCACCACCCACGATCACAACCTCCTAGAAATGCTGACCGGTTGTGAGGTAATAACGCTAGAGAAAAAAGGCGGATTCACTCGCCTGAAAAATTCCGATTAATAGACTTACATACCCCTGCGTTTTAACGAATCAAAGGAACTCAACACATGATATTTGACGAGCAGATAAGCAGAAAACCAGATCGCTATCCATGGACTCAAGAGTTCATAGAGGCCATGCACAACGGTTTCTGGACGGACAAGGAATTCAGCTTCCAGAGCGACAAGCAGGACTTCATGGTTTCCCTGGACGAACAAGAGCGGGAGATCATAATCAGGGCCCTCGCCACCATCGGCCAACTTGAAATATCCGTCAAGAAGTTCTGGGCGAAACTCGGCGACAACCTCCCGCACCCCAGCATCAACGACATGGGGTATGTCATGGCGAATACGGAGGTGATCCACGGGGACGCCTACGAGAGATTGCTCGAGGTGCTGGGGATCGACGACGCGTTCGACAAAATTCTGGAACTCGACATCATCAAGGGCAGGGTCAACTACCTGCGCAAGCACCTCCATAAGTTTCACTCGGACAACAAGAAGCAGTTCGTCTATTCCCTGATCCTCTTCACGCTGTTCGTCGAGAACATAGCCCTCTTCAGCCAGTTCTACACTATTAGCTGGTTCGGACGCTACAAGAATGTGCTCAAGGACACGAATAAGCAGGTGGAGTACACCAGCCGGGAAGAGAACCTCCACGCCATGATCGGCATGAAACTCATCAAGGCGATCAGAAAAGAGTGCCCAGAGCTGTTCGATGAGGAACTTGAGGAGAAGATACTCCACGAGGCCCAGGAGGCCATCAAGTACGAGATGCAGATCGTCGAGTGGATCGTCAACGGATATGGAGAGGAAAAGCTGAACTCCGAGGTTCTCAAGGAGTTCATAAAGGACAGAATGAACCACTCCCTGAAAGAGATTGGATACAAGAAGGTCTTCGAAGTCGATAAGAAACTGCTGTCGAAAACCATTTGGTTTGAAGAACAGGTTCTCGGAAACAATCAGAGTGACTTTTTTCACTCAAGGCCTGTAGAATATTCTAAAAAAGGGAAGAGTTTTGCGGCAGAGGACTTGTTTTGAAAAAATTGACCCACGAAGAATTTGTGAGCCGCGCCAAGAAGATATATGGTGATCGATATGACTATGAACAATGTAAGTACGAACACAGCCTTAAAAAGGTAATAATATCATGCCGCATTCACGGGCCATTCAAAATAAAGCCCAGCAATCACATAAACAACCGTCAAGGCTGTTGGCATTGTGGAAATGAATCGACGGGCGTCAAACAAAAGAGGACGACAACAGAGATTGTGAACTTGATTCAGGCAAAGCCGAATTCCGAAGCCTATGATTTCTCTTCGATTGTGGGGGTCAACGACTATAGGTCGGATTTGGTCACCGTAGTCTGCAAGGAGCATGGAAGTTACGAACGAACTGTCCGAGACATACTGCGCAGCAAATACTTCGGATGCAAAAAGTGCAAAATAGCAGATGATACATTTACTAGGGAAATATTCATAGAAAAATCAAGCAAGACGCACGACTCCCGCTACTCCTACGACAAAGTCCGCTACACCAAAGCTCATGATCCGGTCGTGGTGACCTGCCCCGAACACGGCGACTTTGTCACGGCGCCTTACATACACATCAAAGGAGGCGGCTTCTGTCCGATTTGCGTAAGCCACACCAGTTCGTACGAGATCGAACTCGCCGACTATATCAAAAACCAATTCCCCGACCTGCCGATAAAGACAACCTGCAAGGAAATCGAAGGGGTCAGCGAGGTTGACATCATGGTGTATTCCGCCAAGGTCGCGCTCGAACTAGACGGCCTCTACTGGCACAGCGACATCTTCAAGAAAAAGAACTACCACCTTGAAAAAACGGTCGCCGTATCCAAGGCGGGGCACAGGCTCATTCACATATTCGAAGACGAATGGAGAGACAAGAAAGATATTTGCAAGTCGATGGTCGCAAACGCCCTTGGCCAAACCAAAACGAAGATTCATGCGAGAAGTTGTTCGGTGCGTGAGGTGCCTTCGCGCGAGGCGTCAGACTTCCTCCAAGCCAACCACATACAGGGGCGATGTGCCTCGCTCTATAGGTATGGTCTCTACAAAGACGAGATTTTGGTGGCCCTTATGACCTTCGGCGGCAACCGAGTGTGCCTCGGAGCCAAGAAAAAATTGTCGGAGTACGAGTTGCTTCGTTTCTGCAATGCCAGGTTCACATCCGTCGTGGGCGGCGCCTCCAAAATCTTCTCCCACTTCGTATCGGCTCACCAACCACAAAAAGTGACCAGCTACTGCGACAAAAGATGGGGAACCGGCGGCCTGTACAAAACCCTTGGCTTCAAAAAGGCAAAAGACACGCCCCCCAACTACTTCTATGTCAGGGGAGGAAAGAGGTTCGGTCGCTTTGGCTTCCGAAAGAATGTGCTCGTCGCCAAAGGGCACGACCCCAACAAAACTGAGCGACAAATAATGTCCGACCTTGGCTACAACAGGATTTACGACTGCGGGAGCATGAAATTCGAATGGAAAAGAAAACAGGCATGACAAACAAGGACTATTATTGGCTCAACTCCCATAGCCGCCTCTTCCTCGAGCGCGGATACCTCGAGCCGGGCGTGACCCCCGAGCAGAGGATAAGGCAGATAGCTGACAACGCCGAGTCCATCCTCAAGGTCAAGGGTTTCGCCGACAAGTTCGAGGGCTACATGAAGCGGGGCTTCTACTCCCTCGCCACCCCGGTCTGGTGCAACTTCGGCAACAAGAGGGGGCTCCCGGTCAGCTGCTTCGGCAGTTACGTCGAGGACAAGATGGAGAGCATCCTCACGAAGGCGGCCGAGGTCGGGATCATGAGCAAGATGGGGGGCGGCACCAGCGGCTTCTTCGGAGCCCTAAGGCCACGCGGGACGAAGATCAGCGTGGGCGGCGAGAGCAGCGGCGCCGTGCACTTCATGGAGATTTTCGACAAGGTCAGCGAGGTCATCAGCCAGGGCAGCGCCCGCAGGGGATCGTTCGCCGCCTACATGCCCATAGAGCACGAAGACATCGAGGAGTTCCTCCGAATCAGGAGCGAGGGACACAGCATCCAGAACATGAGCATCGGGGTCACCGTCACCGACAAGTTCATGAAAGACCTCATCGAAGGGGACAAGGACAAGAGGGCCATATGGGCCAAGGTCATACAGAAGCGGTTCGAGACCGGATACCCGTACATCATGTTCGTCGACACGGCGAACAAGAACGCCCCCAAGGTCTACAAGGACAAGAAGCTGAAGATAAAGGCAAGCAACCTCTGTGTGGCCCCGGACACCCTCTTGCTCACCCGCGACGGGGAAATCACGATCGGAGACCACGAGGGCGAGGAGGTCGAGGTCTGGAACGGCAAGGAATGGTCGGACACGGTGATCCGAAAGACCGGCACGAACCAGCCCGTCCTTGAAATCAAATTCGTCATCAGGGAGCTGGACGACGACGACACCCAGTCGCTCAAGTTCTCCTCACTGAAGGCCACTGAATACCACAAGTTCTACCTGAAGAACGGGTCGGAGGTCAGGGCTTCCGAACTCAAGCCGGGGGACGAACTCCTACGATTCACCGACCACAGGGGCAGGCTCGCCAGGACGGAGGTCCTCGAGGTGGCCCCCGCCGGGAACAGCGACACCTACTGCGTCAACGAGCCAAAGGAACACAAGGCCGTCTTCAACGGCGTCCTCACCGGCAACTGCTCGGAAATACAGCTGTTCTCCGACGAGGAAAACTCGTTCGTTTGCGTGCTGTCGAGCCTGAACCTCCTGCACTGGGACGAGATGGCCGACACAGACGCGGTCGAGACCATGGTCATGTTCCTTGACGCCGTCTGCGAGGAGTTCATACGCAAGACCGAGGGCGCCAAGTACATGGAGGCCCCCCGACGCTTCGCCATGGAGCAGCGCGCCCTGGGCCTCGGCGTTCTCGGATGGCACTCGTACCTCCAGAGTAAGATGATCGCCTTCGAGAGCATGGAGGCGAAGATGAAGAACGCGGAGATATGGAAGAAGGTGCGTGAGCGGGCCGACAAGACGACGGAGCAGATGGCAAAGGACTACGGCGAGCCTCCGCTGCTCAAGGGCTACGGGAGGAGGAACGTCACCACGCTCGCGGTCGCCCCCACGACCTCCAGCAGCTTCATACTCGGCCAGGTCAGCCCCAGCATAGAGCCCCTGAACAGCAACTACTTCGTCAAGAACCTGGCCAAGGGGAAGTTCACCTACAAGAACCCGTACCTCAAAGAGACTCTCAAGAAGTACGAGAGAAACGACGAAGACACATGGAAGACCATTCTGGTCAAGGGTGGATCGGTTCAGCACCTGGACTTCCTCACCAAGGAGGAGAAGGACGTCTTCAAGACCTTCGGAGAAATCTCCCAGAAGGAGATCGTGATACAGGCCGCCCAGAGACAGAAGTACATCGACCAGTCCCAGAGCCTGAATCTCATGATTCCGCCTTCAACTTCACCCAAGGATGTCAACAGTCTTCTGATCGAGGGTTGGGAGATGGGCGTAAAGACCTTCTACTACCAGAGGTCTGCCAACCCGGCCCAGGAACTGGCCCGCAGCATCCTGACCTGCTCGTCGTGCGAGGCATAAAATGAACTTCGTATCAAGATGGTTCTACAGGGCCAAGACGGACTACGATGTCCCGCACGTGCGCGTCCGGCTTCTGGACGCGGACGCCAAGACCCCCGTCCGTTCCAACCCGACCGACGCAGGAGCCGACCTGTCCAGCACGGAGAGCGTCATGATCCACCCCGGCGAGCGGAAGACCGTCGGCACCGGCGTGGCCATGGAAATACCGGAGGGGTTCTACGGGAGGGTCGCGCCGCGTTCGGGCCTGGCGAGCAAGCACGGCGTCGACGTTCTCGCAGGCGTCGTGGACAGCTCCTACAGGGGCGAGATAAAGGTGGTGCTGTTGAACACCGACAAGCACAACACCTTCCATGTCGAGAAAGGGGACAGGATAGCCCAGATCATATTCGAGGGCCATTTCAACTTCCCCCTGGTGGAGTCGGACTCCCTGGAGAATTCCAGCCGCGGGTCTGGGGGCTTCGGTTCCAGCGGTAAATGAAAAATTTCGCTCCCTTTCTCGACGAACGCCTTCACATCACGTGGGACGAACGCATGGGGCATTGCGTCTTCACCAAGGGAGAAATCAAGAGCCAGACCTTCGTGGAGATAGCCCCCGTGGTCGACTTCATGCCCGAGTGCCAGGTCGACCACAACCTGATGAGGTACGTCATCGCGTGGGAGGGCCGGCTCGCGGTGCCCCTCGGCTGGACCATGATCTACAACCACAGCGACGACAACAACTGCGCCTTCTCAATGAACTTCCACGACAAGCTCATCGCCATCATGGCCCTGCGGGACATCAAGGCGGGCGAGCAGATGACCGTCAACTACGGCCCCGACTGGTTCTCCTCTCGCGGGATGGATAAGATGCCTCTATGAAGAAGATCACCTGCCCGTTGTGCGGCCAGAAGATGGACGTCTACACCACGGCCCACAAGAACGCCCCGTTCGTGGACAACAACACCTACCCGTCCATGTGCTTCACCTGCTACTTCGTCCCCAAGACGAGCGAACAGAGGTACGCCAAGGACGGTTCGGTTGCGGAGGACGTCGAACTCCCCTACTCCTGCGAACACCTTTGCACGCCGAAGGAACTATACGAATCGGGGGCCGCAGACACCCTCAAGCAGGCGAAGGCCAGCGTGGCGGGCGTGGCGTCGGCGTGCAAAGAAAAACGACCCCCGAAAAAGCCCGTCGGGAGGCCGAAGGCCTCCTGGAACGTGGCCTGAAAGGCCTAGATAGCACTATGCAATTCAAGGATTTCATCCTGACCGAGGCGGACCAGTACTTCGCCCAGAGGGTGTCTGATGTGCTGAACGCGCTTCAGGACTTAAATGACAGCGCCGGGGACATGGGCACGAGGCACCTTGTGTCCAACGCCCAGACGATAGTCAACCAGATCCGCCGGATCGTCCACACCCACTGGTCCCAGCGCCACGAGCCTGGTCTAACGGCACTCCAGAAGTGCGGTGTGGCCGTCATGAGGGCGATAGAGGAGAAGGACGACCTCCAGGGCGTCCTAAAGGCCTGCCAGGCCCATCTGGAGGCTCTTTCGGGCAAACAGGACAAGCCGTCCAACTCACTTGCTTCTGAAGAGCAATAGCCCCCGCTTTTGGTATTTTTTTCTTCCGCACTACATAGACTTTGTGGAAGAAGAAGATTCTGAAATAGAGGATATTCTCAAGAGCAGGCCCAAGAAGATAAAGTCTGGCCGAAAGGGCAAGAGGGTCGAACTCGACCTCATCAAGAAGCTCAACGACAGGTTCCGGGACGTCATCGCCGCCCGCCCCGGGGGCGGGTCGTTCAACCGCACGGTGGGCAGCGGAAATCGCTGGGGGCAACGGGTTCACCTGTCGAGGGCGGCCTCCGACACCTACACGGGCGACATCGTGTGCCCGGAGGGCTTCCTGTTCGTCCTGGAGAGCAAGGGAGGCTACAACGACATCGACCTCTGCACCGCCTTCTCGGGCCGCCAGGCCGAGCTCGATTCCTTCCTAAAGCAGGTCAGCGACGACTCCAAGAGGTGCGGCAGGATGCCTCTCCTCCTGTGGAAGAAGGACAGGAAGCCGCGGCTGGCCTTCCTCAGGTCCGCAGACCTCGGGGGCAGGGAGTTCCCCTGCATGATGCGGTACGGCCAGTGGACGGCACTGCTGTTCGACGACCTCATGTCGATCGGGGACGACTTCTTCTTCAGCAGCCCAGCGCGGCCCTGATATCTTCCGGCATTCTCTCTGGGTCCAAGACCACGACCCCCAGGTCGGAACCCTCGGCCACCACGATCTTGAGGATGCAAACCGCGGGCAGGAATCGTACGGGGGCGTCCGCCCCGGGCGAGCTGCCGAGCCGGCACTCCACGCCATCGTCGCGTCTCTCGACGACCCTGATCGGCACCATGACCATCAGCCGTCCTCCAGCACAGAGAGCATGGCTCCGATCCGCTCCCGTTCCTTCTGGTGGGGAGCCTTCATCTCCGCCCAGTCCTTGCGTTCGGACTCCTTCTGGGCGAGCCTCTTCGAGGCCTCGCCCCGTCGGGAAGCTATCCTGTCTAGTTCCCCTCGGATGGAGTCGATCTGACGGAGCTTCTCCTTCTCGGCCAGATCGAGCGCCTCTATGTCAACACGCAGGTTCCTGATCTCCTCCTCCATCGACCCCAGGACGCCGTCTATCTCCGCCACCTGCCTGTCCGAGTCCTCGTACGAGGCCAGCAGGTCCTTGATCCGCGTGATGGACACCGGGGAAACCGCCGCGGCCGCCGCCGAGTTCGACACCGGTGGGGCCGGGTCCTCTGACGCCGGGCTGGGAACAGGGCAGGACTGCCCTTGCGTCGCCTTCGGCGCGGAGCCCTTCCGCCATACCGGGTTCAGCCTGGATTCGACCTCGGGACCGAAATTGCCCTTTATGGCCTCCAGCCTGCGCTCGCCAGCCGAAGTGATCCTGTACCCCCTGACGCCCTCGCTGACCCCCCTGCCGTTCTGGGATTCGCATCGGATTCTCTCGATGTACCTCCCCTTCTTCCTCAATGCCATCGTGAGGGCCCTCATGGCCCCTTCCACGCTCGTGTAGGTCGGACTCAGCCCCGACACGAAACTCTTGATTCCGAGGCTCCTGACGATGCTGGAGGAGGCCTCCGCCTTCTTCGCGTACCCGAACTCGGCGACGAAGCCTATGGCCATCAGCGCCCTGTCCATGGCCCCCTGGTCGGAAAGCAGGGTCGATGGCTCAAGTTCCATCGACGGGAACGCCGTCCTCATGGGTTCCGCTGCCGCATCCCCCTCGGTCTCGCCGTGTCCCGCCGCGGCCTCTTCGGTGGCCGGGTTCTCTTGAAGGTCTTCGTTCGCTGGGAGCGAAGCAGGCTCGCTGTCTTCCACCTCGACGATCTCCTCCTCCTTCGGCATCGGCAGGTCGATGTTCAGCGCCCGGGCCATGACGGCCTTCGGTAGTTCGGGGGATTCGGAGACCCTCAGGGTGATTGGGCTCACCCTCTTTAGTACCGCGAACGCCATCTGCAGGTCCACCCCCGCAGGCGGGAACAGGGAGTACTCGAACGCGGTGTCGTTTCCCCTCGGCTTGCACCACACCCTCACGCTCTTGGCCCCCGCCCGCGACTCGAGCCTTATGGCCCCGAACCGCTCCCGACCCTTCTTCTTGATCCTCCTCGAGTCCTTGAGCTCCCACACGCCCTCGAAGCCCGCCTCGTCGAGGACGTTGAGCATCAGGGCCTTGGTGGGGTTTACGATCTTCTTCTCCGACCTGCGGATGGAGCTCTCGAAAACCAGGTCTACTGATCCTTGGGCCGTCATGGTCTTTCTCCCTGCGGTGTGGGTCGCGTATCTTCCGACACCAAAGGTTATACGGCGAAGTGGCGGATCGTCAACGAATTTTAGGGGACGGGAAAGTTCGAGGAAGGCGGCACCGGAGGGGGAGGATCGCTCCTCCCCCTCCTTCTGACACACCACCCCTTCAACCAACCGGGGGAAAAACAAGGCGTTTAGGCCCGTTTGGCCCCCGACCATGCACTTTCCAAACCCATCCACGGAGCCGTCAGTAGACCTGCAGCTGCAGGTTTTCGGATATGAAGCTGTTCTCGCCGAACTGGAGCTCGAACCACACGTTGTATATCCCGCAGTCCATGCCGAGCTCCACGGTGTCTAGGAAGAAGTAGGCCTCCGTGTCCCTGCGGTACTCCACGTCCGCCCCCTCGACCACCATCCGCAGGTCCCTCTCCTTGGGAACGCACTCCCCGCACGCCTTCTCGACGGATATCTTTATGGGGCTGGCCACGGCGAGGTTCATGTAGTACCTGTCCATGTCCGACGCCCTCGGCACGTTCGGCACCACCTCGATGGTGAGCCATCTCCTCTCGCCCTTCCGTACCCTGTTGGGCCTGAAGCCGTACGAGAAGTCGTACACAACGGGCATGTCGGACGCGTACCACAGATCCGACAGCACGGAGAACTGGTTTGTCACTGTCCCGGACTGGTTCTGGCTGAACCTCACGTCCCACACATCGATGTACGTGCCAACCGTGAACACCTCCGACTCGAGAACCACGGCGACCTTGTAGTGGCCCCCGAACGGGTCTCCGACCTCCTCGATGTCCCCCGGCCCTATCTCCGCGACCAGCCTTCTGCCCTCGGGGTTGTCCTCCGTGGCGCAGGTCTGGTCGATCTGGTAGACGGAGACCTTGTCGACGCTCTCGACCGCGCTCCTCTGGTTCGAGTTGTAGGTGAAAAGACGCAGGCTGATCTCGTCGCCCACGACCGGGTTCTGGTTTCTTTCCTTGGTCGCCAACTCTACCTCCTCTTAGCCTTCTTGCGTGCGGACTCCATGGCCTCGTTCTCCCTCTCCTTCTGCTTGATGAAGCGGTCTATCATCCACTTCCTCTCGTTTATGGGCAAAGACAGAAAATTGTCCCTGCTCTGGCGCATGTGGTACATGAAGAAGAACATCTCCTCCATGAGGTTGTTCCAGAGGGCTAGGCTTGAGTCTTCGACATCGTCCCCGCCTTTTTCTTTGCCCGAGGGAAGAAAAAATTTGACTCGAGCGGAAGCTCGATCTCGAAGTCACGCAGGCTGTACGGGTTGGTGATGGCCACCTTGGTGTCGACTCCGAACGGAGGCTCGTTCACCACGGTCCTGAGGTACGCCACGTCCTGTATCGGCAGCTTCTTGAGCAGGGTCTGGATCTCGCTCTTGTCGGTGAGTCCCTCGACCTCCTCGATGAGGTGGGCCGTCCTGTAGAGGAGCGTGTCGTCCGCCTGTCCGGAAAGGTCGAAGTTCTTGGCTCTTCGCTCCCTGTACTCCTGGATGACCTGCTCGTCCTTGCCGACCGCCAGGCGGTACCGGAACCTGTACCCCGTGACCGGCAGCACGTCCTCAAGGTTATCAGAGCCGAACTCCGCCTTGCAGTAGTCGACGAAGAGGTCGTTGAGGTTGATCGTGGTGGCGAACGTCTGGTCCGTCTCCGGGTCCCTGACCTCCACGTCGTACTCCGGGGTGTACGATATGCCCCTGAGGTAGATCAGCATGTAGGTCCTGTCCTGCGTCAGGAAGTTCGCGGAGTCGTAGTTCTCCTTCATGCACCTGTTGAATATCATGTTGATGGCCTGGCCCTTCTTCACGAACCGAGGCGTGGCCAGGATCTCCTCCTCCTCGCCCGTCATCGGCCTGATGTGGACTACGCCGTCGGCCGGACCGTCCTCGCCGGTGTAGAACTTGCCCTTCGAGGGGAGCTCGATCTTCTCGTAGACCATGTTCCCGCGGGTGCCGATCCCGGCGATGAGCTCCTCGAGCTTGCCGCTTCCGGTGACCCTCATCTCCTGGCCCTTCGCCGGGGCCTGCGCGGTGGAACCCCCACGGACTGCCCTCTTGAAGGCCTCCGGGATGTTGCCCTTGACCCTCTGGGCGATCTCGCCCTGCGGCTCCTGGAAGTCGTCGCCCACCTCCTCGGCGGCCTTCCTCCTCATGGCGGCCATGGCCTCCAGCTGCTCTGAGGCCGCCGCCTGCGTTTCCTCCTGCGAAATCTCTTCCTGCGAAATCTGCCTCTTCTGCTGTCTGAACGAGTCGTCGGCCATTTTTTCTCCCTCTTTAATTGGACTTTGGTTGGTGTGCATCGGATGTCGGAGTCGCGCGATCGAACCGACGATCCATCAACTACATTAGTGAGGCGAAACAAAAACTGTCACGATGGAAACTTCACGCGACCCGATCAGGCTAGGCTTCAAGAACGCGGAAAGCCTGATTTTCGAGGACGATTCCGCATGGAGGCGGATGCCGGAGATGAGGCGCTTCAGGGACCAGTGGGCGGTCAGCCGGCTGAGTCCCTCCCTCAGGCCCACGGGCCGGGCGGCGATCCTCGACTTCCTTGACTCCGCCGGGCCGGAGCAGGAGGCGGCGCTTTCGGAGCACTTCGGAAGGGCCGTTACTATCGATAAGGTCGACAGGAACTCCGTGCTGAACATAGAGTTCGAGGCCGACTGCCCGCCCGACCTGGAGGACATGTCGAGGTATTCGGGCTTCGGATCGTTCCTCAAAGGCAACAGGCTTTACCTGACATTCTGGAGATGAGCATGTCCGACATCGCGAGGATAGTTATATTTTCATTGGCCACCATAGGTCTCACAAACATGATCGTGGACCCGGCCGCCATAATGAAGCCCCTCCGTGACCTCATAGACAGGCGGGGGCATCCGTGGCTCTCCAAGCTCGTGTCCTGCTACCAGTGCTCCGGCACCTGGGTCGGCTTCCTGTGCGGCTACCTCATCGTGGGCCGCGAGCCGGAGACGGTGTTCGCCTGCGGAATGGCCGGGAGCTACCTGGCAACCATGTCGGCCACCTACACGAACTACCTAGAGGCCCGAAGCATCATCGGCGTAGAAGAAAATGCCGAGTAGCAATTCCATACTCCTTTGCCTGTCGTGCGGATGGAAGAAGGTCTGCGACCCCGACGCATCGGGCCTCCTGGAGCTGAAGAACGACTCCATGAGCTCCCGGAAGTTCAGGTGTCCTGGCTGCGGCCGGGCGATAGCCCCAAGGAGCCACCAGGACCCGCAGTCCGAAATGAACCGAAGGGCCTCCGACGAGCGAATAAAGGCCGAGAACGAAGTGTTCATAAACGAGGTCATGGATTTCCAGAAGAATTTCATCAGGGAGTCAGAGGATGGCGACAAGTAAAATCACCCTCCAGGACGTGAAGAAGGCCCTGAAGGACTCCCGCTTCAGACTGTCGCTCCCAAAGGAGCTCGGCCCGCAGGTCGAAGAATTCCTCAACAACCCAGGGTGCGCATGCCACACCCCCCTGTACCGCAGAATCATCAAGGATTGCTCCGAGCAGCTGTCCAGGTACTTCCCGGGGATGAAGGTGCCCGAACACGACGAGGACATACGGAGGCTTGCCGAGAACCACTGGAGCGTCATCAGCTGCCACATAGACGAGCTGGAGTCCAAGCTGGCCAAGCTCGGCCCGGGCAGGAAGCAGTTGGACGTGGCAAGGTGGGAGGACCAGGTTACGGTGGTCATCAACGATCTAGACGTCGTATTTTAGGAAGTCGAGAGCCTGCAGCTCCTCCTGCCTCGTCCTCGGCGCCAACCTGCACGCCACGACCCTGCGGCTGCAGTACACATTCATGGACTCCAGGAACGCATCCCGCCTGCCGTACTCCAGCATCACGGACGAACACAGATCCCTGGCATCAGACGAGTTCTGAGCCTCGACCTCGGCAACTTCCTCGCACGACGGATTCTCGTACTGTATGAGCAGCCTGAACTTCAGCAATGCAGCCTCCTTGTGCACGACCCATAGTTATTTATGGCTGCCGATTTCTTTTGGGGGCGACCAAAAACGATCCCCCCACGGCCTTGCGGCACTTTTCTTCCATTAGGGACGGATAGGACTCGTATTTGGATATCTCTATGGGGAACGAGTCGTCGTTTCTCCGCCTCTTCCCGGCGATCCTTGCGTTCTGGTACATTTCCATCGCCCTTCTGTACTCCCCGCGCGAACAGAGCATGTCCCCAAGGAGACACCAGAACTCCGCGAAAGAAGGGTGATAGAACAGGCACTCTATCGCCCTCTGGTACGCCCGTCTTGAATCCCCCTCTATGAACTCCTGCCTCGCGAGGTAATAGTTCATCAGAACTTGCGAGTCGTCGCGTCCCGATGCGAGGTTTAGGTACTTGGTCGCCTCGACCATGAACTCCCGACCACGGCCCTCGGCCAGAAGACAGCACGCGAGGTAGTAGTAGGGATCGGGCGAGGTGGGCTTCCTCGCGGCCCACCGCCTACAGGCCTCCGTGTTCTGGCCCCTGTTGTCCGGCTGCCCTTCGGAGACTACCACGACGCTCGGGTCGACCACGGCCCCAGAGCCCACCACTGTCTCGAAAACCGGGTTCTCGAACCTGCCGCGGTCCCAGAGCCTCACCTGCTTGGAAACGTATCCTCCCGACACCACATAGAACGACCGCGACCCTTCCATGGATCCGACCGCCTCCGCCCCCCTCGCTATCCTCTCCCACGGCTCGAGATACATGTTCGGGCCCTCCGAACAGAGCCCGTTGCGAACATCGGACATGTCCCCGCCGTCCCCAACGGCCACCAGTTCGGCACCCATACTTCTGGCGATGTGCGGGGTGTCGTCGCTGGAACCCATGTCCCCCACGATCACCCTGCCGCCCACACGGGCCGCGGACTCAAGGCACGCCGATATGGTCTTCGCGTTGTTCCTCGTCAGGACTTGTATGGTCAGCACCGAACCTCTCCGAAACAAGAAAACGAACGACCTCGGCCTCGTCCCCCATGCCCGTGGAGTCGTAGTACGAGGCCAGGTCTTCGTAGCCCTTTCGGGCCCACGGCCTTTCCATGATGAGCTCAACCGCCTCGGCGGCGCGCTCTATTGATCGCATTCCCTGCATACGCCAAGTATCCGCCTCCAGAAGGGGCATTCTGGCGGGGGGTTGACCGGCCAGCACGAACAGCAGGTCTTATCGTCTATGAACTGCTGGTTCTCGTCCCTCAGCGCCCTCTCCAAAGCGTTCGATATTTCGTCGTCCGTGAGAAGGAGGTCTATGCATCTCCCGTCAACGGTGATCGTAGTGTGCCTAAAAGACATTTTTACCTCTGAAAAATGGTTAGTAACCCTATCTTATATGAGCGATGAACTTCAAAAATTGCGCCCCGCTTCGGAATAGGCATGTTAACGAGGCACCATGGAGGGGCTCTTGCGTCCGCAAGCCATGGGAATACAGGGTGACGGCCGTCATACCGGTCATGGACACCCCGGAATCCCTGGAGCTTTGCGTCGGTATACTCAGGCTCCAGACCGAAAAGCCTTACATAGTCGTCGTGGACACGGGGAGCGAGAGCCACCATCTCGAGCGAATACTCGACATGCACGCCGACGACCTAGAGGTCCACTGCGTCAGGCAGAACGGCACCCTGCACCCCTCCGACCCCGTCTGTGTCGCGCTGGACCTGGCGCAGAGCATGTGCAGGACCGAGTACATGTTCTCCACCCACTCCGACGCCTTCCTCATGAGGCGGGACTTTGTGGAGTGGGCTCTATCCATGTGCGGGGAGGAGGAGGCCGGACTATCGCCCGTGGTCGGCTACGAGATCAGCCCGAGGAACCACGACGACTGGAAAGGGATGATCAGCCACACCGCCACCATGTACCACATGCCTACGCTCGACCGCATAGGCTTCGGGTGGAGCATGAGGCGACTGGCCGCCATGTGCGGCCTCCCCAGCCAGGAGCCACACCCGGAGAGACCGAACTGGCCCGACACGGAGACCCTGGGGAACATGATATTGAGGGAACACGGGGTGCGAACCAAGATCATAGGATCCGAGGCCAACTTCACCAGGAACACCGACGAAAACATAGATCACGCAAGGAGCATAACGCTGGGCAAGCTATACGCCCCCGACTACCACCGAGTTGCGTCCGAATGGTTCAAGGACGCGATGGAAAAAGCCCGATCTAGGATCGAGGACTGGACGCGTAACGACGAAACAGGAGAAAAGTGAACGAGTACATAAACAACAAAAACCTAGAGCGACTCATAAACACATTCCAGGAGTCAAAAAGGAAGCAGGACAGGCTCGGGATGCTCATAGCCGACATCAGGGAGACGATATCGAGGAAGACGGTTCGGAACCTGGACGCCTCCCCGAACGAAGATTCGTTGAGTTCCAAGATGACTTCCTTGAGCGAGTGCTCCGCCACATACGAGGAATCCAAGCAGAAACTAGCCGTGGCCTTCTTCACCCTCTCCGAGAACATAGTCAGGTACGCCAAGTTCCAACTCATAGACGCGGACGACGCGATCCAGGAGGGGGCGATGATATGCTTCGACAAGATAAACAGGTTCGATTCGCGCAAGGGCAAGGCCTTCAACTACATGACCACCTGCATATTGAACCACTTCCGCCAGCTTTACAGAACCGCAAGAAACTACAACGAATTAAAGAAAAAGTACCTAAACCACATACAGTTCATTGAGGGGAACTCCGTATTCAAGAACGGAAGGCAGATGTTCGACCCGAACGGACACCATTGATTTTATCTAGCAAAGTCTATATAATGGCTCTATGAGCGGAACAGAACACATCGAAAGGCAGGAGCTTATCAACAAGCTCATAGCCAACGGATACGGTGACGTAGTCAAGGCCCTACTCGAGGACGAGAAAAAGGTCTACACAAAAAAGGGTCGCCTCAACAAGAGCGGGGCCTGCCGAAGGCTAAACCTCAAATCAAAGCAGCTCGAGGACATGCTCGCCGAAATGAGGAACCTTCTCAAGCGGGACATGGACTAGCAGCCTTCTATCCACGCCCTGTCGTACCGCAGCGTGAGCTCGACCACAACATACCCGGACTCGCTCATGTCGAGGTCGCCCCATTCTATGTTGTTGGGCCACGCGTTCCGTATCACCCACTTCTCCACCGTCTCTCCGCAGCCGTCGTAAAGCTCCAGATTGACGGTCCTCTTCCAGTTCCCGCCCGGCCTCTTCCATTCGGCCTTGTCGTCGCAGGTGTCGTACTGGTTCTTGAGCCATTCGAATATCGGATTCTTGTTCCTCTTCAGGTCGAACAGGGTGATCTGTATGGGCTTCCAGTCCGGCTTCCCGGCAAAGTATACTGTCTCGTTCAGGTGCTGCGCCTCTATCTCCTTGAAGCTGAGGCTTGGCCTCGCGGCCTTGTCGGGGGGGAGCATGCTGGCCCCCTCGCCCACCACGCCGTCGATGCGGAACATCCACCTGAACTTGCGTTTGAAGCACACGTCCATCCCGCCAAGGACGCCCATGCCCATGTTTCTGCCCATCGGTAAAAACCTCCCAGATATCCTAGTCGAAAACCAAACAAAAAAGGCCGGCGGGAATCCCCGCCGGCCTTCTCTTTGACCTCTGAATACGAATTAGTCGACCGAAGACCCGCCCATTCCCTCGCCGCAACCGCAGCACTTGGCCGTCGGGTTCTGGCCACACTTGTTGGTGTACTTGACGTTGGAGAACCTCAGGGTGACCTCGATCGTCATCTCGTCGGAAGACGCATAGTCAAGCTCTTGGAAGTTCACGGCCTGCGGCCAGCAGTCCATCAGCTTCCACTCCTCGAGTTCCTGTCCGCAACCGTCGTACATCGTGATGATTCCGGTTCCGCCGTAGCATCGCCTGCGGGACGACTGGGTCAGCTTCTCGTTGTCGAGGTAGTTGTATACGCTGGCCAGCCAGCCCCACAGCTCCTCGTTGCCGATACCGCTGAGGGCCGTGATGTCGTAGTACGTGACCGTCATGGACTGCCACGTTCCCTTGCCGGGGATGTAGGTCTTGGCGTTGAGGAAGTTGATCTCCGTCTCCTCGATCTCGATCTGCGGACGGGCGGCCACCTTCACAAAGCTGGCGGGGACTCTCTTGCCCGCGTCGCGCTCCACCGCGAAGGTCCACCGGAACTTACGCTTGTGGATGACGTCGTTGCCGCCCAGGCGGCCCATACCCATGTTAATCGGCATTTTCTTGTTCTCCTATGTTATCTATCAAAACTCGATCAGAAGGTGTCCGAACCAGCCTCGAAGCTTCCCGTCCTGTGGATGCTGAACTCGATGAACATGAACTCGACGGCCTTGGTCGGCTGAACGCCGATTCTGGCACGGAACTCGTTCCTGTCGATCACGTCGGGGGTGTTCAACTCCTCGTCGGCCTTGATGATGAAAGCCGTGAGGCCTCGGCCGACCTTTATGTCCTGAAGGATCGCCGTTGCTATGTCTACGAAACGCGCACGGAACTGCTCGTCGTGCGGCTCGAACAGCAGGGCCCTTGACGCGGCGCGAATGCGCTTCTCGATGACGAACATCAGTCTCCTGACGTTCACCCGATCGAGGGCGGTCGGCCTGCGCTGCAGGGTCTTCTGGCCCCAGACGACGAAGTCCTGGAAGTCGGCGTACTGGACGATCGGGTTGATCGCGTTCCTGTTGCCGTACATCAGGTCTCTTTCCTCGAGGGTCGGACGGCTGAACACGTCGGTGATGCCCGGCACCACGCCTCTGTTCACGCCGGCAGGTGCGAACCACGGTGCCGCTAGGGCGTCGTTCCTGGCGTAGACCGCCATCACGGAACCCGACGGCGGAACCCACACGTCAACGTTGTTGAAGGTGTCGCGAATCTTGACCCACGGCCAGTAGAGGGCGGCGAAGTCAGAGTCGAATCGGGTGGCGTTAAGCGGGTGAGCGCCGTTCTGCCAAGCCACGATCTCTTTCACGGTGAGTCCGAACGGAGCGTCGACGATTGCCAGCGCGTCCGTTCTGAGGTTCTGTACCATGTCGATGAGAGCGAGAACGACGTTCGTCGAGCTGTGGCCGGGTATGGCCACGAGGTCGAGGTCGATCTGCTCCGGCTCGCTGAGGGAGTAGATGCCCGTGTAGCCCCTCTGGTTGCCGACGAGGAAGTAGTCCTGGTCGTCCGGATCGGCCGGTATTCCGTCACTGCCACCCGAGAGGGTGTAAGTTCCGTCAAGCGGCGGCGCCGGGTTGGCCGAGTTGTCCGTTGCACGAACGTAGTCCGAAACGAGCGTGAGGAAGGTCTCGACGTAGTAGCGGCTCGTCTCGTCCTTGGACAGGTTGCCCCACGACTCTACCTGCACGCCGTTGTTGTACACCTCGAGGACGAAATTGCCCTCTCTGATGTTGTTCTTGACAACCACCTGAGTGGCGTTGCCCTCTATTCCGGCCGAGTCGGCCATTAGCATCACCGATACGTCGCCGTACCTGTTGCTGTCGCCGTTGACGAGGCCGTAGGTCGATATATCGGCGTCTCCGCTCACTCCCTCGGGCGATCCGCCCTCGGCGGTGATGTAGAAGCCCTGGTTCGTGCCGCCCGGCTCGTTGAGGACAGCGGGGTTGGTCGGGTCGATGAGCGGGGCGTCGAAGCCCAGCATCTCGAACACCGAGCTCTCGTTCTTGACGAGTAGCCTCGCGTCGTTTCCGGCGTGCAGCGTGCGGACGGACACGTATCCGGCGACCGCCACGGCCTCGAAACCACCGGGGACATCGCCCGCGGATATCTTGGCGTTGATCTCGTCAACCACGTCCGAAGCCGTGACACCAGAGTTGCTCTTCAGGAAGGACAGGTCAACGACCTGCACGACGTTGTCGATGAGCACGTTGTCCGTGCCGTCGACAACCACCTGGAGGTCGAACGACGACAAGTTGGTGAAGTCGTAGTTACCTTCCATGCTTCCGGTCATCTGGGCTACGGTCATGCCGTTGCCGAGTCCTGTCGGCCCGACATGCACGCCGCTGCCCACGTCGATTGAGGTCGGCCCGTAGAGAGCGTCCGCAACCGACACGAGCTCGAGGCTCGCGCTCGGGCCGAACGAGAAGGTCGTGCGAACGCCGATCCTTGAAGTCGTATAGGTGGAGGTGTACTTGTAGTTAACATACACCTTGTTGGCACCTGCCGACGACGACGAGGTCGAGGCGGGCAGGTTCGAGTTGTATGTGAGCGTCACAGTGCCGGCCGTGAGATTAAGCACGCCGTTGATGGCCTTGACGGTCGAGCTGGCGACCTGGCGGAAACTGAAGACGCCTGCGTCGTTCACGGAGAACGACTGCACGACCACGCCGTTGACCACCACGCGGCCCGTCACCGTACCCGCAACCACGTGGTTGTGCGAAAGCGTGAAAGTGGCGTCCGTGTCGATCTGGGAAGTGGAATGCTCCTCGGCCTCTACATAGCTGATCTGCTCCGTGGTCGAGAAGAACTCTATGCCGTCGACCGCGGGGTCGATCTGCATGTTGAGGTCTTCGGCGAGCTGCGACGCGCTGTAGCCGTCGTTCTGCACGTTCGGATCGGGATGGTTCTCGTCGGCGAGGGCCACGAGGGTCTTCGAGGCCAGAATGCCGTTGAGTCTCCAGCGGAAGTACATGTCCTTGTCGAGGCTGTACGGGCCGGCGGTGTCGGAAACGATTGTGACCTGGCCGCCAGCCGAAGGAACTTCGACCTCGGCGGTCTTGGCGCGCTCCCAGCTGACGGGGTCCGTGTCGGCGACGCGGACAACGTAGAGCTCAGAGGCCACGAGCAGGTACTGCTCGGCGGCGTATATGAGATAGGGGTCTCCCGCCTCGGGGTGGGGATAGCCGAACACGGTGTTCAGCTGCCTGCGCGAGCGGATGACCGTCGGGATGTTGATCGGCCCCTTGCTCGCGAAGCCAACGAGGCCGGCGCGGTGGAAGGACTGCTCAGGCGCGATGAAACTCAAGTCCTTCTCGGTGATTCGCACCGACGGCGAAATTGTGTTGGAGGGTGGAAAGCCCCTTAGGATTGCCATGACGTTATTCTCCCTTGTTCAATTCTTTACTTGTGATGTGCCTCGTCGAGATGAGCCCCATCTGCTCTGCTCGCCCGACGTACTCGGTGTTCCTCTCGTCCTCCAGGAGGAAGATGTTGTTCCCAGCACCAACCCCTGGTATGTTCAGCGTCGTGAACGATCTTGGCGACTTCCTTGACCTTATAAGCAGCTGCACAGGACTCTTCGTCTTGTTTTTGATCTCAATCATCCCATCTGCCTTTCTATGTTCTCGACGCTGTTCTCTATCCTTCCCAAAACATCCGATATGTCCTTCTCTTCCACGCTGTTGTGAAGGTCCACCTTCGTATTCAGCACGGACTTTTTCCGAACTATCGGCTGTGGTATATACGACTTTGCGGTCAGATTAAACTCGAATTTTATGATTCGCTGGTTCTGGTCGCCCGGTTCGTAATCCACGTTGTTCGCTACGGAATCTAGTGTGACTATTGTCTCCCACCTGACCCCTCGCACGCTTATATATGCAACTGGCGAGAATTTTACCAGAACCTGTTCAAGAATTTGGTCTATGTCCTCCATGTAGGCCGTCCAGGCCAGCAGGGTATAGGTCTTGTTCACGGGTATTCCCCTGGCCACGCCGAAAACCGTGTCCCTTTCCGCCTTCTCCTTGACGTGGAAGCCGGGCCTTCCTCCGTCGCTCCTCAACCTCATGTAGTCCAAGGCCTTGTGGTAGGTGTAGCGGCTCTGATCGAACTCCGTTCCCGACGAGTAAATGGCCATCATGGGCAGCCTTATGCGCTCGACCACAAGGCTGCCGTCCTTCCGCGTGTTGTCCTGCAGAATCCAGGCGACCGCCCGCTCCTGCGTTCCCCATATGATCGGAACCTTGTGGGCCTTCCCGTCCTCGTCTATCACCACCACGTTGCTGAAGAGGTCGAGCATGGCCTCGTCGCAACCGCGGAGGCTCTTCGAGTACCTGTACAGAACTTCACGCTCTGGGTTCCTCATGTCCTCGACTATCTGCCCGGTCTGCATTGGGTCGCACTGGGCGTCTCTGCCCACGCTGACCTTGGATGACGACCCCCGCTCCAACCAACCGGATCCCATGCCGACGGGCCCCGGGCAATCCCGAGGGGGCGGATCCACCCCCCTGCTCGTCTCGACGGGGCTGGACGGCTTGCAGTCGTTCAGGCTTTTGTCTTGGTGGTTCCCCGGATTAACGGGCATGTCGATCTCCTTTAGAATATGTAGGACTAGCGGATTGGAAAAAACATGAAACACTTCCCACTAAAGAAGAAGAGCTCCGGCCGCCGCCGAAAGACCTTCGTTCCCGAAGGCGTGAGGACCACCATGCCGAAGCCAAATTTCCCGAGGGTGGTCATGTGGGACGCCCACAAGCCGGGACGGCCGAAAGAAAAGCCGTCCGACGCGTTAAATAGGGAATGAGATTCTCCCGGTGGATGGAGTCGAAAGTACCGCGCGTCAACAAGGTCGGCCATGAGATGTCCGACAGGCTAGGATTGATCAGGGGCGCCAAAGCATGGAACCAGTCCGGGCAGGACTGCTACGAGATCGCATCCGCCGTGGCCGAGCGTTTCGGATACGAGCCAGCGCCGGCCCACGAAATATCGTCTAGAATGGACCAATACAAGAGGTTCTGGGCGAGCAAGAACGTCCCTTGGATCAAGGCTCCCGAGCCGAAAGCCAGCAGGGAGGGAGTCGCCAATTTCGTCGTGAGGGTCGGGGACGACTTCAGGCACCATGTGGCGTTCGAGTACAAAGGAAAAGAGTACAACTACGGAGCCGCAAAGCCAGACGGTTTCGAAGTCCTGTTCAGGGTCCCGCTGAAGCCCAGATCATGAGCGGTTGTTCAGGTCGTTGAGGTCGAAGTCCGGCTTCTTCTGCGTGACCTTGCCCTCGCCGGTCGTGACGCTCTCCTGGAACCTCTGGCAGAGTATCTGGAGCCTCATCCTGCTCCACAGCATCGTCTCGCCCATGTTGAGCTGTATGATCACCCAGTCCTCTCCCCTGTGGGGGCTGTGTATTCGGGATCCTATCTTCGGGGGATGGCCGACCTTCTGGATGACCTCCCTGTAGTTCAGGTCGAATATCACCTCGTCGGGCGAGTCAATGCCGAACGCGCTCTGGTAGTTCTGGCCCACGACGGGCTCGTAGCTCGCGTAGAGCGTGACCGGGTTGTTCGACCACAGCTTGCCCCTGTCCTCGCGGTACAGCCTGTCCAGCGAGCCCGTCTGTATGAAGACCTCGTAGTAGAATATCGGAGACCCGTATATCTTGATCCACTCGGCGTCCCAGTCGTTCCAGATACATCGCTCCGGGTTGTCCGGGTCGAACTGCTCCAGGCTCCCCGTCACCTTGTACGGCGTTCCGTCCGGGTTCTTCAGCATGTCTCCTCCTACACTATGTAGGGCCGGAGACGCGCAATCAGTTCAGCTGGACCTGGGGCCTCACGGATATCTCCCCGCCACCGGCCGGCAGGTTGAACGGAGCCCCGGGGAACTCCTCCGCCCACAGTATGCCCCCGGAGGTGTTGGTCACATAGTAGCCGTAAACGCTCTGACCCACATCGAACATGAAGGTTATCGTGGTGTTGTAGACGGCGGTGGTCACGCCTCCGTCCGTCGCCACAGTCCAGTTGGAGCCAACAAGCGTCTCGGAAGCGTAGCCCGATGCGTTCGCCTCGGTGAAGCTCGACGCGGTGAAAGTCTCGCCCGAAAGGCTCACCGAGTTGATGTACAGATGAAGAACCAAGTTCGTAGGGGCAGTCTTGTTCACTATGTACTCAAGAAGCCTACGCTCACCCTCGTCAGGAACCACCAAAGTCATATTGCCCCCTTCTTAATCTCGGCCGTATCGTATATAGTAGTTTGGAGAAAAAACCATGGCCATTTTGACTAGGGACGGAAACGTGTTTGTTCTGGAGGGCCCAAACCCGCTCGTCGAAAAGCAGGTGGCGTGGGACAAATCGAAGCTCGTGTTCCACAACTTCCAGTGGGACGAGATACGGCACAAAGGCCCCCAAAGAAAACAGGAACAGAACCCGGAAAAGCCCGAACGCCCCCAGCCGCCGATCGCGACATTCGAGAGCGCGCCGGAACCCACTCCGGCAAATGACCCGGAGCCGCAAGAGCAACAGAAAAGGGACTTCGACCTCCCGCTCATAAAATACAAGGTTCTCTGCCACTGCCTGCCGGCCAAGGTCGAGAAGAGGTCGGACCCTCTCTACGGCGAGTCGTGGACGAGGATCAACTACGGATCCAAGTTCGTATTCCCCTGCGTCATGATCTCCTCCCAAGACCTGCTGATCGAATTCTGGACGAGCGACCCGAGGCAGCAGATATCCGAGAAGAGCGTGATCTACCCCTTCTCCTACGAGGTCCACAACTCGCAGACCAACTCCTACGACAGAGTCCCGTACGACGACTACAGATGGTGGAGGGTGACTTCGAAGGAGCCCAAGGAGGGCGGCTGGCTATTCACGGCCGGGCCTAGCGACATGCAGCCAGACTTCTCGGACTAGATGTCGCGGAATATCGGATCGCCCTTCGGAGGCTCCGATTCGGGCACCACGTCTATCTTGAACCCCATCTTCGCGATCTGATCCTTGTACTGATCGACAGCCCGAAGGAAGCCGACCTCGAACAGGTCGGCAACGAGCGTGCTCAACCCCTCGTAGTCCTCCCTGACGACCGTCGTGGCCGCGAGACGCTCGACATACCTCTCGTTCCTGCGGTACCTTTCCTTGAGCACCTCGAAAAGGTACTTCTTTATGGCGACCGAATGGGGGTTGTTGGCGAAAGGGTTCACGACCTAAAAGAGAGAAGCATTGCCAAATAAAAGCGCCGCGTCCGTCTAGACGCGCCTCGGCCAAACCTTGTAGTACCCTATGACCGAAAGAAAGACTATGTTGGCGGCGTAGTTGAACATAAGGGGCAGCTCCATCTTCGGGAAAACGTACGCCAAGGTGAGGACCTCGCCCGCCCCCCACATGATGAGAAGCCCCCAAGTCACGCCCGGCGAAGACTTGGTGCGAAAAGACTCTATGGCCTGCGGCAGCCCGCAGAAGGCCAACAACACGGAACCGACCCACCCGATGGCTTCGATCAAACCCGTTTCCATGCATGTATATACCCCCGTCAGAGCAACAGTTAAAAACGGAGCAAAAGGGCGTGAAATTCAGCGAATGGCTTCTGTCCAGACACCATGATTGGCAAGAGTCCGCACTGTCGATGCTCGCCCCCTCGACGGGAAGGGGCGGGTTCGGAAACGACGACGAAGAAGGCGATGACGACGGGGGCGGAGACGAATGGGACTGGGAGCGCATGGACCGATACAGGTGGAATCTCTTCAAGTGGTGCGGCGAGACCGCGTCCATGAGGGAAATCGCCGGTCTTATTGGCGACTTCGTGGAAAGGCAGAATCCCAAAAAAGTGACATACCTGATACAGCATTCAAAATACCAGGGCGAGGGACGCCCAAGGTATTTGCTGCAACTCAGGTACCACTTTGATTTCGACATCTCTCCCGTCGAAGACAAGCTGAGGAAAATACTGGAGAGGTCCGACCTCCACAAAGTCCTCGGCAAGGAAAAAAAGGACAACTGGACGCTCCTGCAGGAAGAGGAGGTCAGAGACTACATGACATACATCATATGCTTCTACCTTACTCAAAATCACGATTCGTCAAAAGACAATTGGGCAAAGGCCGCAGAAGGATCCCCGCTTGACAGGCATTTTTCTTTCAATGTATGGAACAGACTCAAAAAAACATGGGCGTCCAAGGTCCTCCCTGAAATTTCAGAAATAGCCATCGGGGCCGCATCCAAGGGCAGGATAGAAAGACCAAAAAGCTGGCTGGACATAGGAAAGCCAGAGGTCAAGTCCGACATTTCCGAAATGCGTCCTCCTTGGGGCGCATCGACCTACAACTCCGAAACGAAAGAATTGGGAGCGTCGGTCACGGCGATGATACCCTTCGACTGGAACTACGCCAGATAGGGCTCCGTTCCCGTCCACTCGCCCTTCCTCTGCCCCCACTGCCTGACAAGATCCTCGGGAACCTCCCCGTAGACGAGCCTCGGCCTCTGCTTGTAGTCGAAAGGCACATGCAGCACGCAGACGATCCTGTTCGTACCCCTGAAGCCTATGGGCTCCTCCACCCGTGCGGTCAGGTTGAAAGGCTCGCTGGAATGGCGGAACGGGTTGGCGAGCCCCTTGAGCGTCCTCGTCATCTTCTCCCGCGCGGCCATGAAGTCCCTCTCCGCTTTCGACTTGTCGGGCACCTCCGCGTCCTTGAAGTATCTCTTTAGGTAATAGCCCGAATACGCAGCCTGCCTCCTCAAGGCCGCCTTGAAAACCTCGTCCGCAACCGCACCGACCCTCTCCTTTGCCATCGGATTCAACCCGATGTAGGAGGCCGTCCTGCTGAATACGCGATCCCTGTACTCCTCCCGAGCCTTCTCGACATACTCCTCGTACGAAGGGTCGCCGAGCATGGAGTACAGGTCGGCGACCTTCATCTCGTTGTTCGCGACCGTGGCCATGAAGTTGAGGTCGTCCTCGTCCGCGAACGCGGTCTTCGGCTGCATCTCCACCGCGACCAGGAGGTCGCCCTCCTCCATGTACTTGCGGTTCGCCCCGTTGGTGGCCGCCGAAAGCGCGGTCATGAGGTTCCTCGTCAGGTAGATGCCGTCGAGCGAGGCGCGGCTCGCGCTGTTGAACGAAGAGCCGGGGTCGTCCGCCCACGCCTTGCTCCTCCCCCTCGGCAGAAGCCCGTGGGACATGATCGAGCGCAGGTTCCTGAAGGCAGTGCCGTGGTACATGATCACCTTCGGCGTGCGGGCCTCCCGCAGAATCCACTCGGAAAACTTCATTTCACCCTCCGGAGCATCGACCAGTCGATCTCCAATTTGCCCTTGAAGCCGAGGTTCTTCTCCACCTGCCAGGTGAAGTACCACCCCCGCGGCAGTTCGTAAAGCCGCCCGCCAATCACCGCCATATTGTCCAGCTCGGTGGGGTTGGTCTTCGAGCCCTCGGGAGACTCGCTCCACTCCGATCCGTTGTCGTACTTGATGAGCCTGTACGACCTGTTGCACTCCAAAGGATAAGTCAGCAGGTAGCCGTCACCGTAAGCATGCTCAAGAGCGTAGGTCCTCGGGTCGTAGTGGTGCACCGGCTGGATGTCGTAGGTGAACCACAGCATCCCGCTCATCGCTCTTTCTCCATTCAGGTATAGCCTTCCCCCCGACTCTTCGGCGTCCCTCTCGAACGACCTCATGTCGAAACCCCTCCAGCACGTGATCCTGTGCGGTTCCTCCACGATTCTGTCGGATACCACCTTGCGCTGCATCTTGGCGAGCCTGTCCTTCAGGTCGCTTTCGTACCTCCGCCTGTCCTCGGGGTCGTCCATGTCGTATGTGGCCTTGTTGACCGGCCAGCGGTCGGTAACCTCCATGTCATAATCGAGGAACTCCCTGAACTTCATCGCGCCTCCACCCTCTTGAATTCATCCTTGCCCCGCAGGCGCTCGAGGAAGGAGCTCATTCGCTGGAAGGTGAAGACCCTGACCTCGTACTCGCCGCGCCCGTTCTGGGTCACTGATAGCACCCTGCCGCCCTCCTCCGATATTATCTCGGACACGGCCCGCGGATTCATCCCCCCGGCCGACACGGTTATGCTCCGCGTCTTCGTCACGGCGACGCCCGCAGACGCGATGGCGATGAAAAGACATGCGACCGACGAGTAGGCCAAAGCCCTCACCCACCCCCTGGGGCGGTCGTCCACTATCATCCCCATCTCCACCACCGGCACATAGTCCCCCTGCCCCCGCTCCCTCACGGAGTCCAGGTAGGCGGGGAGATCCTTCAAAGGCATGGGCCTGTCTTGTCGTTCCATACTCTGTCCTCCCTATCGTTTTCGAAAACCCCTCCGCACCGCCACCGCACCGCACGCGAGGCTCAACAGCCCCAAAAGCGGGACCTGGGGCAGGACGCACAGGAGCCAGACGCCCGCCGCGGCCGACAGAACGCCCAACGCCAAACCCACGCGCCTGAACCCCAGGAAACTCAGCAGCAGCGAAGCGCCCGCAACCCCCCACACGGAGAGCATCACTACGGCCGCCAACAGAGCTATAGATTCCATGAGCTCCCTCTTGCGGTACTACCGCCCGTTCCTCTTCTGGCCCGTCGCACCCACAACACCGCCGGCGACGGCCGCGGGAACCGTGTACTTATCGGGCGAGAACTGTGCTTTAGCAGCTGCCAACCTTTTGGCAATTTCTTCAGAGCCACTGTGTCCGTAATGTTTTAAATCTAATCTAGCACTTAATGGGGTAGGAGAAGACTGAAGCATTGCATTTGTTGCGTCACTTCTGTCTGCATCCCCTCCAAAAACGCCACCAAGAACTCCAGGTTTATACTCTCCCTGTAAAACTCTTGCGGCATCCCTATATGTGTCTCTCAAATCAGGACTGCTCGGGACGCCCACCCTAGTAAGCGACTCCGAACCTCCAGTACTACTTGCGTTTATGGTTCTTCCAATTCCACTGCCTTGGGCATGAAGATCTTTAGGGTCGAGACCACTCGATGCTCCCTTATTTTTCAATAATTTATCCGCCATTGAAACTGATTGATCACCGTAAACTTTGTGTCCGTCATCGTTGATGAAATAAGGGTGATTTACTTCTTGTCCGCCTTTGGAGGTTATTCGATCACCACTTGCCGACTTTCCGTTATCGTCCAGAACTATATTCTGCTTAACCCAGCTAAGAACTTGTGGGTCTATTCCTTGGTCTTTTATCTTTTCCATTATGAAATCTTTGACCTCATGAGTGATCTTACCTACTCCTGCGCCTATAGCGGCCCCTGCTCCCACGAGAAACAACATCCTTGCGACTTCCTTCGGGTTGCCCTTGGCCCACTCTCCTATTTCCTTCGCTCTCTGACCCAAGGCTCCTGCTATCTTGCTGCCGTATCCGGCGACGTTGCCCGCCACTGACCCAGCAGCCCCACCTATTTTCTCCCCGGCCCAATCCCCCCACGTGTCGGCCTCGACGAAAGCCCTGAATGACTCCAGGGCCGGCTTTGGTTGGGGAGCCATCGCCTGACCAACCTTGCCGGCGACTTTGGCGCCTGCGTCCCATGTGGCGTCGAACGCCTTGTTCGCGCCCTTCATGAGCGGCTGCTTCACGAAGTAGAGAAGAGCCGCGAATGGCACCGCCGCCGGCCCGCCAGTTATGCCGGCCGCGACCAGCGCAGTGGCCAAGGGCAGAGGCACGCCCGTCTTCTGCGACAGAGCCTTGGCCGCCCCTCCGGCCCTAGACAATGCCTGCTTGGCCGCATCCGCATACCTGTCGTAGTTCTGCTCCACGCCCTGACGGGCCTGCTGGTAGCCCTGTCCGTAGCCCTTCTTGAGACTGTCGAAAAAACCCTCTTCGTACCGCTCCAAAGCCCATTCATTAAAGGTTCGCATGCCATATATACACTCGGAGGACCACTTATGTCATGTAACGGAAGCAACACCCTCGCCATCAACAGGCCCAGCATGAGCGGCATGGCCAGCGCCCAGTGCAACAGCGCCTGCACCGCCCTCGGACACGCAGACCCCCTCAACAAGGCCCAGCTCGGCCCGAGGAGGCAGAGGGAGAAGGTCAGGGAGCAGATCAAGGACTACTGCCTCCACATGCTCGGCGCCCCCGTCGTCAAGCTGGAGCTCGACGCCCAGAACCTAGACTTCGCCGTCGACCAGGCCATGAAGGTCTTCGAGGACTACGCCGGCAGGGAGCACTTCCAGTACTACGTGTTCGACAGCGTCCCCGGGCAGAGCGTCTACCAGATGCCCCCCGAGGTCGGCGTCGTCAGGAATGTCTTCTACAAGGAGGTCGGCAACTACGCATTCCAGGCAAGCGACGTGGGAGGGGCGATACCAATCGAGTACTTCTACGCCTCCGGCAGCTACAGCTCAATCCAAGGAGGACTCATCGACCCAGTCCATCCCATATGGGGAAAAATGGGGGAGTGGGTTCAGTATCGGCAGTATGAACAAATGTACAGTAGAACGAGTTCTGCACTGGGGGGGTGGGAGTTCCTCGGTGGGCTGAATTCCATCAAGCTATACCCTGTTCCGTATAGAATACAGAAAGTTATGGTTCACTACCTCCAGAAGAACAAGGACTGGGCGGAAGTCTCGCAGGCTCTTCAAGAGGGGGCGTTGACATACGCCAAGGAGATTCTCGGGAGGATCAGGAGTAAATACCAGAGCGTACCCGGAGCCCAAGGCGCAGTTGCGATGGACGGATCCACCCTCATTCAGGAAGCCAGGGAGGACAGACAGAAGTGGTTCGAGGACCTGATCTACAAGTTCGGAGACCTGCCGTTCATCAGTCTTGACTGATTTTGTTGAAATGTTATGATGATTTGATGGAAATCGAAAAGGTCATCAAATCGATATTGGATTGTCTATCCCCCGATCTTCTCAAACCGAGTTATCGGGAAGAAAACAAGAAAAATCCAACCTTCGGACATTGCTATGTGGCTTCGGAAGTGCTATTCCATTTAATCGAGGCGGATATTCCCGGAAGATTTTCTCCATGGATCGGCAAAGATGACCAAGGCATCAATCACTGGTGGCTCGTCGACAACGAGGATGGATCCATAGTCGATCCCACGGCCGACCAATACATTTCCCAAGGAAAGATTCCGCCGTACGAACACGGAAGGAAGTTTTCCTTTTTGACCAAAAATCCATCCCGGCGCGCCAAGATTGTTATGGAAAGAATCAACCTCGGTCGCGCTGCCCCTCCCACCTGACGGAGTTGCAGTGGGCGAATGAGAGGGGTCTTTCGCGAATCTGGGACTGCGGGAAAGTCCGATGGGAGTACGAGGTCCAAGCCTCCTAAATTTGCCTTTCACCCATAAATACAGGGCGGCACAATCGAGGCTCAAAATGAATTTCAAAAGTTGGTTGGAGAGTTATAAGGACATAGATCACGAGAAGGAAAGCGAACGGATCCAGGGCATCAATATGACCGCCAGCCTTCCGTTGTCCGACAGGCCTCCCTTGGATCAGATTGGGGAACTGACGAGGGGTTTCCATTTGAATACGATCATAGGTCGCATGATGCAGCCGTGGGTCGTTGGTTTGAACTTTGCCCCATTGGATCGCGAGACAGCCGGCATCGATCCTTACAAGTGGCGTGTGAGCGACACGGACAAGCGAGGCAATAATGCCTACAAGGCGGCCTACGAATTGTTCAAGCAGGAGATCGCGAACGCAGTTTCTTCTTTGCCCTTCAAGACCGGCATGAACGTCGTATCGGGCAAGCCCGAGGATGTGCTGGCGAAGTCCAAGGACTTTTTTAGAGCCTACCAAGCAGAGGACAAGGGACTGATCGAGTCATTGGAGGCCGCGTGGAAGATATTCGTGGGCGTATTTGGTTTGCGCGGGAGCGAAACTCAAAAGAGGAATTTTCTGAACTTCATGCAGATAGTTCAAGAAGAATTCATGACCATAGGCGAGATGTTGCCCACGATGGGCGACGACCCCGGCTCCAGGCGGGTCAACAATTCATTGGTTAAGCGTTTGAATGGCGCTATGAAAAAGTTTGAGGCCATAAAGACTATTTGATCTCGCAAATAGGCACTATTTTATAGGGCGCGGGCTTGCACGAGCGGGAGCGGGTGCCGGGCGGCGACGTCGAGCTAAGCCCGTGTCCGGGCAACCGGACCGTAGGTTCGAATCCTACAGTTTCCGTCAAAAAAACGCTCCACGCCCCTAAATACGGCATGGAATTCAGGCAGTGGCTCGAAAACGAAGAGCAGGATAACGACGGCAAGTACTGGGTCCGCACCAGCGACCTGGGCGTCATGGATGCCAAGCTCGAGAAGCTAAACCGAAGGGCGGCCAAGCTCAAGATGCCTCCCGTCACGATGCGCAAACTGAGCAGCAAGGTCGACCGCGAGGTCGGCCCCGATGGCCGCCGGCAGGACGTGTCCAAGACGCAGATCGAGCTCGTGGGTGCCGCCCCCAAGCTGAAGGGATGGACATTCATCGCCCGCATAATGCACGGCGAGGGCGGCAACCTGATCATGGGCGCCCCGGGCGAAGAGGTCCCGGCCAAGTACAGGACATCCCCGCCCGCGTGCGACCACTGCCGCTCCAACCGAAACAGGAAGGACACGTTCGTGGTCCGGAGCGACCAAGGCGAGTACAAGCAGGTGGGAACCAACTGCCTGCGCGACTTCCTCGGCACGGAAGACCCCGCGGCCTACGTCCTCTACTTCTCGGAGCTGAAGTCCTTGATGGACGACATCGAAAGCGACTTCTACGGAGGGGGAGGGAGGGCGTCCAACGAGATTGAGACCCTGAACTTCGTCACGACGACGATCGCCGTGATCAGGAAGCTGGGCTTCGTCAGCAAGAGGTCCGCCGAAGAGAGGGGCGGCACCACCACCTCAAGCGACGTGTCTAGGTACTACTTCGACGGGTCCAAGGACGGCAAGAAGTTCCAGGAGGCAATAGACGAGGTCCGCAGGCCTGACGACAGCGACAAGGCGAAGAAGATGATCGACTGGGCCAGGTCGCTCAAGGACGCCGGGAACGACGACATGGAACAGTACATGTGGAACCTTTCCGTTGCGTCCGAGAAGCTCACGGTCGATCCCAAGACCGCCGGACTGATCGCGAGCCTGCCCATGGCATACGACAGAGCCAACGGCACCTCGTCCGTCGCGTCGCGCCCCGCCGTGGCCGCACCTCCGACGCCTACCCTCAAGGCCGGCGACAAGTTCGAGGGCGTCCTGACCGTGGAGAAGGTTCGCTCGTGGGAGAACGACTACGGCGTCACGACGCTGCACATCATGAAGGACGAAGCGGGCCAGACCTACAAGTGGAAGGCGTCCCGCGAGAGCCTGGACGAGGGATCGAAGGTGAGAATAAAGGGGACGGTCAAGGTCGTCGAACCCGACAAGTACAACGGCAACATTCCGACCGTAGAGCTGACGAGGTGCAAGGTCATCAACGTCGTGGTCGACGAAGAGCAAAGCAACTCCGTAGCCCAGAAAGCCGATCTAGAGAAAAGGTGGAAGGACATACTGGGAGTGGAGCGAGCGGAGGCCTATGTGACGATGGGGAGAAACAGCTACAGGAGGCTCTCCGACGAGGAGATATCCGACCTCGCAGTCACCGTGGCGATCAAGATGTTCAAGGAAAGAGGAGGGGATCCCGACCGCCTCTTTGAGGAACTCAAGAACAGAGGGCCGCATGAAATTCGTTACCTGTCCAGCAGCGCGGACGCGTTCAGCGAAAAGAACCTAGAAACGGCCATGAAATTCATCGACGGCCAGATAAAAACATTTTCGGATCTAATCCCCAAGGCGCAGGCCAACAAGGAAGCGGAAGGGGTCATAGAGAAGCAGCTTGGCGAATTCAATCAAATCAAGAAGGACATCGTCGATTTCCTCGCCGTTCTCCGATCGAGGCAGGTGTCCGACTCGCTGGCCGAACTGAAGGAACTGGCGGACAAGCTCTGGTCGATCCACGTCATTGAGAGCCGCACCAAGGGCAGGAGCGTGGAGACGGGCCGCTGATCACCGCCTGGCTCCCACTCTGTCATTCACACAGGCTTTATTCGGATCGGTCCCGCTGCCAATCCGCGCATTCTTGCTTTTTCTAAATATGTGGCCTTGCTCGCCTGGCCGGTTCGCGCTATACTGAGCGTAAGCCCGCAGAAACGCGGGTCCAAACATTTAACTTCTTAACTAGAAAGGCTGATTTATGAGCGACGATATTGACCGCCACACGCGGCACAGGATGGACGAAAGGACGGAGGAGGACTTCCGTACCGACATGTTCCAGTTCACCGAGAAGGAGAGGCTCTGGGGAGAGGTGCTCCAGCAGGAATTCGGGGCCCGACGCAGCCAGTGCTTGGTGGTCGAGAGCGGGGTCGACAACACCGGCTCCGTGATTCAAGGCAGACTCGCCAACTGCAACCCCGACAAGTTGTATGTGTTCCCGGGTCGAGCGGAGCAGAGGTACGTCGAGATCAAGACTATCCCGGAGGGGCACAACAGGTTCCACACCTTCAAGGTGTCGGCCCTGAAGGGGTGCCTGCAGTACGGGGCTCTCATCATCGTGCCGAAGCTGGATCACTATTTCATGTACGGCGCCAAGGCGATGGAGTTGATGCTTGAGCGGTGCGATGTCATACCGTTCTTCGGAGGCAAGCCATGCGTGCAGCCGTCGATGACCTTAATCAGGTGGATGGAGTCGCAGGGGTTGGTCCTCAGGAAGCGCTGGACGCCTGAGGCCCGCACGCTCATCGAGCGTTACAAGGCGACCCTTTTGGCAGACAGGATCACCAACCGCCGCATAGGTGCATAGTTTCATGTGGGCCGGCCGGGACAAATTCCCGGCCGGCCCTCTTTTGAACGAGAGGGACGAGAATGGAGGACGCCAAGAATGAGCGAGGTCGGATGCTGGATAATACCCAAGTCAATCACATCGAGTTGTGCGCCGGGTACGGCGGAATTGGTCTCGGACTATCAAGAGTTGTCCGAAATCTGCGCACAGTCGCTTTTTGTGAGATCGAAGCCTTCGCCGTCGCGAACCTGGTCTCTAAAATGGAAGAGGGACTCCTGGACCCAGCTCCTATTTGGTCGAATATCAAGACTTTCGACTTCGGAAAGTTTCACGGACTGGTGGACATCATCTCTGGCGGGTATCCGTGCTTCAAAGCAGGAACCATCGTCTGCACATATAGAGGATTCATCCCCATCGAGCAGGTCGTCGTTGGAGACATGGCTCTCACTCATCTCGGAAGGTGGCGAAGGGTCACCGCCGTCATGTCTAAACCTGGCGCCCCTGTCAGAAGGATCAAGGCGCAGGGCGTCCCGGGCATCGTCTGCACCGACGAACATCCCTTCTATACAAGGGACGGATGGAAGGACGCCAAGGACCTCAAGCGAGGGGACAGAATCGGTCAGGTGCTCCCTGAGGTTGTGGAGGACGACAGAAGCCCCGAGTTCTGGTGGGTCATCGGACGATACCTCGCAGACGGATGGAGACAGAAGCCTCCAACCCAGCATTGTGGAAGAATCACAATCTGCTGCGACCACAAGGAGGCGGACTTCCTCCAAGATAAAATCGCCGCCGCAGGGTTCCACTTCTATAGGAACACAGAAAGAACCGTCACTAGATTTGCCATCGTCAAGAAAGAACTCTACGAGTTCTGCGGACAGTTCGGATCCGGAGCCGCTGGAAAGCATCTCCCTGGATGGGTTCTTGGCCTTGATTCCGAACGGGCGAGGGCCCTCTGCAACGGCTACTTCACCGGAGACGGCCACAGAAGCCACAGATCAGGAAGTAAGTGGAGCGCCACAACAGTCAGCAGGGGCCTGTCTGTTTCTTTCGCCCTCCTCGCTCAAAGGGCTTTCGGAGTGGTTGCTTCAGTCAGAAAGCAGGAAGTCAAACCCAAAACAATCATTGAGGGCCGAACTGTCAATCAGCGACCCCAGTATATACTTACGGTTCCTGACCGAAATCGATCCGGAAAGGTTGAGGGAAACTACGGCTGGAAGTACGTCAGACACAACGAGCCATGCGGAGTTGCCGATGTATACAACATCGCCGTCGACGAGGACGAGAGTTACTACGCCGACGGGGCCATCGTCCACAACTGCCAGCCGTTCTCCGCAGCAGGAAAGCGAAAGGGAAAAGAAGACGAACGACACCTCTGGCCCTGGATCGCAGATGGCATTCGACTTTGTGAACCAAGACTGTGCCTCTTCGAGAACGTCGAAGGACACATCTCGCTGGGACTCTCCACAGTCGTCAGCGACCTGGAAGAAATGGGTTACGATGTGTCGTGGGGAATATTCAGCGCGGCTGAAGTCGGCGCCCCTCACCAGCGCAAGCGGGTCTTCATTCTCGCCGCGAGAGATGGCTGGATGGCCCTCGCCGACCGCATCGGACTCGAACGCCCGCGGGACGTCGCAGGGCAACAGGAATTCCCCGAACTTGCCCATATCGGTTCTGGAGAACGAAGCCGCGTGGCCGACGCCCCGCACGACGGACACGCAGGCGGGGCGGGGGTGTGTGCAGATAGGGAAGGGTCTGTACAGGCCGAGCAAGGCTCTGGAGGAGGGAAAGCTCGTCGGGGGCGCAAACCTCGCGGACGCGGTGACGGAGGGGTGGCCGACGCCTCGGACGCAGGACTCGAAGCACGGGGAGTGCACCCAGTACGAGCTCAACAGGGACAAGGGGAAGGACCTGCTCCATGTGCGGGTGGAAAGAGAGAAGATGTGGCCCACGGCTACGGCGAGGGACTGGAAGGACAGCCCGGGCATGTCGACGGTCTCGAAGAACCCGGACGGCTCCGTGAGGAACAGGACGGACCTCCTTCCCCGCGCCGTGTACGCGCTTGGCCAGCAAGGCCAGGACAACAGCAATTCTGGTGGGAGCCTCCCCGCGTCGTCGGGCCAGTCCCAGCAAAACTGGCAGACTTTTGCGCCAGGAACCAACTGCAGGGGGGAGACTCCCCACAGGCAGGTGGTGAAGGCTCTGGTGAACGGGGACAAGCTGAAGACGCAGTGCCTCACGGTGGACCAGGTGTTCGCGGAGGAGATCAAGGGCACGAACAAGCAGAGGGAGACCTGGCCGACGCCGGTGGTAACGGACAGCATCGGCTCGGGGAACAGGAACCTGGAGGGCTCGAAGGCCCACGCGGGGGAGAGCCTGACGGACGTGGTGAACGGCGGCCAGAAGGCGAGGGTCAGCAAGAACACGGGCAAGCTGAACCCCCGCTGGGTGGAGACTCTCATGGGGGTCCCAGTTGGCTGGACCATGCCGAGCTGTACCTCTCCTGTGACAATAGAACCGACGAGCTGAGGCTACTCGGCAACGGCGTGGTGCCGGCAACCGCGGAGACCGCCTTCAGGATCCTCCTCGCGGAGATGTGGCAAAAGAGCCTCGGCGGACCTTCGCCAAGGGACATATAGTCAATCGGCCGGCCCCCGGGAGTTGAACCCGTGAGGCTGGCCGAAAAGACCCGGAGCCGAAAGCCCTACATGTGCGACACAAGCGGGGCTTGTGCGTTCGGAACGGTCAGCGCCGAGCGAACCCAAGGTCTATTCAGACTTGATCTGGGGGGGCTTCCCTTAAGGGAAATCCCGCACTAATTTAGTGTATTACGCATCAATTCTGGGAGGGTTCGATGGGGCAGAACGGCAAGGGGGACAAGCCCCGCAGGAAGTCGGTCAACGAGGATACCTGGGCCAAGAACTGGGAGCGCATATTCGGCAAGAAGACGCCGGAGCCGAAGAAGTAGGCCCCGACCCATATATACCCCCATGAGATTCGGGGATTGGCTCGCCAGGAGGATCGACGAGAACACGCGATACAGCGTGGAGGTGAACTACCGCACCAAGTCGAGGGAGGTCCTGCGGGGCTTCGCGAAGATCGCCCTCGGCTACGTCAGCGCGGCCATGAAGAAGCGCGGGTACCATGTCAAGCAGGTCTTCGAGGAGGATCCGCCCCGCATAGTCGTGAGCTCGCGAAACTGGGACGACGGCGAGTGGGTCGGGATGATCCACTACAGGGTGGCCGACCAGTGCTTCGTCGTCTCCAACGGCTTCTACAACAGGGACAGGAGGACCGTCAGCGTGCAGAGGTCGGAACGGTGTTCCGACGACACCCCTGCGGAGATGACCAAGTCGCTTCTCAACCTCATGCACAGGCTCAAGGACGAGCCCGACATGCACAGGGAGAAGCTCAAGCCTGTTTTGCTCAAGAGGGGCCCGAAGAAGTAGGCAAGCCCAGGCCCCACTCCTCGTACATGTCGTATTCGCGTTCGCCGGAGGCCAAAATCTGTTCGGCGGTCGCGGGGGGGAGTAGCGAGAAGGCGAATTCGAAGAGGCCCTTGCCTCTCTGCATCGCCTCTTCCCTTTCCATGTCGAAGAGCGACCTCATGAGGGCCACGTCGTACGCCACGCACTCGTAGCATTCGGCGGGGTTTCCTCCCGAGTTCCAGAAGTCGTCCGACTCGAGGCGTTCCCTGTCGACGCGCCAGAATTCCCTGTGCATCCCCTGCTCGCATAGGCTCACGCATTCCCTGCATATGTCGAAGACTAGACCCACGAGCATCGGCGAGGCCAGCCAGAAGTTGCCCATCGTCCTGTACTCCAGCCCGTGAGGCGGCTGCCTGTACCTTCCGGGCGATCCGTAGAGCCTCCTTCTTTCCCTGGCCCCCTTGGACGAGTCCATCGCGATAGAGGCAAGGCCGAGAACGAGGTCGAGCACCCTGACGAGCATGACGGCCTCCTCGTGGGACGCTCCCATGGCCGTCCCGATGTGAACATGTCCCCCGGCCGTGCGGAAACGGCCGTTCCTCATGGCCCTGCGCACCTTGCCGTCTGGCACCATGCTCATGGAGTACGCGCAGTACTCCCTCTCGCATCCCGAACGCCTGGCCTCGGCGTGACGCACCTCGGACTCCGGAAAGTCGCAGCAAGCCTCCGTGGTCAGGCGCAATGGACTCACAAGGGCCGCGTACCTGGAGAGCGCCACGCCCGCGTTGCGGACCGCCTCAGGCCTTGCCTTGGCCGGAGGCATGGTGCACTCGGCCAGAACGTTGTCGTAGAAGAACTCGCATCCGTCCACGAACAGACGGCTCTTCCTGTCGCCTGGAACTACCCCTATGGCGCTCCTGGCCTCTCCGTGGCGGTCGCGCAGGATGAACTCTGGGTCGCTTCCGAAAGAGAAATCCATTTCGTGCCTTTCGAGGCAATAGAATGACCTTTTTTTCCAAAAAGTCAACCCCTAAATACGCCCATGCCAGCCCCCGACTCCAACATCATCAGCTTCATTCTTTCCGGGGGAGGATTCAACTCCAACCCGCTTCTGTCCTTGGGCGGGGAGCCCTCCGCATACCCCGTGGTCGGCAACATCAACGGTCTATTCTCCGACATACCCGAGGCCGTCGCGAAGTCCGGATCCACCGACTACAGGTGCGTATACATAGCCAACGCCGACGAGTCGTCCTTGCTAGTGGACGCATCGATATACCTTGATCTGCCCGATTACGGCGAATCGGACGTCATGGTCGGCTTGATCAGGAGTTCCGAGTCCCAGGTGGTGTCCGTCACGGGCCCTGTGTTCTTCGGGGCCGTGACTTTCTCGTTCGACGGAACCGAGTTCTCCGCCTTGTGGGGAGAATCGGCTGACGACTTCGCGACGAACCTTGTGTCCGGGTTTGACTCCATCGGGGTCGAGGGAGTTTCCGTGTCGGTCTCCTTCCTCGGAAACTCCCAAAAATTCAACATCGTTTTCGGCGGCGCGAACGAGAACAAGGCGCAGCACCTCCTGCAGGTCTCGGCAAACATGCTGGAGGGGGCTTCGACGCCGTCCGTCTCCGCGTCTAGGCAAACGGCCGGTCTTCCTATAAACTCCACCGCGTCGCAGATAGCGACCCCAGAGACCCCACCTGCGAGAGTTGAATTCATGAAAGCTTCATCCTCATCGAGGATTCTGGTGGGCACGCTGGCGCCCGGGGACAGCTTCCCGGTATGGCTGCGCAGGACGACGCCGAGGCTATCGGCATCGAAGCAGGGCGCCAACTTCTTCCTGCGCGTCTCCGGCACGAAAGTCGAGGCTTGAACTTGAACTGCCCATTGACGGGCAAGCCCTGCCTGAAGCACAAGGCCTACACGGTCACGGAGAAGAAGGACGACTACGAGAATTCGTACGCCGTGTGCGAGGACTGCATGCACCTCAGGGGCGAGGCGCCCTCCGCGGGAGACCACGAACCGTGTCCTTCGTGCGGCTGCGTCATAGAGTCGATCGTGGGCACCTCTCGCGTCGGTTGCGCCAAGTGCTACGACCATTTCTCCGAGCCGCTGGCGTTCATCATCGAGGCGGTGCAGGGCGGGGCGAACAGGCATTCGGGAGGCGTTCCGGAGTCCTTCAAGAGGAGGTCGGCGGAGTCCGTCAACGCAGTGGCGTTCGCCTCCCAGGTTCTCGTGGAGATGAGGGCGGCATCGCGCGAGGAGAGGTACCAAGACGCCATGAAACTGGAGGCGACGCTTTCCAAGGTCAAGGCCATCATTTCTCGAGCCGACGAAAGGGGCGAGCTCGGCCCCGAAGAAAGAGCCGAGCTCGCGGATGTGGTCTATGAACACATGTACCCGGGATCAGGAGAGGGCGTCTAGCACTCGCCTCGGGTCTAGTATCCCGAATCCCTGGTAGAAGCCCTTGTCCTTGAGTTCCTCGTTCGTAACCGGGACTGCGTGCTCCTTGAACATCTGGATGTAGTCTTCGTTCGACTCCAGCCTCTTCGAGATTCCGTTGCTCCTCACGTAGGACAGGACGAGCGCGGCCACTCCCGTGGCGAAGGGGGCCGCCATGCTGGTCCCGCTCAGGACGGCGTACCAGTTGTCCGGCACCGTGGAGAATATCCTGCCCCCGGGAGCCATGAAGTCCAGGTTGTCGCCCGTGTTGCTGAAGCTTGACCTGGATAGGTTTTCGTCTATCGAGCCTATGGCTATCGTCTCAGGGTAGTTGGCCGGGTAGTAGACCTCTTTGGTGATCCCAGCGTTGCCGGCCGCCACGAAGCACACCACCTTCTTGGAAAGCGCGTACTGAACGGCCTTCCTGACTTCCTGCACCGGGTTGGGCGATCCGAGCGACATGCAGATCATGTCCGCCCTGCCCTCGTCGACGGCCCACCTGATGCCCTTTGCCACGTCGACGAGGTTCCCGTTCCCGCTCTTGTTCAGCACCTTGACTGGTATGATCTTAGACTCCGGGGCCACGCCAACCATTCCTATCTCGTTGTTCGACGCGGCTATGATCCCCGCGACATGGGTGCCGTGCTGGTTGTCGTCCCACGGCTCCTTGCCAGGGTTGACGAAGTTGAAGCCCTGGACGAGGTTCGGGGCCAAGTCTGGGTGGTCGAGGTCGACGCCGGTGTCGAGCACCGCGACCCTCACCCCCTCTCCCTTGCTTTTAGCCCAGACCGCCGGCAGGTCGAACGCGGTTATGCTCCATCCGTACTTCTGGAGGGAGTCCTGTATCGAGAAAACCTCCTCCCTCTCGAAAGGGAAGAGGCTGCACTTCTTGTTCCTCCTGCTCATCTTGGCCTCCTCGCCCTGCAGCACGAGTTCCGCGGAGGCAGCACGGCCAGAGCCCTGTCAAGGCTGGTCTCGGTGGCCTTCCAGCTTCCGTTGTTGTACTTGGAGACCATCCAGTCGATGGCGTTGGAGACCAGAACGTACACTATGTAGTGCTTGATCGGAGAAGCTATCGGCCTCATCCAGATCGGCATGGCCTCCCTTACCGTGTAGTCGTAGAGCCTGTCTATGGCATCTAGGACGGTGGCCTTCTTGTCGTGTCCCGGGATTGCGACTTCGCTCATAAGGACCACGAGGTCGTCCAGGGCCACCATCAGGAAGTTGGTCAGCCTAGAAAGCCCGACCTTTGGAACCCAGACGGACTTGCCCGCCCACTGCGAGGACCATAGTGCCTTGTAGAATTCTATCCTTTTCTCTACGGCTTCAACACGGTGAACCAGACCCACGGGGTCGGCGTAATCCCTGAACATCACAACCTCCTTGTTGCTTATCTATCAATATGTATGGATTCATGCGATCAATTTTCGCTTGAGTCTTCCGGGGTGCCGTGGTTCAACACCTCCGCGACATGGCCGTTGTCCACTATCTCCCCCCAGTTCCAGGTGTTCGGGGGAAGGTCTCCCTCGTCGTACCTCACCTTGAGGATCAGGACTTGTTCTTTGGTCATATTTTGATGCCTCACACCAGATCAAGCATGTTGTAGTTTTTGATATGCTTGCCCATCGTTGTGCTCACCATGTATTGAACATCAGATTCCTTGAATCTAGCCATTTCCAATTCGTGCTTTAGTTCATCGTGAAATTCTTTGCTGTATTGGAGGTGGTACACTGCATCAACTATTCCATCAAGAATATGACTCGTGTCCTTACCCGAATCACTCATTCTTTGATACTGCCTTATCAGGTCTTTTAGGGCCAAAACATATCTTGGGTCGCCCTGTTCGCTCTTGGTGCCAAAGTATCTCTTCACGCCTTGAACATCTGCTCCTATATTCGAGGCGAGATTTCCGATTCCGGTGCCTATGGCACCTAGGATCGACTCGTTAACTTCAGATGATCTCACGGCCTGCTGGACCTCGCCAACCTCCGTCCAGCCGTCCCACCCCTTCTGGTCGTCGGTGCCGAGCATATCGTTGACGCTGTTCCACCAGGCCTGCTCGTCCTCGTTCATCTTCTTGTCCATCATCTTACCGCACTTCTTATCCCCTTTGCCCTTTTTGGCGAGGATGGCATCCTGGAGAGCCTTGGGGAGTTTCTTCTGGCCGGCGGTCAGCCCCTCATCTCCGTCCTTTTCGTCGTGCTTCTTTGTGCACACCGGGCAGTCGCAGTCGGGCTTGTGGTTCTTCGCGTGGTGCTTCTTGCCCTCGCTCATGTACTTGCCGCACTTCTTGCAGCCGCCGTCCATGTGCTTCTTCATTCCCTTCTCCATGCCCTTCTTCATCATCTCGAGTCCCTTCTTTACCTCGGTGAGGGCCACCTCGTCGTCGACCACCTCAAGCAGGTCTTCCAGGTCCGACATGACTTCCGACCACTCCTTCTTCGACTTCTTCTTCATGAAGGAGAAGTCCTTCTTCTCGTCCTTTTCTTCCTCATCGGACTCCTCTTCTTCGTCTTCGTCGTCGTCATCTTCCTCATCGGACTCCTCGTCGTCGTCTTCGTCGTCCGAATCCTCGTCGTCGTCTTCGGTCTTGGGGTTGTCGACGACCTCATCCTCTTCTTCGTCCTTCTCTTCGTCGTCGCCTTCCATCTTCTTCTTCATCTTCTTGGCTTCCTCGATGGCCTCCTCAGCTTGAGCCTCGATCGCAGCCTCGGTGCCGTTCAGTCCCGACTGGCTGACTATTCCGCCGACCGTGCCTTGGCTGCGGAGGCCGAGGTTGAATGCGCCGTAGAGGGACTCGTTGAGGAGCTTGTATTCCTTGTAAGAAAGCATGTTTTTTTACCGTCCTGTTTAGAAGGTGACCGTGTATATATGCCGGATGCTAAAATTTTGCCGTGTAAGATCGTCGTTCCTTTCCGTCTGCATGTGCCTTTTTTTGGCCACAATGCTTGCCCTTTCGATGAAGGCCGGCCCCAAGGCCACGCCGGAGACCGATCCAAAAACCGGTCCGGTGGTGGGGGTGGCCTTCAGGAACGCCAGCGCCGCGGGATTCGTCGACATCCAAGTCAGAGTCGACAGGACATTGGGAGGCGAGTTCAGGGCTTCCGCGATGGGACACGAGCAGGCGGCGGTAGCGTTCGATCCCGCCCGAATTTGGTTCTGGATAAGGTCGTACAACCCAAGGCGTTATTACCTTTGCAACTCCGAGGACGCCGACCGCGTTGGCTTGGCCCCCGCCCTTCGCCCGCTTTTCATGCGATGCGTGTGCGGAGCCGAATTCCTGTGGAGGGAACACCCGAGGGACGGAGAGATGAGCATGGAGGACGGCGAGTATTCGGTCGTCGTCGTATTCGAAGAAGGCTACCCGAGGCTCCAGCGGTACCTGCTGGACGGCCGCGAAGTCCTTTCGCTAGAGTTCATAGAGTACCAAAAATCGGCGGGGCTGCTGTTCCCTAGTATGATAAGGCTTGAGATGGAGGGGTCTTCGCCGTTGGACATTGACATGGGCGAGGTCGAGATCAACCCGCCTGACGCCCCAAAAACCGCTCCTCCCGAGGGCATCAGAAGACATGTGCTTCAGCCCTGACGCTTCCTGTTGCGGAGGGATACGAGTATCCTCTTCCTCTTCTCTATGTCGTCCTTCCCGCCGAGGGCGTTCCTCTGTTGCGAGGTCGAGTTCTGCTGTAGCTTCTCCCTCGCGGCCTTAGCGAGGGCCTGTCGCTGGCTGGTCTGCGTCTGCACCTGCCTGGCGTTGACGGAGCCCGGAACCGGCGGCCGTATTGCGTTGGACCTGACGTTGCTCTTTCTACCGCCGCATCCGCATCCCATCAGGAATTCACGTCCTTCTTCTCGATGTTCTGGATGTCGAGGTCGGCCGTGGCCTTGCTCGGGTTGAAGTACTTGTGGGGGTACTGGCCGTGGACGTACGCGTCGGGGTAGTTGGCGCTGAGTCCCGTCCTGCGGGTCTTCTCCTCCACGGTCTTCTTCGGCTCGGCCGAATCGGTGAACGTCGGAAGCTCCAGCTTCTCCTCTTTCGTCCAGTCAAGGAATGATTTCATCTATGTCTCCAAAGTTTCGGGGTCCATCTATGTAGACTTCTCGCGTCGTTTTTTTTGCGCCGGGCATAGATATCGGATACTTGATCGGGGGTTTGCCAATGCTGGATTTCAAGGAATGGATGTTGCTGGACGAGGTCAGAACGGGGGTCTACGAGTCCGTCCTGGCCGAGGCGGCTCTTTCGGAGGCCCTTGTCGCGACGCTTGACTTCTACAACAAGGCCGTCCGCCTGGTCCTGGAGGACTCCTCCGAGGATGACGAAAACGTCGAATTGGAAGACCCCTTCTCCGGCAGCGAGGACGCGTCTCCTAAGGCCGTGTACAGCCATGAAGAGGAGGAGCCTGCCGCCGCGGGACCGAAGCCCGCGGAACAGGAGAGCGAGTCCGAAAACGTCGCCGAAGCGAAGAAAATACAGAACTTGGCTCGCGCCGTCCGCTGGGGGGCGATGCTGGACAGGCTGGAGGCCGTAAACAGCCTCAGGAGCATCTACGAGAAGGAATGGCTACCGCTCATGGGCCGCCGCCGAGAGGAGATAGCCAAGGAGTACGAGGCGGCGACCAAGTCCGCCTCGTCGGACGAGGACGCCAGAAGGCAGGTGGGCAAGAAATTCGGGATGTCGACCTACGAGGTCGGCAGGACGCTCGCGGGCATGCACAACGAATGGTCGGTGATCGAGGAGGCGGAGGACGATTTCGAACTTCCAGATTTCGACGACGACGCCGGGTCGCCGCCAACCGGTGGCACCGGCGTCGCTGCCGGCGGAAAGACCTCCTTCGAGGACGACCTGAAGAGGGTGAGAAGAGCCGCTGAGCCCCTGCTCGTGAAACTGGGGTACCTGAGCGAGGGCGACCTCGACGAGAGCGACCTGTACGAGCGGCAGAAGCTTCTGGACAAAGCCCTGAAGGGGGCGTCTGAGGAGACGGGCAACGAACCGCCGAACAACGAGCTGACCAAGAAGCTCAAGGACGACCCGAAGGCCCGCTCGGCCGCGAGCAGGGAACTCCAGGAGGCAATACACCGAAAGTTTATGCGAACGGCGGAGGGATCATGGATGGCCAATTCCAAGCGCATGGGTAGCATGGGCAACGACTCCGCCGGGACCAAGGGCGGCAGGAGAGGCTCGATGTACTTCCAAGGCGCGGAAGACGTGCTGAACCAAGGCATCATGAGCATAATGCGATCCCTCACGGTCAGGAGACCTAACCAGGACATGGTCGCCCCGCCTTGGGACGAAGACCTCACGGTTCTGACCGCCGACAGCGAGAAGAACCCCGGGGCGGTGCTGGGTACGGTGGGCGCAAGGATGTCCGTGCAGGCCGCGACAAGGGATGAAATCAGAGGAAGGAACAAGGCCGCCGGCCAGAAGACAAGCTCCGGGGGGACGCCGACATACCTTGGCGCGGGAGCCATGCAGGACGACGGGACGCAGGGCAGCATAGACCCCAGCGACTTCAGAGCTCAGGACTCACTGACCAACGCGGAAAGGGCGGAGACAAGAACCGACCTTTTCACATCGTTCAGGGACGCCATGAAGGAACTCAAGGACAAAGATCCCCTGTGGGCTATGCTCGTTTGCCTCAAGCTCGACCTCAAATGCGCGCCTGACGGTTCGATGCCGGATCGCAAGGCACAAGAGATATTGAGAATCCAGGCGGCCCTGCCCTCCAGTCCTTCGGCTCAAACACCGGAGTTCTTCCTTTCGAGGCTAGGACTCGCCGACATGAAACGCGGCGAGGCTGACAACGAGTTGACAAGACGGGTTCAGGCCGGAGGATACTGGGATCGCATGAAAGATCTCAAGGGAAGGACCGCCAGAAGGTCTTCCCCGTCCATGCCCGACGGAACTCCGATGAAGGACAGGCCGGCCGATAACGCGGCTTTGGCCAAGGAATGGGACAAGTTCAAGGCCACCGTAAGGGACGCCGCCGGGGAGGCGTTCAAGTGGATCGCCAAGAGGATGTACGAACTCATCGCGGAGCGCAACCAAGACTTCGCCAGGCCGGTCGGCCAGAGGGCCCCGACCTCATGGGACATGGGCAGGTTCCTCAAGGCCCAGTTCAGGCCTCCTTTGGTCAAGATAACGGAATCCCGCCCGACCAGGGACGAACATGAGATAAAGCTCGAGTTCAAGGAAAGACAAAGGTCGCGAGGTCTTTCCGGGGAGACGGAGGACGCCTACGTGACCACCAAAGCGTGGGACATCCTCGTGAAGGGCAACGGCATCAGCATGATACAGGTTTTCCCTGAAGGATTCGAAGACAACGAGTTCGAATTCTCCATACCTTCCCCGAAGGCATGCAAGGTGTGCGGAGGCTCGGACGATAGCTGCGAGGCTTGCGGAGGCGACGGACTCGCGCTCGACGCGAGCGAGCTCCGAGACCTAGAGTACAAACTGAGGAACGTCCTCATACGAGACCAGAGGAAGGTCGGCAAGCAGTCCTAGTCTGTCCTCTTGGACGCCCTTCTTATCCTCTCGTCCTTGTCTGCATCGGAAGCGGACATGTACTCGTCCGGCACCATGTGCGGGACGCGCTCCCAGTAGGCCCATTCTTCCTCGTTGTTCGGGCTCTGAAAGACTATGTTCTTCTTGAGATACTTGACGACGATCTCCTCGACGCGCTTTTGAGTGAGGCCGCTCTCCTTGGCGATCGCGGCCGTGCTTCTCCACTCGTACTTGGGGTGGCGCGCCAGGCTCTTGAAGAAACGAGCCTCCTGGTCGCCCTCCGGCGTTCCTTGGGGATAGACGTCCGTCCATTTCTTTGGTCGAATTTTCGACATATTCGCGCCTAGATACTCACATATATCGTAGTCGGGAACAAAGAGGAATTCAAAATGAAAAAGTCGAACAGGAAGACCAACAGACTGGAGCGGGCCGACCAGAAGCGCAGGGCGGTCGCCTACCATCAGGCCGGGACAGGCATGTACCTGTTCAAGAACCGAAGTTCGGTGGCCTCTCTGGAGCTTCCCAAGCCCTCCGCGGACGGCAAGAAATGGGTCGAACCCGGCCAGACATGGAAGGGGGACAGCTACTTCCTCTCCATGGTGCCGAGGGAGGCCGTATTGGTGGAGAGTTTGACCGAACAACATAAGGAGGAACCAAAGATGCAAGAAAAGCTCATCCTAGACCAGCCCGACCAGATCACTTCCTCGGGCAAGGTGGAGCACGCGGTTGATCAGAACGAACTTCCGATCAACGAGGTCGCCCCGCTAGAGTCCAAGGCCAAAGAGAGGCTCATCACCGAAGACCCCCTCGCCGGCGTCACCATCATAAGAGACTGAAGCGCAGGCGCGCGGGAAGGAGGCCTTCATGAAGGGAGTGGTGTTGGCTGGCGGGACGGGGAGCAGGATGAAGCCCGCCACTTTCGTGACCAACAAGCACCTGCTCCCCATCTACACCGATCAGGGCGCCATACCCATGATCTTCTACCCGATCAGCACGCTCGTCAGGAGTGGCATACGCGACATCCTGATAATATCCTCCCGCGAACATTCCGGGCCGATCATACAAAACCTCGGGGACGGCTTCGCCTTCGGAGCGAGCTTCACATACAAGATACAGGACACCAAGAGGGTCGAGATGGGAATTGCTTCGGCCCTGAAGCTCGCCAAGGGATTCACCGGGGACGACCCGTTCGCCGTGATACTCGGCGACAACTTCTTCGAGGACTCGTTCAAGGAAGACATCCTGTCCTTCGGCCGCGACCAAGACAAAAAATCGAAGATATTCCTGAAGGGCGTGCCGGACCCGGAGCGATTCGGCGTGTACCACGAAGGCTCGATCGAGGAGAAGCCGGAATCCCCGAAGAGCAACCTCGCCGTCACGGGACTCTACCTGTACAGGAGCGAGGTGTATGGACTCGCGGAGTCGCTCAAGCCTTCGCGACGAGGCGAACTGGAGATAACGGACATCAACCAGCACTTCTGCTCGACAAATGAGATGTCTTCTAGGGAGATAGATGGATTTTGGAGCGACATGGGGACGCCCACGAGCGTCCTGAGGACGCAGGAATTCATCGGCAAGAGCGGACACCAGATAGAGGCGTCGCTCTAGGTCCTACCGCACTTGCGGTCCTTCGGCAGATAGGACCCGACCATGTTGAGGAACTCCTCGGACGAGTCCTCCGACATCTTTATTCGGTAGTTGCCCCTCTCGAGGAACACCGAGGACTTCCAGTCCAGGCTTTCGAAGTACTGAACCACCGTCTCCGTGCCGTCCTTGCCCCATATGTTCGTGTTGATTACGACGTTCTTGCCCTTGCACTTGCCGGAATCTCCGAACCACACGGCGATGCTGCTGTCGTGCAGTAGGTTGAGGTCGTCGGGCCTCAGTCGCCTGTCGCCGCCCTCGTAGAACATGTCGTAGAACTCGTTGAATATAGGGTAGCAAACGGAGTGCCACCTGTTCGTCTTCTCTATGGTCATGGGGGACTGCGAGGCAAGGTCCCTCAGCTGGTCTGCCTTGTGCTTGAGCCAGGAGATGTCCTTGTCCCTCATCGATAGGTAGCAGTTCTTGCCCTTCTTGGGCTTGATGATCGAACTTCCTCCAAGAATGGTTCCTATTATGAGGAACCTCTGGGCGGTCGTTACCTTTGGGTTTATCATGTGTGTCATTGTTTTCCGAACCGCCTCCAAAACGGAACAGGAACAAGCCCGAGGACGAAACCCAAGCCCAGGAGCTCCCGTGGGGTCGGATTTTCGTCCCCGGCGTCGCGAGGAAGGGGGTTCCCGCGATCGTCTTGTTGAACTATCTAGTGTGGCCGACTTTTAATTTGCCCTGCGCCCCTGCACCAGAACACCAGATTCACGCAGTATTTTTGCCATTTTCATAAGGTGTTTGCACATCCCGGGCGACTCACCTGGGTTGCTTGATCCCGGCCGAAGTATCGCCTCGTACTTCCTGCCCGCCCGCCCGTACAGAGATCCGTCCTCGCCGTTCCAGTGCCGGAACCTCCACCTGAAGTCCTCGCACGTGCAGCGAACGAGTACGCCGTTCTCGGAGAACGACAGGCGATCCAGGCCGACCTCCTCCCCCTTCGAAGTCATGACGGGCACCGCGGCCGACCCCTCTCTGTACTTGACGCCCTTGAACAGCATTATCGACTCGTTCTTCCTCCCCTCGTTGTTGACCACGGCCTTTACGAAAAGGGTGCCGAGACCGCGAAAGGGAACCCATCGCATGCCCTCGACCCTCACCGTGTCCGTGGAGTTCTGCCTCTTGGTGGTGTGCGGGAAGGCCTGCACGGCCATGTCATAAAGGTCTTTCAGGGAACTCTCCAGCCATATGTCCATAGGTGGTATATACATTCCTCCCATAGCTATCTTAATTCATGGGAGACAGACTCATAGACACCGACATACCGCCCCCGGACGGCAAGGGCGGCTTCAAACACAAGTTCCAGGTGATGATGCGCCCTCTGGGGCCAGACCCGAAGAACGACGGGGTGGAGAAGGCAGTTTTCGTGGACGGCAGGAAACTAGACTTCTCAATAGACATCCTGCGTCTCCTAGAGGCCAGGCGAATGGGGCCGACCACCCTGCTGGAGGAGCAGAGAAGAATAGAGAGGCAGTTCATAAATTCCGTCTCGGACGCAATCGGGAGGAGAGTCACCACGGAGGAGATAAAGCGCGCCGCCGTAGAGGGATGGATATGAGCAGCAAGGAGGGGTACGGATACGAGTGGGACGCGATGCTGGTCGGCGGGCCCGCCGACGGATGCCTTGACAGGGCCATAACCATAAACGGCAACAAGCCCCCCAAGACGGTCATAAGAGTAATGGACGGCAACTCCATGAGGAGAGAGAGCCTCGGGGAGAAGCTCATCGAGCATCTGACGAGAGACCAAGTCGAGGGATCGCAGAGGGTTGCCGTCTACGAGTTCAGGTCTGTCGGAGAGGACGACAAGTGCATCTACGACTATACGGGAACCATGACCATGGACGACTACAGGGACGCCCACCTGCCCGAGTCCAACCTTGAATGAAATGCCGAATCAGCCCTGCGGAGCAGGAGGCTGCTGCCCACCGCCAGCGGCTGGAGCCGGTTGCGGCTGTCCCCCGTCATTCTGCGGGCCCGCCTGCGGAGCCTGCCCGGCGTCGCCTTGGTTGTTCTGCCGCGGGCCTTTCTGGGGCTGTTCTTTGCTGGCCGAGTCGATGACGGCCTTCATTGCCGCAAGAACATCTTGCCTCGACCCCTTGCCGTCCTGCTCGAGCTCCTCGGCGATCTCCATCATTTTCTTCTCGACGACGGACTTCAAATCCATGTCCTTCTCGCCTTGCTTGTGCTGAGGCTCCGAGACGCCAGACTGATCCGCCTCGTTTTCTTCCGCCCACCTCAGGAAGGACGGGACAGAAAAGTTCTCTTTGGCTATCGTCTCATCCTCCGGCACTTCGATCTGCTTCTCGATCTCCCCGGCGCTGATGGCCGAGCCGGATATTCCCGCCACTATCTTGGCCACAACGGCGACGAGCTCCTTCTCCAGCTCCTCCTTGGGCATTGACTTGTACTGCTCCATGTCCATTATGCGTTCTATCTTGGGCTTTAGTTCCCTGCGCAGATCCGAGTCGATGTCCATTCTCTCCGAACCCATCATCCTAGCGAACTTGCTGACGTCCACTCTGCTACCCTCTTCGTCCGACCCCAGCTCCTTCGCGAGCGAACGAGTGCTTATCGTCTGGCCGCCCATCTCGGCGACCGTCTGCGATATGACCGCCTTCATCCTGTCGAGCATTTCGTCCTTGGGGAGGGAGCGGAACTTCTCCATGTCCATGATCCTGCGTATCTTCGGACGGAGCTCCATCTCCAGATCGCGGTTGACCCTGACGGTGCTTGAGTCCATGTACCTGGCGAACGCGTTCTTGTCGAAGTCCTCGCCTAGCACGCCGCGCTCCGCCATCCATTCTTTTATCGACTTCATGCTTCGACCCCTTTTCATTATGTCTTGTCGCCCGTCTTGATCATCTTGTCTTTCTTTGCGACGGATTCGCCGTCGGACACCATGCCCTTCAGCCTTTCGACGCGGCCGGACAGACCCGTGATCTTGTCCCTTCCGACGCCCAGGAGGGCCGCCATCCCCTCGCTGTCCCCGCACACCATCAGGAAGTCCTCCCAGAAGTCGTTGCCCCTCTGTAGGTTCATCCCCTTCCTGACTATTTCCAGGGCCTTTTCCTCGTCCCTGTCGTCCGTGGAATCCCTGTATTCGCTGAAGCTGAGCATGCGGTATCTATCCCCGCCCCTCAAAAATTGACCCAGAGGGACTCGTTGCCCGCCCCCGGCACGCTCCTCCTGTTCCACTGGGCGAAAAGACGCCTGTACATGGCCGAGTTTCTGGCGCAGACCGCCACTTTGCCCCTGAAGTCGCGGACCAGTTCGCCGAACTCCGCGTGGAACTCGGAGGTGCCCGGGTCCATCGCCGGAGGGTCGCAGAAGACCAGGCATCCCTCGTGGTTGAACGCCCGAAGAACCTCTATGGCGTCCCTGTTGAGGAAGAAGACCTTCCTCACCCTGGAGCTGACGGTGGGTATCCGGTCGAACAGGTCGCACCAGCAGTCCCTGCATTTCACCTTGCCGTCCCTCGGCAGGTAGGTCTTCTTGAGGGCGCTCTTGCTCATGTGACGCAGCACGAACTCCCTCACGGCCTCGTCCATGTAGTCCCCTCCCGAGGCCTTCGCGTAGCGGTCGAAGGCCGACCTGGAGTGGTCGATCCTCTTGACCCTTGACGAGAAGGACGAGTGCTCGTCTCGGACCGCCCTCCAGACGCTCACGAGGCTCGGGTCGGCGTCCGACGCCACCTCCTCGACGGACTCCTCCTTGGCGAGGAGCACGCTCCCGTCGCCCAAGAACGGCTCCAGGTACTCCATGCCCTGGTAGCCCTCGGGGAACTTGTCGACGATCCACTCGGCGACCTTGTGCCTACTGCTGCTCGCCTTTACCACCGGCTTCAGACTCATCGCCCCCCCTTATATGGATCGCGTTCCCGCAAACGCTGCAGAAGAGGTCGTAGTTCCCGTAGCCGAGCCTACCCTCCCAGAACCACCCCTTTAGGGCCTTCTTGGCGCAAAGGGTACACATGGCCCGCATGACCGCCTCCTCCCCTTCCCCCTCGAGGAACCAGTAGCTGTCCTGAAGAATGAGCGAGGCCATGCCATACCGTAGTAAGGAAAACGTCACATTTCGCGACGGATCAACTAGATAAGGCCATGAACTCAAACGCCTGCTCGGGTACCGCACGCATCACCAAGGGGTCGCTTCTCTCGACCATGGGCTACAAGGCCTTCGAACAGCCCTCGGTGTACTCCAAAACCCTGTCCGAAGAAAAAAGGGACAGGGTGCTGAAGGTCGTCGCCGACAGCGGCGGGAACCTAAACAGGGCCGCCGTAATACTGGGGATCAAGGCGTCAAGCCTGAAGAGGTGGATCAAGGAATGGGCCTCGCCCGGGACGCCCTCCGCGGACGGCGCCTCCAGCAGCCCCACCCGCAACTTCTACGAGCGGATAGCCTCTCCTTGGTCCATAACGGCGTTCGACCCCTCCACCAGAGAAGTGTGCATAGAGATAAAGACGCCCTCTGCCACAAACAGGCTCCAATACACAATACCGAACCAACGAGCCTCTGACTTTTAACGCCCCACCCCCAGACCGCCCAAATTGAAATTTCCGAGGGGGAGCTTTGCAAACCAGCCCGGCACAGCTATGATACGCCCGTAGCCGAATGGTTCGGCACACACTCAAAGAAGGAGAAGAGATGAGAAGTTTGATCGCGATCGCCCTCGCCAGCGTTGCCGCCGTGGCATTCGCAGAGACCCAGTCCCCCACCCCAGCCGACGGCACCGTCAGCGTACTCGCCAGCAATTCGCAACAGCAGGCCTCATCGGCGCCCGCCGCCTCCTGCTGCGAGACCGCCAAGGAGGTGAGACTCGGCCCGTGGCAGGCCCGAAGGCTTTCCAAGCAGGCCGAACGACAGGAGGCCCGCGACTGCCGGGACTGCTGCAAGGGCAAGTGCGAATGCGACTGCTGCAAGAAGAGCAGGCCCACCGCCATCGTCACGACGAAGGCCCGTCCCGCGTGCAGCTGCTGCCAGCAGTAGTTCGCACCAACGAGACGAATCAGTAGAGACCCCGCGGGCGACCCCCGCGGGGTCTTCTCATTTGAGGAACTTGAGCTTGTAGACGGTCCTGTATGTCAGGGCGATGACCTCGTCCATGATGTTCTGGAGGTGCGAGTCCTTCAGCGAGTCCCTGCCGACCGCGAACAGCTTGGCACAGTCCTCCAGGTATTCCACCGCATTCGCCACCGAACCCACCTCGAACTCCGCGTCGCCGAGCAGTCCGTACTGGCCCTGGTAGGTCTCCACGAACTCGTCGACGAGGTCCAGCAGGCCGTCGTAGAACGAGTTGAGGGCCTTGTGTTCCGAGAAACTCTTGGACTTCAGATGGCAGTTGTGAGCCACCTGCCTTGCCTCGAACATCTTCTGAACGAGTCCTTTGGCTCCCTTAGACTGTTTGTATTCTTGTAGATTTAGCATGATCTAAATTAGCTCCTAGATCGTACTTCCCGAATCCGACACGCCGGAGTGTCCCGTCGGGTTCGGCGGTATGTTCGGAACCTCGGGCGCAGTCAAATAGGCCTGGCCGTCCTTCGCGTAGACGATCCTTCTTCCCCCACAGCCGTCGGTAACCTCAAGCCAGCCACTTCTCTGGAGCGATATTCTCTTGCCGTCCTGCTCCACGACCGAGGTGTCCATATTGCCCTCGCCGTAGAACTTGTAGTTCGGCAGTCTTTCTGGATGGTCAGGGCTGAGATCGAGTTCGGACTCTGCTCCGCAAGTTGCAACAACCTCCAAAACCTCCAAGAACTTGGTTGCAATGGCCTGCGCCTCCGATGCAGTCATCGCAACCCCGTCGGCCTTGCCCAAGCAGAGAAAGAAGAGTTTTGTCTTTCCCTCAAGCCCGGTGATGCAGTGCTCGTCGCCCCTTGAGGTCGGATCGTAAAACTGATCGATCCCATCCCCATCGCCATCGACGATTATGATGTGGTTTATGGAGGGATCGCCAGCGTTATAATTGGTCTTGAAGTAGGCGGTGTAAGTCGACCCCCCAGCACTTATCGGATAGATATCAGCTGCATCAACGCCTTCACCGTCCGATCCTATATCGCCAGTTATTGAAAACTGTGTGATGTTGATGTTGTTTGCCGCAAGCACGAACATTCCGGGGAACATGGCCGTGAAGTAGTTGCTTCCTTCGCCAAAATATCCATCACCGACCATGACGTGGCTGTCGCACACAGGGAGATATCTATACTCGTCCAACTCTGGATCATAGAAATCGTTCTCTGGGTCCCCGTCCCACGCTTGAGTGTGAGTGGAGGGTATGCTCTTATAAAGCTGGTTGTTGTTACACTGCCCTTCCCCGCCGCTGACAACATCATTGCCTCCATAGCACTTAATGTAAAGATAAGGAAGCGTCAGGTTTGTATTTAGATAATTTGCTCCGTCGTACATGTCATTCATGCCATCATTTATTCCCATCTGCTTGAATGCAGGCAGAACGCTCCATGGCTGCAACGCACCATTAGCATTTAGCTTAGCATACTGGAACCTTGCCGCATGGTTGTAGTCAGTGAAGTTCCCTGCAACATATATGTTGCCAGTCGAGTCTAGCTTAATGTCATTTGTTTGTGGTGGCCAATTACGAATGGCAGGAGTGAATCCAAAACCGTTGTTGAAGCTTTCGTCCAAAGAACCGTCAGTGTTCAATCGGACTATTTTGTTTAGACCGCCTCCCTCTAAAATATCAAAGGCTCCGCCTACAAGCAACTTTCCATTTTCTTGTTGGGCAATGGCAACTACAAATCCAAAGCCCTCAGACTCGTAAAGGTCTGGGGCGTATGTGTTGTCCAAAGATCCGTCACTGTTCAATCTTACCAACCCACGGTTACAACTAGACCCGTCATAATCTGCGCCAGAATGTCCAACCAATATCTTTCCGCTTGATAATGGAAGTATTGCAAAAACCCCATTCACCATCTGGCCGGTGAAGCCGTCCCCGGAATCGAACGAAATGTCCAGTGATCCATCGCCATTAAGCCTGATGATGCTTTTATCAAATCCGCCCCCAATTAGTATTTTCCCACTATCATCAACAGCAATTGCGGATACAGAATCGCTCAAACTTATGCCACCTCCCGGGAGGTTGCCCAAGCCAAAAATATTGGCGGCAAAAACTTCATCTATAACTCCATCGCTATCTATTTTTGCCAAATAAGGGGATTCCACATCGTCATAATGAGTAAAATGCCCCCCTACCAGAACGCTGTCGTCGTCCAGTAATTTTATGGTGTAAATAGATACGCCAATGACACTTATAGCTCTGTCTTCAAAGCCAATATCTCCGCCATTTCTCTTGCTTATTGATCCATCCGGATTTAAGCAAACCATTCCCCCAATAATGACTTGATTGTCTAATATGATGTCGGGATCCCAGCTTGGTTGTGATATTGATGTGCCGTTGGATGCTCCATCAAATCTTTCAAAACTAGTAAAAAAACCGCCCACAACCAACCTTCCGTCACTCATCTGAACAACGCTACTTAATGGACCATTGAAAACTGGTGGTGTGAATGATTCATCTTCTTTGCCATAAACATCTATTCTTCTGAGATTTTTTGAATTATCATTAGTTCCTGAATACCCAGCAACCACAATATTGCCGTCATCTTGGATGCATATTGCAGTACCAAATCCCAATTGACCAAAGTTGGGATCTACTCCATCTCCCTCGCCGTCATCCAAGTCAGCATCGTCTGAAAAATAGAAAAGTGCGCCTTCAACAAGATCAGTGATTTGCGAATGATCCTCTTTGAGTTTGTTGAGTTGATTATTTAATTCTTCATCGTCTGATATTCCATTTGTTTCGTAGACATTTATCGTGAGGTTCTTGAAGTAAGATGTGCCGGCTTCGTTCTCTACGCCATCGTTATCGGCATCAAATCCAATTCGGTATGGGCCTCCATCCATCAATTTCTCATGCAACACGATGGTGTCAACCACGGCTCCGGAGGTGTCCGGCCCCTCATAAGTGACGGCGGTAACAGTTCTGGCGGCGGGGTTGTAGGTTACCTTGAATGTGTAGATGCCGGGACCAAGAACAGGAGTTCCAGCTTCCGGGCATTCGCCGTCGCCACAATAATATGAGCCGTAATGCTCCCAATAATTATTTGCAAATTTGTTTGTGCCGTAAATATTGGGGACAGGACAATTTATGGAAAACGCTATTCTTGAAGGATCTGGATTCCAATTCCAGTTTGGTGATTGCCCATCATTGTAAAAACATATGCCCTGGTCTGAGCAAAAATTAGTGTGGTCAGCGGTAAATATCACCTCGCAGGCTTGATGCCCAGATATGTTGAAATTGGTTCTTACGCTATATGCGGTGACCATAACCCCAGCATCCCCAGTAAAATACATACCATCAGAATCAAAACCAAAGTCAGTGTCCAAGGTTTTCCCGGTTTGATTACCATATTCTGCGAGCCAAGATGGCATTGAGGTAAGGTTGCTGGTGTATGTTTTCATGGAGTCTCCTGCGAAATGCGTGCAATATATAGTGATTTTTTGATTAGTTTGATTGCTATTTATTTCACCAACCATACATTTATATAGTGCATGGAAAGTCTCACTGATGACACGCAGCACTGGCAGAACCTTATTCCCCCGCTCGCTCCCAACGAGCACGAGGTCGCCATGTACAGGCATCATTCGAGGGGACATCGTCCCATTTGCCTCTTGGGAATGACGAAAAACTTAATTCCCATGTGCGACTACATGGTTGATCTGAGCCCGATCCCCCAGGAAAGGCCAGTCATAAAGTGCGACTGGAATGAACTTGAAGAGAATGCTTCGGTTGTTTTGGGCGACGGTGTACTGAACCTCTGCGGAGTTGAGCTGGCGCACAAGATGTTGAATATTGCCGAAAAGGTAATATTTCGGGTATTCCTGAAAAAGTTTGAGGGCATGAAGTATGCGCAGTTCTTCCCTAGGGAATTCGTGGACGCCGACCTCGTGATACCCACACAGAAAGATGTGGTCATGGTCGTATGGAGCCGGTGATCCTAGCCACATCTCTGCATGCGATACAACTTCCGCACTTCTTTATGTCGTCGCCGTCATAGACGGGAGTCCTGCAACTCCAACTCAATGCCCTCAAGTCTTCTGGCAGCATGTTGTACACCTGCTTCTTGGTCTTGTCTCCGACCGGATACACCTTTTTCGCCCCTGTCCCGAACGCCTCGAATATTCTTTTGGCCCTTTCCACCCTGTCCGATATTCCTCTCCTCATGTCCGACGCGGTCATCCCGATCGCGACATTTCTTATGCTCGGCATGCTGATGCACATGCCCCCGGCCACAAACGATAAAAGGTCGCTGTCCCAGAGAAAGCTGTTGTTGTGACACGGGTACTCGTGGTAGCTCTCCGTGAAGGAGAAGTTCCTCAGCCCCTTCATGTATCCAACTATGTCGCGAACCGCCCTGTCCTCGGCCCTCGCCCTGTTCTCCCTGTTGACGAGATACAAGTGATGCACATGGAGCTCATCGTCGCCTTTCATTAACTCCCAGAACGCCCCGGTAGAATCAAGTCCGCCGGAGAACATGATCAAAGTGTCGGGTCTTTCCATCAGTCTAAAGCTTTTGCCCTCCCGAACCGCAAGGCGGCGGACACAATGCCCCAGATCGACCCCTTCTTGGACGGGCGATGCGACTCCGTCGCGGAATAAGGAGCCTCGGAGGATGAAGATGGGTTGTCGCCCAAAACTCCGACCCCTTGGCTTTGCTCGACGATTATATTTTTCATCGACTCCGTGTTTATGAAATTCAAGTCCTCTGTCATTAGATACGATATTTCGATCGAACTGCTGCTGCTGCTGCCGCTGCCGAAGGAGGAACTGCCGAAGGAGGAACTGCTGGAGGAGGAACTGCTGGAGGAGGAACTGCTAGAGGAGGAACTGCTGGAGGAGGAACCTCCATCGGGGGTGACGGCCGCGGGCTTGGCCTTCAAAGGCTTATAGAGATCAAGGGAGCACACGGAAACAACAGGCAGCCACGCCCCCGTCCTGCCTACGCAACTGGTTTTTCTCGGGCTGCAGTCCGAATAGAAGAAACGCCATCCGCCGCATGTGAATCCAGAACAGGAGCGGAATTCGCCCTTGGACAATTCAAGTTTTTTGTTTTTTCTTCTGCAAAGCATGGCGTTTTGCCCCCGACGCTATCTACCCGCAATCGGCTGCGAAGTCGAAGCAGAATGGAAATAAATTTGAGGGTCAATTCGGCTCGCAAAACAAGGCGGGCCGAGGTGGATATCCACCTCGGCCCGCCATCCTAAAAGATAATCAGATCGTGCTTCCGCTTTCGTTCGACGCGGTCGGATGACCAGTCGTCACATTGTCCTCTTCCACGACCGGCATGCCCGCGTCGAAGTTCGGGTTGCCAGCGGGAACGTCGTGAACCACGACATCAAAGGTAGTGTTGTCGTAGGTCTTGCCGTCCGCCAGCCTGCCGACCATCTTCCTGTTCGATCCGTTCACGACCATGGTGTCGTTGAAGGTCCTCTGGGACGAAAGGCCTCCGCGGACGGTAGTGTCGAGGTTGCCTTCCGAGACCTGGTTCACCAGGGTGGGGGTCAATTGAACCGTGTATGTAGCCATTGTTTTTCTCCTTTGAATGGGGCTCTATTTGTATATATCTCGGAGGGTCAGCAAACATGCGGTATACGGAAAAGGAGATCGAGCTGGCTCGCAGGTACAGCACGGGCGACTGCAACGAAACCCAACTCAACTACCTAGTTAGCACCGAAAAGATGGACAGGTCCAAAGTTGAGGAATTGATAGAAAAAATGTCCTACGGCGAGCCAATGGCTTCCATGGCCAAGACCGTGCTAATCATGATCGTGTTCCACTTCCTGTTCTGCATCGCCTACTCTGTCCTTCAAGCCATGTGACGCGGCGCGACCTTGGCTATCTCGCCCTTGATGTCTTCGCCGCTTCTGTCCACGAGAGCCTTTAGCCCGAAATGCATGGGTGAGGGCCAGTCACCGTACCCGACCCAGCGGTAGCCCTGCGTCTCCCAGTTTAGCCTTGGCTCAAACTCGGACTGCACCACGGCCAGGAAGTTGTGGTACTTGAAGTCGCCCCTGCTGAACACGTGAAGAGGAACCATCTTGAGCACTTCCGGAGCCCCGGCCTCCTCCGCCACCTCCCTTCTCGCGGCAGAGGACGGGTCCTCCCCAGAGTCGATCGCCCCTCCCCACACTCCCCATGTGCCCGGCTGTTCGACGCTCGCGGACCTGTGCGGAAGCAGGATTCGGCCCGTGTCCGCCGCCACAATGATCGCCCCCGCCCCCGCACGCCCCCAGAAACCAGTGTCACGCAGGGCCGCGGCGTGTTCCGCGTCGCTCTCCACCAGCCATTCCAAGAAGGTTTTCATGGCCATATATAGGTCATGCGGTTCAGGGAATGGCTCCTCCTCCAGGAGTCCATAATAGTCAACACGGGGCGGGAGGAGGTTCCCCTCGGCAAGTCCAACGAGGCCTCCAAGGTCGTCGAGTTCTCGTACGCCACCGACAACCACTACTCCTCGTTCGAGATATGGCCGTTCTCCGAGGACAGGCCGGGATACGTCTTCACGGGCAACGCCACGGTGCTGGGCATAATCAAGAACACGCCCATATTCGCCGACAACGGAGCCGACAGGGCGTTCATACAGGCCCTGACCTCTGCCCTCAACTCCTCCGGCTACAAGGCCCTCCCATACAAGGAGGGAGAGAGCGCGTGGATGGGCGTCTTCAAGGGCGCCGGCGCGGACGACGAGAGCCTCCTCGGGTCGATGAAGGGGGAGAAGGATACGGGCAAGGCCACGGCCCCGAAGATGGGGGAGAAGGCCGCCGCGGACAGGAAGCTGACCTCCGGCATAAGCGTGAGCAGGGCCAGCGGATCGTGGGCCTATTTCATAAGGATCAACGCGGGCGACGCGGACTCCTACATCAGAACCGTCGAGAGGCTTATGAAGGCCACCATAAAACCCCTCGTCGACAACAACCTCGTGGACTACTACCGCATCGTCAGGGGCAGGAACTACAAGGGCGAGGAATGGGTGTGGTCGGAGAAGGGCAGGAGGGAAAAGGATGAGGTACGAGGCGCGGCGGACAAGTCGGCGGCGTACATGAAGTTCCTCGCCGACAGGATGCTCGCGAACCACCCGAAGGCCAAGGAGGCCGTCCTCGGACACTTCCGCCATTCGTGGAACAAGGATGTGAAGCCTTCGAACGAAAGGGTTCCGATGGACGAACTGAAGTCGTACGTCCGCGACAGCCACGGGGAGAGCCCCTTCCTCTACTTCTTCCTAGACACCATACAGGGCAACAACCAACGCATGTACGAGGTGCTGGAGGACGCCGCGAACACCCCGAACTACAACGACGCGATATCGATCTACAGAGAGATCGACGGCGACGAGTACGAATACATGATCGAAGAGCCCAGGCTCTGGATGACCCAGGCCATAAAAATATTCTCCCTTTCGGACTTCCTCCACAAGAACTCCAGATCGCACTTCGAGAAGTTCAAGAGCGGATACGAGGATGCCCTGAACCGATGGCTGAAGTCCGGCCCGACGATCAGACCCATGGAACTCAAGCACCTCAAGGAACTGTCCGACTACATCGAGGTTCACGACAAGGATCGAATAATTGACGCCCACGACAAGCACGAAAAGGCCAACAGGGAATTCAACAGAAGACAGGAAGAGGAATACAGGAAGGCCGACGAGCTACTCCTCAAGAAAAAGCAGGTCATCGCCCTCGGCCAATTCAAGTACCTGATGCTCGGCAGGGACTCCTCATGGAGCGACATATCGCACAAGTACATCAACAACTACGACGAGGTCGACGTCGGCCTGATGGCCCTCGAGGAGGACCTCGTCGACAGGGAGTCGATCATGCACTCCGCCCACGAGAAGGCCAGCGAGGACGCCATGGCCGACGCGGAGGAACGCAAGTCAGAGACCTACGGCCACGACAGGGAGGAGGTGGAAGGGGACATCGACTACGAGTGGGACGACTACATGGACGACAGGGAATTCGACGAGGGCGAGTTCGACGGCCTATCCGAAGACCAGAAGAAGGCCAAGATCAAGGAGGACTACCTGGACGACTTCGTAGGGTGGAAGAAGGAGCGGCTGCAGAAGGAGGAAGAGGAGGAAGGCTGGAAGTACGATCCCGAGCCGGAAGACTCGGACATCAGGAAGTACGAGGAGGAATTCGCCGAGGCTCAGGCCTACGAGGGCGGACTTGTATGGATGCGGTGGGTGGACGACGAAAGCCGGGACATAGAGGTCTTCGCTCACCACAAGCACTACGAAAAGGCCAGGGAGATGGTCAGGAAGAACCTCGCCGACGGCATGGAAATTAACGACAAGCACGGCGAGCCGCTGATCCGCAGAGACCAGAGGGTCGAGTTCGAGCTCGTGGGCGACGGAGACCACTCCAAGGCTACTTCCATGAGGGCGGGGCAGGTCTAGTGCTGCGTCAGCAGGATCGTCTTCACGTCGCCCCTGAACGCCGCGTCGTCGCCGTCCCCGGAGTTCACGATGACGTGCCATCTGGGAGAGTTGGCCCTGGGGGTCGACATCATCTCTCCGTAGGTGAGGATGTCCTCGGCGGGCAACGAGAACTTCTTGGCTATCCTGTCCTTCAGGGTCTGCTCGTCGGAGATCTTCATAAGGTCTAGGTCCTTGAACATGTCCTTGGGCACGACGACTGACATCTTGTGGTAGTCCATGTTCACCCGAGCCGCCTGCCTTGGGTTCGACCCGCTCGAGAAGGTGGTCTGGAACTCCGCGTCGTTGGCCACGTCGGCCACCTTGGTGTAGGCGTAGCTGTCGACTTTGTAGCCCTCTCTCTTCAGCCTCGCCATGACCGTCTCGGCCATGCGCTTGTACCTGGCCGCGAAGAAATCCCCCGAGTCGTTCCAGCGCAGCAGAACCTTGGGCTTGTATCCCGCTCGAGCCCCGTGCTCCTCGCACTTGGCCTTCAGCTCCTCGTACATCCGCCTCTCGTACTCGTCGGGGTCGTTCAAGAGCAGGTTCAGCCTCCTGGTCATGCTGTCGTAGGATTCGGAGTACTGTATGTAGCGTCCGTGCCGGGCGTAGCAGATGAGAGCGCAGGACCCGGCCCCCGGACAGGTGTTGATCACGAAGAACTTCCCCGAGGACTTGTCGTAAATGATCCCGCGAAGCGCTGGCACCCCCGTCTTGTACACGAACTCGTGGGGGCCTCCGGTGTTTTCTATCTTCGAGTTCTTGTTGACGACGTTTTTCGGAGGCTCAGAGATCCTCTTGATGAAGTCCTCGATGTCAAGGTCGCCCTCTGCGAACAGGTCGGACCTCGAGTGTATGTAAGGCATGGACGCAGGGAACTTCTCCCTGTCCTTGGTCTTCTTGCCGTAGTTGGCCCTGACGGCGTTCAGGTAGGCGACCAGACGGTCGGGGTTGAGGCACTCCTTCTGCACGTCGGAGAACTCGCCCTCCCAGTCCACCTCGTTGTAGAGCCACTCCCTGAATCCCATGTTGCTCTACTGCCCTTGGGTGGGCGGCTCCGAGGTCTGCGGGGCGACGCCCTCGTCGCCCATCTCGCCAGCCAGCCAGTTGTAGACTTCCTCGATGTCGTCCCTGCTGGTCGATATGTGGTCCGAGGCCCAGTCGTGGCCGTCGTCTATCATTGCGTCGACCTTGGACGGGTCCATGGCGAGCATGGCCTCCACCTTCTCCTTGATCATCTTCAGGTTCGAGAAGAACATATAGTGCTTCGGCCCTTCGTCCTGCTGCTCCGCCCCCGAATTCGGGGTCTGCGGGGCGTCCGCAGGGGCTTGGTCGCCGGCCTGGTCGCCTAGGCCCTGGTCCTGCTGCTGCGGGGCCTCGTCCTGCTCCGCCTCGATTATCTGAATCATCTCGTAGAAGTTTCTCATGCCCTATCTATGCCCCGCAGGCATAAAAAAGCCCCCGCCTTGTTGGGGTGGGCGTCTCTTGTGTCATTGGCAATTACCTTGCGGAGGCCCGATCAGGAGACCGGGGGCATGCCCTGCGGAACCGCCTTGTTCACGGTCACCGTGCCGTCCGCGTTGGAGGTGAACGATCCGACGAGCTTCATCGCCTCGGCGGTGCACCCGGGCTTGACCTCCTCCAGGAACGCCGCGAGCTTGGCGTGGAGGGCGAAAACCTCGGCGGCGTCCGTCCCGAGGGCCGACGACAGGTCGGACGGGCTCGACTGGGCGTTCTTCCAGAAAAGCCTGGTGTTCTGCTCGAACGCGTTCATCATGGCCTGGTAGGTGACCCTGGCGTTCTGCTTGATCTGTGCTGCGGTCCTGATGGCCGGTGTTATCTCCGGCACGCTCGGCTTGTCGAGTACGCTCATTTTTATTCCTTTGTTTTGGACGGTAGTTGTGAGTTATATACGTGTTTGAATGAAAATTTCATTCCCGACCCTGACCCCGGCTCCCAGTTCAAGGAAGCGTCAGCGGGCGTCCCGCCGTCGTGCGCATGAAGTCTATGTCCAGGAACTCTGGCCGCACCTTTACTATCCTGTAGAAGTTTCCGGAGTTGAACATGTTCACGGAGAACACCACGTTCTGGTTGGGGTTCAGGTTGCTTCCGTTGTTGTACTCCACCAGCACCGGCGAGATGTCGTGGTAGGTCGGCACGTGGCTGTACGACCCGTCCGACTCCTTCACCAGCGTGAAGCCCCCCTGGGAACCAGAGTAGCCGGTCTCCGAGTGGGCGTGGGACCGGAATATCGCCTGTTCGGCGTAGAGGTCGATCTCGTACGCCACCCCGCGGGCGTAGCCGCCGTTCGTGTTGTCGTCGAAGAACGACACGATCTGGTTGCCCGGCGTGAGCGGATCGATGTCGGAATGCCAGCGGGCGTCGTGGTTCCCGGAGGGCGGGTCGTATGGGTCGCCCACTATCGTGAGGAACTTGGTACCGGAGAGCGCCCCGGCCCGCGCGACGCTGGAGAATGTCCCGCCGCCGCAGCAGGGCGACCCCTGGAGTATCCACTTCACCTGCTTCGTCAGGTAGTCGATGCAGAACCCGCCGCCCGTGTGGCGGCAGCTGATAAGCAGGTCGCCCGTCACGGGGTTCACGTCGATTGAATTAGCGTGAAAATAATCCCCGTACGCGGCGATATTGAAGTACTCGTCGCTGTGCCAATCCCACACAATGTTTTGTCCGTCGGCAGACAGTTCTTGAATATACAGTTCGTTATTGGGCATGTACGTGCCGCTGCAACCGTATGCGTACGTCATCGAGATAAAGTTGCCACGGCGGCCTTCGGGTCCCGCGACCATGTGCGACTCGTGGCACTCCCAAATAGGATGCGAGTTTGACGAGTCGTTCTGCATCGTGTAGTTCGTGGCAGTCATCTGGTTCAGGCCCAGCTCCACGGCGTACCGGGTGGGATTCGCCCAGGTGTGGAGCACCAGGTAGTTGGGCACGGTGCAGTGCAGGGAGAACCCGCTGTAGCGGTCGTCGTGGACGTACCACACGGGCGCCAGGTTCTCGTCGAACACGATGTAGTACTGGGCCCCGTTGGCCTGGCTCGGGTTGTAGAGGTAGTACCCGGGGCGGTGGCCCGCCGTCTTCGTGACGAGAGTCGGTATGGGCAGGTCGGTCGGGATGACGCGGACGAAGTACTGCTGGGAGCCGTAGGTCAGGTGGAGGGCCCTGTTCACCAGGATCGAACCCGTCGCCGGCGTGCCGTTTATTGTCACGGTGTACGAGTCGGTGCCGTTGGCCGCGGAGCGGACGCAGTAGTCTTGTATGTCGGGGTCGAAGGCGGGGAACAGCGTGCCGCCCCCGCTTATCGACACCGAAAGCGAAGCGATCTGTTCAGCGGACGCGATCTCCACGAACATGTCGGAGGTCAGCGGCGGCTGCGGCGTCAGCTCCGTGGTCGCGACCGTCGCTGTCCAGTATATTTCCCTTCCGTCCGCTCCCGTGGCGACGAGGCAAAGCCCGTTCGGCTGCGCAGTGGACCCGGCCTCGACGGTCAGGTCGGCCGACGCGGCCCACCCCGAATCCTTCCAGTCCTCCAGCAGCGGTTCGGCCACGAAACCTATGTCCCCCGAAAGCCCCCTCTTCACGCCGCCCCTGAAGCTCCATGTCGCGGCGACCCCGCCGGTTATGTCGTAGGCGCTCGCCGCGACGTCGAAGAACCAGACCGTCCCCGGGGGAACCATCAGGTAGTTGGGGGAGTCGGCCACGCCGTCCAGCCCCATCGAAGAGGCCGCCGAAGAAATCGTTCGCACTCGCAGCTGGTAGATGCTCGTCTGGGAGTCGCCGGGCGAGTTGAACTTGCCGGAGGATATCGCGATCTGACCCTGCAGGGACGCCACCGCGTCCTTGCCGATGGCCACGCTGTTGGCGCCCGAGGCCGTGTTCCCCTCGCCCCCGAGCACCACAGACCCCTGTCCCTCTGCCGAGTTGCCCGACCCGCCCAGCACGCACGAGTTCGCGCCGGACGCAGTGTTGCCAGATCCGGCGACAACCGCGGAATTCGCGCCCTCGGCATAG